ATTGTAATGGGTTATATATATTAAAACGCAAAAAAATAGGGTAGAGAAATTAATCTCTACCCTTGTTTTAATTAATTTTTTGTAAAAGATAATTTATTTCTTTTTCTCTTTTTTAAATTATCCTCTCTTAGATTTTGCCATAATATCTTTTTGAATCTTTGCCGATTTTAAAATACGAATAACCAGCATATTTTCCTTTAAGAATTTCACAAATAACCGTAATCTTTGTACCCTTTTTGATTGTTACAGTTTTACCTGCCTTTTTATTTTCAACGAGAATAACTTTTTTATCTTTTGTTAAAGTTTTTGTTGGGAACTTACTCAAACCAGACTTATCAAGGTTAGGGTTCATAGTATAACCCGTAGTCTTTCCAGACTTAACCTTTGACCATCCGTACTTGACATCTTTGATAAATTCAACTTTTTCGCCTTTTTTGATACTCTTAATTGATTTAGAAGCACCGCCAACCAAGTCTTTCCAATCAACTTTGTAAATGGCACCATTGTTTTTAAATTTCACACTTACAACCTTTTTGGGTTCAGTATCATATTTTGGACGACCATAACCGTGAATACCCTCATAAGTTCTATAATACTTCTTCTTGGCTACACAGCCGCCATTTGCAACTACGCCCGCGTCAGAAGAAGTATTACCCTCAATTGTATATACAAAAGTAGAATCTACCTTATATACCAACCCTGTGTGATAGGGGTCACTACCAAAGAATATTTGGTCGCCGACTTTTGGGGTTTCACCCCTATAATGGAATTGACCTTTGTTTTTATAGAATTGTGCGGAATATGAACAACCCGCGCCCGTAGAATGAAGCGGCTGGCAAAGAAGTTTTCTGCCCTCTTCATAGCCATAGGCATTAACGAAACACCAATCAACAAACATATCGCACCAATCGAAACCATTTTTGCGACCATTATAAAAATCGGGGTGTTTTGTATCGAAATAATTTGCATATTTTGTCCAGTTACCATATCCGGCATTGGCGGTTTTGCTGTCAAGCTGAGAGTTGCTTGCTTTCTCTAAATAACCAACCTCTTTAGTTGCAACAGAAATAACTTTGCTTACATAGTTTTTACCCATAATTATTTCTCCTTTCGTCAGATTAGCTTTGCTTTAATGTAATATTTCTTTCCTTTGATTTTGGCATAAGTCCAATTTTTATATGTGCCTTTTTCTATAACACATATAGCTTCTACTTTAGTACCCTTTTTAAATTTCACAGAATCGCCTTTTGTGTTTTTGTCTGTTACCTTAAATCCAGACATTTCTTTGCTTAGAGAAATGGTTTTGCATTTAGATAATCCAATTTTGTTTAAATTACCATTAAGGGTATAATATGTTTTTTCGGCATATTTAACTTTTGACCAACCAAACTTATCGTCAGAAATCCATTGAACTTCACTACCCTTTTGCATACTAACTTTTGGAGTAGAAGATTTTCCAACCAAATCTTTATAGGCGGCTGAATAGAGTGCGCCTTTACATCTAAACTTAGTCATCTTAACCTTTTTAGCCTTTGGTTTTGTCCAATTGTTATATCCGCCATTTTTGATTATTGTGGGGTAGTCTTTAAACACTAAATCCTTGTCAATAACTCCAACTCCAGGAATTGAGTTACTTTCTCTATAATTGACCTCTCCGCCATATTGCCACATTCCTAAGTTACCGCCTTTGTAACTGCAAGAATTATTCCATTGAGCTACCCATAAGTCGTATTTTGAATAAACAGATTTATCTATGTAAGTATCAAACCAAGATAGACTTGAATAGAGAATCGGATAATATCCAGCCTTTTTAATCCCAGATAAAAATGTCTTACAAATGTCTGTAATCAGCGACTTTTTGAGTGCTCCGCGTCTTGACTTATACCCATCAGCGTCTTCCATATCAAACGCTACAGGAAGTGTAGGCTTTTTACCTTTTAATAGGCGCTTAACGTGTTCGACTTCGCTTTTAGCTTGTTGAACACTTGTTGCATATGAGTAAATATAAACGCCCCAAGGCATACCCAACTTTTCAGCTTTTTTAACATTGGCTGCAAACTGACTATCATCCTGAGAAGCAATATTATCGCCGCTACCGCATTTAATCATTACCCAACTATATCCAGCTTGTTTGACTTTGCTGAGGTCGATATTGCCGTTTGCATATGAAATATCTACGCCTTTGGTTCTAACAATGCTCATAATTAAGCCTCCTTTTTGTGAAAAAGAGGCTATTGTAAAAAACAATAACCTCTTAGTTGATAATTTTAATTTATTTAATATTTACTGGTTTGTTTAAATTTCTTGATTCGGTGCAGAAATAGATTCCATCGTGTTCGCCAAAAATATCTTTGGCGAGTTCTTGATATAGTGTTGAACGGTTGCCGTGCGGGTCTCCCAAAGAATCGTCGTGGTATTGAACAACTTCTTTTTCAAAAACAATATAGTTAAAATCATTTGTAGAGCCGATAGCTTCTTGACCGACTGTAATTATATCTGTTACAACGGGGTTTCCACTAAATGCTCTTCGGAATAAATCAACTTTAGACATTTTTAATTTGTTGTCTGGAATAATATCAATGTGCAAAGTAATATTGCCAAATGATTTTTCAGCAGGAATAAGTTGTGACAATGCATCATATTTATCCTGCCCGCACACATATATTTTTAAAGTGTAAGGGTCAACATTTCCTTTATAAACAACAGTAACATCGGAGTCTTTTTTAAACATCGACTCTATTTCTCTGTAATAATTCACCCAAGGTGAAACAACTTTTATCTCATTTTTCATTAATAAAACACTCCTTTTATTTAAAAATCCTATAATGAGGTTTTTCTTCATCAAAAAACCAATATCGAAGCCAATCGTCTAAAACAATTGCCGCCAAAGATAAGAAGAACCATAAAACAGAATATAATAAAGAAACTTGCCCGAAAATATTCAATGGCAAGTTGCTATAATCCCATACGTTTAATTTGAAGACAATATTAATAAATACACCAGAAATAAATTCAATACCAGTAATACCCATAGCACAAATTAACATCTGTTTCCATAGTGGCATTTCCCAATCAAACCATTCGTTGATTCCACCACAAAATACAAAGCATAAGCCGCCCACAATGAACATAGTCCAATGTGTGCGACCTCTCCACGACATTTCTATTCCACAATAAATTAGTCCACCCAACACAAATAGAATTAGAAGTTTAAGAATTAATCTAATCGTCTTCATTTCCGAGCAATTCCTTTAATACATCGGATTGATATTCAACCGGTATCTCTGCACCATATTCAATTGCTCCGATTTCCTCAATACTATCCAATGCTAAGATATAAGATTTTAAGCTATTGTAATAGGTGGTATGGTATGTAATTAATTCTTTTGCCTTACTAACAATTATTACTATATCTTCTGCGGAATAGTATTTACATAACTCTCCGTCTGCGTGATAAGCAATAGTTGTTTCTCCTGCTTTAACCAATTCAAACAAACTCGTTAGATTTAACTGGTCTTGTACTGTCAACGAAAAATGATGCACATTTTCGTCCGATAGTTCGACATCTATTCCATTGACAATAGTTTGTTCGCAAACGTCAGACATTTTCTTAACTTTTTGGTTCTTAACCATTTCTAATGTGTTGTCATAAATTATTTCTTCGTCAGTTGGTTCAGGGTCTTCCTCTGGTTCTTCGGGTTCATCATAAATAATTTCCTCATTAAGCCCAAGAGCCTCTTTCAATATCTCATATTCCTCTTCATCTATTTCTACCAATTTGACTGTTTTGAAGTCTGGGGTTGGAAATTCGGTCATTCCGTCAATATGATAAAAGGTTTCCTGTGTTGAAGATTGTATTCCGCATGGAGAATCATTTGCTCCACAAATTAAATAAATCTTATTCAATGGCTGATATAAAATATAAATCAAGCCATCTAACACATCAATAACATTCTTATCATAGATTACTTTGTAGAACACTTATTGTTACCTTCCTTTCCTTTATTCTTTTTATTTTTAGACTTTTTCGATTTTTTAGGATAGCGCGGCACATAGCCAAACAATTCTTTATATAAGCTGTCCATATTTTGAACAGAATTATAGGAATTAAATCTAAGTGCAAATCCACGCCAAGACTTATATGAGTTCTCAATATGACTTAATGGCATTTTCCCATCTTCATACTTTTTCTTAAACTTTTTTAGTTTACGTCTTTCTCGTGTTATAGATTGCTTAGATAATCTGACCAAAATACTCCCATTTGGATTTAAAACTATTTTCTTTTTCAAAAATGTAAATCCTTTGTCTATCCTAACAATATGTGTTTTGTTTTCGTTTAAAGTCAAACCAATTTTTGCTGATTCAATTTTGATTAATTCCAAAATTTCTTTTAGTTTTTCTTTATCATTATGGATAATAATTCCGTCATCCATATAACGAATGTAATACTTAAATCTATACTTGTCTTTAATCATATGGTCTACTGGATTGCCCATTAATAAAGCGAAGATTTGTGATAATTGACTGCCTAAGCCAATACCAACATAATCTCCGCTTTCGTTTTTTACATCTGCATAAATTTGCAAACTTTGTTTAATAAAATCTAAAATTCGAGTATCTTTAACGTATTTACTCATTAATTCTATTGCAATTCTGTGATTGATACTTCCAAAATAATTTTTATAATCAAAAATTAGGGCATATCCAACATTACCGTTTTTTCTATAATATTTTTGTAACATTGCTTTTAATCTATTTAAAGTAAAGTCTAATCCCTTACCTTTTAAAGAAGCTCCGTTATCATATATTAAAAGTGGTTCGATAATTTCAAGTATATAGTTATCACATAATGCTTTTTGAGGCACTCTTTCTTTTATGTTCATACTTTTTATATGGCGGGCTTTGCCACGTTCATATAAATCAAATTCTAATTTACTTTTATATTGAAATGTACCATTAAACAATTCTTGTTGAGTATTATATGTATTAACAAGTATTTTTGCGGCATAACTTTGAACGCTGGTTTTCCACCTAACGCCCCTTTGACAATCAATTCCTGCATTTAATAGATTACTAAAAGTGAATACCTCTTCAAACGTTTTGTTGTTTTCTTTCATATAAAATGCACGCACTCCTTTTCTCCAATACCAAGTACAAGCCTTGATTGGAAGTAAATGCTAATTTATCTCAATTTACTTCGAGAAAGGTTTTATACTCCTTCTGTAATTAAATAAATTACTTCTTCATCAAAAGACAATGTGCTGCCTTAGACTACTTGGAAGGCGAGCGCCTAAATTGTTTAAAATTACAGAATCCGAGCGCCAGCGAATTACCGTTGTTGGCGTTGTTGTTGTTGCTGTTGCCGTTCGTATTGACATTGTAATAGTTGTTGGTGTTCCCCGTATTGGGTGAACGCAACCACCAGTTGACTGCGGAACAACGAACAAGTTTTTAGCATAAAACCTATATATTATGAAGACCAAGGCATCATATAATACCTTGGTCTTTCATTCTCCTGTTATCGCTCTTTTTGATACTATTAATTTGCTTCCCGATACCAACCGATAATCCAATCCATTTTTGGTGTTGATTATCACTAATCTTATTGATGTTAGATTGATAATTTACAGTCAAGCGTCTATGAAAATCTTTTATATTATCAAGTACCAAATTGAAGAAATCGGTTCTTTTATTATAGTTTTCTTCCGAAATTAATCTTGTTTGATTAGCCCTCCAAGAATAATATTGAATATTATAAACATCCTCTATTATTGGCTCAACAACAAGTTCATAAGACCTTTTGCTTTGATGTTTTGACCAAGCAATAAGTTCCTTAGTCAAAATCCGTGAATCTTCGATAAACTGTATCGGCGACTTAGACCGGTCAAATAAAGGCACGGACATATCACTCACCTTCTTTCTGCACAATAAAATGTTTGTTTAATATGAAAAAGGGGAAACACGAAGTTTCCCCAATTCGGTTTAATTCTTTCTAAATTGCTTCTGTTAAGATTTGTGTATTTCATATAGTATCACCCCATACAGAAGCCGAGCGCCAGCGAATTACCGCCGTAGGCGATGTTGTAGCCGCTGGTGCCGTACGTACTGACATAGTAATAGTTGTTGGTGTTCCCCGTATTGGGTGAACGCAACCACCAGTTGACTGCGGAACCCGTACCCGTCAAGTTGAATTGCTTTTTAATTCTTGCGCTCTGTGAAGAGTAGACGGGTAGGGCATTAGTTTCCGCATAATCAGAAACTTCATCAACGAAAGGCGAAGTCGCTCCGAAACCAACATCAGTATAACCAAATAAGAACATATTACAAACCAAAGTAGTAATAGTTGTTGGAGCGTTTTGTCCGCCATTTGAGCAGATTTTTACCGGCGTAATCATTGACCTCAACATATCGGGCATAGTCGGCTCAATTGAATTTTTGATATATCCTGGCATTTGTGATTGGGCATAACCACCAACATTGGTGTTACCACTATGTATTGCACGTCCTGCATTATATACATCCACACAGCCAAATACAACGTGAGCCATATACTGTTGCCTAAACTTGGCAACACGATATTCTTCTGTATCGTGCGTATATGTTGTGCCTCCGATGTTTTCCGCGCCATTGGGTAACTCTAAATCTGTTGCAGCTTTCGCCCAAGCTCGCTTTGTTTCAGAAATATCACGAGTTGCCGCAATCGGACTATTTTCTTTCTCAAAGTGGTTAAAGCCTTGAACAGAATAAATAATAGCCTTATCGGTGATAGTTCCGGCATCTTTCAATGAAATACGAATTTTATCGCCATAATCAAGGTATTCTTTGTACTGTTCTGACATACAAATAGCATACAATCCCTCTAAGGTATATGCACTTGTAAAGTTCTCGGTATCATTAGTCCATAGATAATCGTATTGTGATTTATCTGCAACTTTCGCAGGAAGTCCACATTGAGAGAAGCGTGCCTCTAACTTAATTACTCCAGTTGATACAAATGGAGTTGCCAAAGTTTCGGTAATCTCAAATGTTTCTCTTAACTCATAGTATGAGCTTCCGCACTTCCAATCTCTAAAGATAGGGAATGAGGCATCCGATAAAGCAGCAACAGTAGGTGTGCTTGTTCCAGCCCATTGAGTTGTATCGCCATATTCAGCAGTAGTCGAATAATTTTCGTGTTCAACGTCGTCGTTATCAATAACAACAAACTTGATTGTATATTCTCTTGCAGTTTCAGTATAGGTTGCTGTGAAAGTTTTGTCTTCCCAAACGGCACCCGCAATAGAATTATCCCAATCGTCAAATGTAAAATCTGATGTTAAATTGCTCGGTTTTGTAGGGGTTTCAAATAATCCTTGTGTAAACGGGTCTGTAATAGTATAACCCTCTTGAACATAGTCCGTGCCTAATAATGTTCCGTCATAGTTTTGATAGGTGATTTCATATTCTGTAATAAGTCTCTTGTATGTAATAGTTAATCCTGCTCCAAAGACGTTGTTCAGCCTTGTTAATGCTCTTTGTGTAATAGAATTAACCGTAACCGTTCCCTCAATGACGGGGTTATTGATGTTCTGTCCTAAACTATTATAACCTTTCCATTTATCTGCAATATCTAACAATAACTGTGCGTTAGTTAGTGTCCAATCCACTCCTATCATACGGATTCGACGAGTAGCTGAACCGCTTGCGTTAGTTGCATTTGTTAAATATGGAACCAGTGCATTACAGAAAGTGCTGTTGCAGTTCTCTACACGAACATCTGTTAGATTGCTTCCACTTTCCATTGTAAATGTTTCAACATCATTGAGGTTAAATGCGTTAATACCCGTGGCAGAATTAAGGTGAATGGTTTCAAGAGGCGCGTATGCTGGCAAGGTGATAACTCCAGCATTTGTACCTCTGGTATCAAGAGATTCAAGTTCCGCATTAACCGATAGGTCAAGGTTTTGCGAGAAATTAGTTAAATTACGAATAGAGAGTGTTTTTAATACTTCGGATGGAACGTCAAATTTTGAATTTGCGTTCCAAGCTGTGTTTATATTTTCACCATCTCCAAGTTCTACACTACTAAGTTTGTATGCGCCCGTTGCAGTAAATGTAGTAGCACTTGTTGTGGCAAGTGGAGCAACATATTCTATTAAACTTTCGGGAGTAAAATAAATAGTTGCATTTGAGTGTACTGTTGTATTTCCAAATACCGCCGTGCCGCCCTTTGCAATTTTACGGGTGACTTTTGTACCATTATCAACGATAAGGGTTACATAGGTTTTAGCATATGCTTTAACAGTCAAATCTTCTGTTGTTCCAACCGTTGCATTTGCTCTCAAAGTAATTGCAGAGCCAGGAATACGATAACCATACTTACCATCCATATATTTTGATTGATAAGTTAAAAATTGTTTTCTTGGATATGTTTTTGAACCCTGTAAACTATCAAGATATGAAGAATCATATCCTTTTGGTTCTGTATCATTTCCGACAATAACTCCCGTTGTTTTATATGGGAGAATATATTTATTATAAGCGTCCGCAGCCATAGCGGCGTGAGGTCTTTTTGCTTGGTAATTATCCCATTTATTGATAATTGAATTGGCATTAAATGCACCTCTTCCGCGCAAAGTGATATACAAATCGCTTAATTCGCTTGCGAATGCCTGTTGAATATTTACCCAAATGGTATTGCTTTCTGCATTAAATGGCGAACGTCCAGATACGATTTCGCCAAAATCAACGCCGTAATCAACAAGCGGTTTACCATCATTATCACAACCAAGAATGGTATCGTCATCATAGTTTTTACAGATGTTCCATAGATATTTGTTGGCTGTTGAATCGTACTCATATGAGTAGAATGTATTTTTAGATACATTGTCAAATGCGGCAAAGAACTCTAAATATAAGAAATGGTATAACAAAGAAGTCAAAGCAAAATAATCTCCAACTTCATTTTTAAACTTTGCTAACCTGTATGCGGCTGAATCTGTAGTGTATTCTACGCCGTCATAGGTAACATAGGGGTCAAGTTCTGCGTTTGTAGCCGCAGCCATATTAGTTGATACTACCCACGCAACTGTATCATCCCAAGCATCAATGACTTCGCTATAATCCTCTTCTTTTGGCTCGGCGCGCCACTCGTAATCTTTTTTGACAGTAGGCGTACCATCAACAACGACAACCGACTGCCACTCGTCATCTGACGCATTATAAGTTGAAGTAGCTCTAAACTGTTGAGCCATTGTGTCGTTACCAGATACTTCAACGCAGCCCTTGGCGTAATGTTCGCCCTCTCCATCTTGTCCGAAGACTGCAAGGTTCTTTTTGCTGTTACAAATATCACCCATTGCATACAAAATCGTTGTATTGGACGGTACTTGTTGAGAGCCTGCCCAAACTGTATTTTCGCTTGTATTGGTAAAGAATACTGCACAAGGCTTACCCTCGATGGTATCTCTTACACCAGCGGTTGCTCTTGCGGGTACAAGATATGGCTGATATGTGTTATACTCATCTGCGGCACATACGTTGTTTGCATTCTCTGAGGAAGCAACATTAACTTTAATGTTTAAATACGAAACGGGTATTGCATTTTCTGATAATTTATAAGTTTCGCCTGTATTGGCAAAATCTATATCTAAGTTACCTGCCGAACGTATCTTATTTAGAGAAGAGGTACCCTGTAATCTATACCGAGTTCCACTACCCAAAGATAATGTGGTCGAACCGTCTTGGATAGTAACAGAGGCATTAATATAGTCTGATTTTTCTTTTCCTCCAGGGATTCGATTCGCCGCAATAGTAACTATTGTCAAATCAGGACAAGCTGCGTGCAACAATGCCTTAGAAATTGATTCTCCCGAATAAACACTATTCACTTGACATCTTTGGATTTTTGCCAAAGTTGTAGGCGCAAGTGAAATATAGTTTTGTATCATATCTTTGAATGATAGGGAAGTATTATACACACGAATTGCATAAACCCATACGTCACAATGGTCTGAACCAATTACAAGAGAATTTTCATCCTGAACCAATGTGCCAGCAGTATATTGGTTTGTTAAAGCAGGAATACCATCAAGCCATACGGTCATTACACGTTGACTAACAACAGATTCAACATTTACAGATAGGTCGATTCTGTTATCTTCACAGTATCTAAATTTCTGACCAGCTACGTTGTTAAGCCTGAACTCACCCTCGTTAGCTCTAAGAACTAAACCCTTAGATTCGCCGTTGTTTAATTCCTGCATTGCAACAGCGTCATACAAATCACTATTCTTAATTTTGAATGATATATCAATAGTTTTTCCGTTACCGTCTACGTCACCAAAGATTTGGCGCGGTAATGTCGCTCTATGTCCTTTCTTAACAACAAAAGCGGCGCCGTCAGCATCAGTATGGAATCCACCATTAACCCAGTCGAAACCTGTGCTGAATGTTAGATTTCCGAAACTCGTTTTATCTGAGTCTGTATTGCTGTGACCTGTTGGGTCAATAATATATCTAAGGTTATCGCCAGTAACCATACCAATGTTATAGTCACTTTGGGCGATAGTTAATGTCATAGTTGTTGAAACTGCTCCGCAAGTTAAAGTTACGGTTTCTGTGCCATAACTCTGTGGAGAGTAAGGAATTGTCTGCATTGTGCGATTAGCACTCAGACTACGGGGAGTTGCGCTTCCAAACTGCATTGTGCAAGAAGCGGTTTCGTTTGAGGGGTCATATACGAAATAATTGATAACCGCAGTATCATACTGTGATACGCTCATTGTAGATTTAGCAAAAGCCACAACAGGCGTATTAACACCAATACCCCAAATAACCGTATAACTAATCGGGTCAGAAGTGTCGCTCAAATCCGAACTTGAAGCCATAATAGCAGTTATTTCATTTGCTCCAGCCGCAAATTTATCCGAGGTAAGCTCAAAGGTAATATCTCTGCTTCCCGTAACAGTTTTTGAGGCACTATAATTTCCAATAGATAATGTTACAACATTCTCTGAGTTAGCTTGTGCAGATACTTTAACTACGGCATAAACATTTTCACTCGTAGTTTGAAGCATAATTGGAGAAATTGCTTCGCCCCAAGAAAGTGAAAAAGCTGTTGAAGTAACATTCCATTGTCTGTTCAACTTTGCGCCGCCAACAGAGGTAATAACAGCCTTTACTTGGCTTGTGTCCGAGGGTTTTAGGTAATCTTTAGCATTAAAGCTAAACGTTGAACCACTCGCTCTGTCGGGCTGGGTTTCAATAAGAGCATTGTCAACATACCACTTAACCGTAATATCTTCGTCGCTTGTTTCTGTGGCAACAAAACTAAATATTGCGTTAGCGCCGTTACGAACAGAAGTGGGCTTTACAACATCTGAGAGGTTAATGCCTGCGCCTCCGCCGCCTCCGCCGGTTCCAACGTAAAACGGGTCAAATCCATCAATATCTGTTCCGTTTAACGTGAGGTGCAATAAGCCATCTTCGTCAACTTTACCTCCATCAAATTTTAGTCCGCTTTTACTAATATTTATACAATCAGAAGCACTTTGTTTAATCCAGTAAGTCTGTTCATCATCAATTACACACACAAATACCTGTCCAACATTTAATGCAATGTATGCGGCAGAAGTTGTGTCGGGAGAAGAACTTGCGGCAGGTACTCTGATATTAGTGATAGAGTCGTCGGCAAGTTTCATAAATCCACTATTTGCAACCTTATTATCAACCTCTGTTTTAGTATATGTCTGAGATTTTGAATACGAATCACCACCAACAGGTACATACTTTGTGCCGTTGAAACGATATTGCTGATAAATATCTTCTGCACTATTGTAAATGAAATATTTTAAATCTTCATCTCCATCAGCTACAGGGGGTAGTGAATTACCAATATAATCTCCTGCACCCATTGGGGTATATGTATAATTACCAGAAGTGCCTTGAATAATATATGCCTTATATCGTCCGCTTGTAGAGTCGAGTAATTTTACACCTTGTCCGGCTTTTGCATTGGGTGTAAATAAAAAGGCTTCCAACGCAGCCACCGTATCAAATATACGATTATCTTCGTGAGATGGTGAACTCGCATAAGCAGCTTTACCTATAATCATATTTTTCCACCTCTTTCTTGAATAAAGTTTTCATAATTATTTTTTCTCCTTAAACTAAAAACCGTGCCTATTTAGGCACGGCGTTTCTATATAGTTTCTTTGATTGTCAGTTGAACAATTATATCTACAGTCGGTGTATTTCCTAAACAATGAGCAAAAACTTTATTATCGTTGTTTTCGTTGTTCACAACATAAATTGCGGTACAATCATCTGCAATAAGTTGACTGTTGGCTGTAGAATCAAAATCAACATCAATTCTTGTGTGGTTTGTAATTGAATAGTAACTACTTAAATCAAGTTCCTGCACGTTATTATTCCAATTATTTGCCACAAGAGTATATGAAATGGTCTTACCTAAACATTGTGCTTGAAACTCAGGTGATAATTTCTCAAATGTTATAGTGCCATCATTGATAATTGCTCCATCATAATAAAGCAATCTTCTTGATAATTCTGTTCCATTCCAATAATATATATATCCATTATTCTCACTTTCTGAATTAACGCACAAATATATTCCGGCAGATTTGCCTCTTAAATCGCTGGTCGTTTCAAACACACCTTTTGGGCTACCATCTGGTATATTATCAATAATATTGCTTAATCCAGTTTCTATTTGTGAGGAAAGTTGTTCTTTGGCATTTCTCACTTCCGTCAATGAAATAGCTGTTTTATCGTTAATTTCTTGAACAAAATGGTCTTTTGCAACAAGAATCTTTTGATTGAGTGTTTCGGAATCTTCCGCAATGCCAGCTTTGATTTCATTGATAGCATTTTGATATGATTCTTCCAGCCCGCCAATTCTGACATTGACCATTTCTTCGGCTTGTGCAACCAATGCTTCAAGCCTTACTTTAAACTCGCTAATTTGTATAATCTCAACATTATCGCTGAACTCAAAATCATCTGGTTTTGGTTTAGAATGAACTGGTAGCTCAACCTCATAAACAGTCCTACCTGTATCTTCCTCTAAATCATATAAGAAAACAAACATTGTAATTTGTTTGTTCTCAGTTAATAGAACATTGGGTACAGGAACAGAAACCACACCATCAGATAGTGTTGAGGTTACTGTTTTTGAAGTTTTACCAAACCTCGTAGCGAAATGGCATACAGGAGCAATATCATATTCAAAATCGTGAATTTTTAAACTCACATTTATATCCCATTGTGTTAGGTGGTCAATCTCTTTTCCGTATTTGTCATAACACTTTACTGTCGGCATATCTTTTCACCTCCAGTTTATTCCCCAATAGATTGGATTGGAGTTAATGTTATTTGAATATCAATATCTTCTGTTGGAACGTTGCCAATATATTTTGCGGTCAAAGTGAGAGTGTTGTTGCTATAATTAGAAACGATATAAACTGCCGCACAATCATCTGCAAGTAATTGACTGTTAGTTGTGGTATCAAAATCAACATCAGCACTAACCTCACCAGAATGTGTATAGTCATTTGGAACGGTAACAGATTGTTGACCGCTTGACCAACTTTCTGCAAGTAACGTATATGAAAAAACAACAGGAGCCGCATTAGCAATCTCTGTATTAATCCATTCTTTAGTTAATTGTGTTGTAGGTAATGTTGTATCATTAACATTATTCCAAGTTTGAGAATCGGTAGATTTAGAAACCGTACTACTATTTAGCTTTGGAAATGTAACTGCTCCGTCTTTAATGTTGCCCGTTTCTACTGCATTTGTACTTAGTTTATCGTGATTAACTGCACCATCTACAATATTATCTGTATCAACGGAATTGTCGTCCAATTGTGTGGCTTGATAAACAATACCCAAGTATTCTAAAGTAGAAGTAGGTTTATCCCAATAATACAAATAACCATTTTTTAATTGCGGGCTTACAGAAGTATTGTTCGAGCCCGTATATACATATAAACCACTATCTTTGTCGGAAAGCTCGCTTGTGGCTGAAAAGACTCCTTTTGGACTTCCACCCTCTAAGACCTCTGCGATAATATCGGTGAAAACATCTCTAATATTATCTACATATTCATAATAACTTGGCTTTGCTTTTGGAGTAACTGGCAAAACGCCTTTGGCAACTGTTACTCTTCCGCCATCTATATCTTCGACATCCAAGTTGACATATATTGAATAAGGATATTTTAAAAGTTCATTGGGAACTTGAACAACAATTTTGCCGCTACTTATCAAAGAACCTTGTACTATAGCTTCATCGCTTTTAGAATTGAAGAAATGAAAAATGGGAGGGTCAGTATATGACCAAGTATTTGTTATATATAATTTTATACCCAAGTCCCATTGAGTTAAACTCACAATTTCTTCATTGTTAGCGTTAAGGAAATTTAAAGTCAACATAAAACACTCCTTTCTATTTAATATCTATAATTGGGAGCTCACGAACCTTTATCATTAATCCTTTCACATAACTATTGCCATTAAATATATTTTCATAATCACTATAGTTTTCTTCTAAGAATTTTAGCTGTTCTGAGGTTATTCCTTTCTTTTTCAAAGCATCATTACAATTGGTAATTATAGTGTTTTTCAATTGCTTGAAATTAACTTCTTGCTGCTCTCTCATTGTGTCCTTCATTTCGCCAATATCTTTTTTGATGTCGTTCATACCCTCAATTAAAGTTTGAATTTGGTTATCTTTATTTTTATGTTCATCTTCAAAATCTCTATACTTTGTGAATACCTTATATAGTTTGGAAGCCCCTACAACAAGTGTTGTGATTATCGCACCTATAACAATTACCCATGCGACAATTGTGCCTATAGGAATTGTAGATAATAATTCCCAAACACTTTTGGTATCATAAGTATTCATATAAAAATTTTCCTTTCCATAAAAATAGGTCGGATTTCTCCGACCCGTCATTTATTCATCTGTATTTTTCTCAAACGTTTCATTAATAGTTTGTAGAGAGGTATCAATCTCATTATCTAACCAATCAATAAATTCGTTTTGGTCGGCAACCTTTTCGAGAATCGGATAGTCATTGTAAATCTTTTTGATAACTTGGGCTCGCTTAATGTTGCCGGCAGATACCCAATCACTATAATCGAGTTCCGCTTGCATTGTATAGTGGTTAATAATGTGATGAATTAACTCTTTTATGTATTCAATTTTCTCTTCTTTGCTCTTTTTGCAAAATCTAATTATAAAACCAACTACTCCTATAATAAACAATACTATAGCAATAATGTTTGTTAAATTTGTAATTATAAAATTAAAAAAATTCATAGTTCCATTTAGAAATGCATCCATTTTTATTTCTCCTTTTTTGTTTTTTCTTGATTTTGAACAAATTCTTGTTTTTCTTGCTCTGTTACATTTTTTGCCGTTAAACTTACCTGTTCAAAAATTTGTTGCAGTATCATTTCGATAACAGAAATATGTAAACCCGAGGAATTGATGTCCTCAACAAGTTTTTGTTTAAATTCTTCTATTATCATAGAATAAGGTTTATTCATTTTATTATCTCCCCCTTATGCTACATCAATCTATTTGTTCTTAGAATGTTTTCCACATAATGTCTTAATGTTATATTAGTATAATTGGCGTCAGTAATTGTCATTTCATTACCGTCTCCTGCTACAAATTTATTGGCTGTAATTATTCCGGTTGTAATATTGTCGGAATCAAATGCCAAAGATTCAATTGAACTTGCTATTATACTCTCAGCCGAAACCGTACTACACTCAACATCTCCAGCCTTGATTTTACCATTATTATACAAAATTGTTTTTGCCGTATTAAAATCAGGGGAACCAGAAACCAGCTTAACATCAATTGCCATTATTGGAACAATCGAATGATTTAAAGATTGAGAATTTAAGTAAGTATATCCGCTTACTGAACTTTCAACCTCATAAGACAATAATACGTTGTAATTTTTATCTGCCCCTTCGGGTATGTAGACGTTATTTTTATCTCCATCATCCGACTGTGCGGTATCATAAAGAGGCTCATAAAAGTCGCCATCATCGCCTAAATCATCGGCAAATGTAGTTTTGGCATTCATTACAGCAATTCTTATATTGTTTGTGCTAATCGCCTCTTCAATAGGTCTAACTTGCCCCTTTAAAATCCTTTTTTCTGCCGACACACTCTCTTGCGTTTCGATAACACAATAAGCTCCTATGGGCAAATCTGTACTATGGTTGGTTGATAGAACCTCTCCTAACAAAATTGGCGTTCCTTGATATTGACTGGAGTACACTCGAACCGTATCTACTGCTCCACTTGTTGTACTAATGTTTTGATTATCAGCCTCTTCCATTAGCATATAATGTATTTCATTATCGAAGCCAACTTGACGAACATAGTAATGAAAATATGGTTCGCTTGAACTGTTGTGAACAGTAAAATCATATTTATCTTGATATTGCCCCCAACCATAAGCTGCCTTTTTCTTAGTTAAAGAGCAAATATAACTAATTTTATCTGATTCTATTGAAGTCCCTCTGAGATACATTCCGTTATTTTCAATATCCCAATGACCAATGCTACCAGATGAGGCAGTTATTGCTCCATTTACTGATAACGTAGAGCCATTATAGTTAATTTTGCCGTTACCAAAGCTAATTGTGCCATCTGCCCTAATAATCGTTTCATTATTAGCTCCGCCATATAAATTACCCGAGGCATCAATAAATATTCCGTTTGTTCCAGTAGATGAACTCGTTCTATTACCAGTAGATAATGTTGTTGCCGTAACCTTACCACTAACTTCAAGACTCGTTCCGTTCCACACTAATTTTTCGCCGCCAAAACTAAATGTTCCGTCATTTAATCTCAAAATACTACCAGTTTTGTTTGTTTGGTTATAATTGTTTGATTGTATGGAACCAGTAGAAATACATCCGCCATCAATTATAGTTGTTCCAGAAGCCAATCCTTGAAATGTTGCGGATTGGGAGGTAAGAGAATTTAATTTAACTGTGTCTAAAATAATATTAGTTACTCTTGAACCAAATAATTCTGTACTCAGCAATTTGCCAAGCATAGTGTTACTGATTGTAATATCTATTCCATCTATTTCTCCCAAATTGTCGCCCGAACCGCTTCCTCCAGAACTACTTGAACTTCGGCTCGAACCGCCCTTTTCGTTACCAAGCAAACTCTCTACATCGGTTACTCCAGTTTTTGAACGAATATAACTACTAAAAGTTATTGAAAAATCTTGCGAAGTAGGTAACAAAGGATTAAATGTGTAAGATACCATTCTTAATTTCACATATATATTATCCTTATACTCTATATACATATAGTTGCCATTTTTAAAGTCTTCCCAAAAAGACTTATATTCTGGTAATCCTAATAAATTATCCAGCTCCAATTTGAAATTTAATTGTGGTCTTGAATTTTCTGAGAGCTTATTTTGTCCATCTTCTAACAATTCTTTTAATATATCAATTTGTTCATCGGAGGTTGTAATGTTGGTTACTAAAAAGTTTTCGTTGCTATAATCTGCATCTTTATATAACCTATATATGGTTTGTATTTCAGAATCAGTAAAACCTCTATTGCCATTGATTGTATAGTTTTCAATCTGCACATTTGCAACTATATTTTTTCTATTATCTTGCACAATTTTTAATTCAGTTTCCAATTCGGCTATTTGTTGTTGCAAATTAACCAACTCTGCTTGTGCTGAACAATAATTCTTATAATGTTCTAAATAAACATCGAAATAATAATTTGTGCTTATATTACCAAACAATAACCTCTCATTATCCGTCAAATCAAATGCACTATTATATGTGAGTGTATTGGTGTTCCAAAATTTTATTCCAAAATTATAAAAATGCTCCCCAATAATGTTGTTGTAGTAATTTGATATTGAATTATTATATGTGGCTTTTTCAGTAGAAGTAAAACTATCCCAAACACTTTGATAAGGTGCTTTTTCTTCTGAGGATAAATTAGACCAAGATTTATTAAAACATTTATTAACCCCGTCAACTAAAATGCTTCTTTGTGCCGCATTATAATAACTCGATTTTTGAGATGAACTAAGGTCTTCCCAATTGTATGTTTTATTACTAACGACCATAATTACTGATTTTTCAGCAAGGAGTTCCATTTCAGTTTTGTAGATGGAGGTTTTGTTTTTTAATTCAACCGAACCAAATAAACTCCATTCCGTTTCCCACTCTTTGATTTTGGCTTTATATAATGATTTATTTAATTCTGTCCACTTTTCTTCGTCCGAATAATATGGGAATGTTGAAATTGCGCAATTTACCTCTTCGATTAGATTTTTATAAGCAACGTAATCATACCAATACTCTGTGTGTTTCATATAGCTTTCATTAACACTATCATCCTGATTTAATGCGCCGCTTTCTTTTCCATAATCTTCTTTATACAAAACAATCAGCGCATTTAGAGAATTGGTGTATGCAATTAAATACTGTTCAAGGTCATCCATAGAAAATGTGCTCCAATCATTCTTTAAATCATCGTTTGGAACACGATATTTTATTTCATTGATTTGTGTTTGCAGCCTATCATACTGCTTAGAATAATTGATATAATTTTCTCGTTCGCCATCACGATAGGCTATAAAACCGCTATACTTTGCTGCAAGAGCATCTTTAACATATATTCGTTTTCCTTGTGAATCTTTTGCGTTCATTTTATAAGATAAATCTTCAATATACTCTGAACCAAAATTCACCCTCGTTATATCAATATCGTCTGCACCAGTAACTTTTAGCCTCGTGGCAAAATCTTCATCTTCTGCCGAAACACCAAGAGAATTGATAAGATTATCATAAGACATCACTATACCGGTATCTTCGCCTATATATTCTACTGGCGTTATATTTATTTTTCTGTCAAAAATATCATACTCAATCAGACATTCTAAATATTGAGCTAAAGTGGTTGATAAAAAGGCATAAATTCCATCTCCATCGAGTTCAAATTGCGCCTTTCGGTTTGCCAAAGAATAATCACCACTTGAAACTCCGTAAATATTCCCGATTTGCCAACCGCTACCAGTTCCATCTAAAACCAAATCTAATAAACTTAACTGATTGCCGTATATAGTATAAAATTCAACCAGTCTTTCGATTCTGCCAATAAATCCTGTATAAACATCTATCTGTGTAACATTACCATTGTTATCATATGTATATTGAAAATAAAAAACTGGCTCGTATTCATCATTGAAATTTTTTATATATTCAGTTTGCATTCGGGGAACAAGGTCAGCCATAGCCTTAAATTCTGCTATGGCGTCGGAATCTGTAATAGTACAAGTATAATCATAGGTCACATTATCTTGTACTATATCCAAATTTCCAAAATGAAGCGTTAAATATTTGCTTAAAAAATCTTCTAATTGTTCGGCAAATAAATTTTTTAAAACTATCCAATCTATAGGTACTCCCTTATATGGGTCAACAATAAGCTCAAAATAATCGTCGTTCTCATATGTATAATGTATTTCTCCATTATCATTAACATTGTCCGACAATAAATATTCTTGGGATGTTTTTGTACCCATATTTATTGATATATATGTATTTTTATCATCAAGTTCAATATTGCAACTTGTTGCCGTTATAGATTTTGTATAAACGTCTCCCATTATTGTATCTTCGGGCGAGTTGACTTTAAACAAACCAATCTTTTCGACTAACAAGTACATTCCTTCTTGAACATAGTCATACCACGAATCGTTTTGGTTTTCACTCTTTTTCATTTCAAAAGATAATTCATAAAAATTATTGAGATTAAGGGTGATATTTGCTGTTCCAAAGTCTATTTCATTATCCAAACATCCCAAAGGTTCTCCGCTCGGTCTGGCTATATATATGCTTAATGGGTCAATATTTCCTAAAAGATTAACAGAAAACATTAAAAACCACCCGCCTTTGCTATTCCTTGTGCAGATATTTCAATTGACTTTACTCCGCCATATTGCGCAAGAAAAGATAAATCATTCTTTTTTGGTAATAATCTCAGCCAATAAAGAGATGCGTTGATTACTGATAAATATGAATAATAATCCGAATTTTCAGAAACAACCATAGATTCGCTTAATGGAATAATGTTTCCAAGATTATCTTTCACAATTTTCTTTTTGCAATCTACAGTAATATATGATGCACTTGATGGTAATTTCAACAACATATATTTATTATTATCGGTTCCATTTTCTATTTTTAAGGTTTTGCCATTACCAAATGAATTTGCGGCACTAACTTTGATTATGGGTTTAACAAAATCATTGAGTTCACCGGTATTCAAATAATAAGAATCGGTTTTGACGCTTGTGCTTCCGTTTATAGAAAATGTTTTTTTATTCTCTTTGTAATAACCGTATGGAGAATCACAAGTAAACGTCAAATATAGTCCATAACAACGAGTAGCAACAAGAAAAGGTCTAACTTCGGTAAAAACACCATAGTATATAATTTCTCGGTTATTATCTGTTAATTCTAATGCCACTGGATATTTAGGACTTTCAAGCCAAGCCCTAATATTGTTTATTTCTTTTGCATCAAGCTCAAAGTCGTTACCGCTATATATTTCATCATTCTTAATAATTAAAAATTCCAATTTTTCTACGTCTGAGTAATGAACACCATAGTGGTTTGGCTGTGGGCGCATAGAAGAAATATCGGCTTTATCTATCTCTCTCGAAACCCAAATTTGTTCATTTTCAGGGTCATACATCGCCATACCAAAATCAGATAATGCCTTGCCGTTGAATAAAAAGTCTTCACCAATCATTTATACCATTCCTCCTTTACTCTTTAATAAAAGGGTTGCCCAACTAATGGGCAACCCTAAATGTTAGATTTGGCGCTTACCGCCAGCTTTTCTAATTCCTTGATACATTTTTTTACTTGTGTTTCTATAAGATTGTTCAAGTAAATCTTTTCCTAATTTCTTCAAATCTTCGACAGTCGCGGCATCTGCGCTTCCCTCTATGTTGATAAGATTATCATAATATTGAGTTACTGTACCGAGATTATCGACGTTCAATTTTGGTATATTGGTTTCCGGAGCCTTTATAATTTCAGACATATCTCCTTGCGCCAATGCAATAAGTCTACCAGTTAATGTAGCAGGTATAACACCATCTCCTTTTGCAAGAGGTGTAATTGTACCTTTGTTTGAAGTAATTAGTTCTTGACCTCTTTCGTTTATCCACGAATACATATTTCGAGGTACAGAACGTGTACCCGAAGCATTGTGCCCCAATACAAGACTACTTGCTGTATTGGTTCCAATTCCTAAGTGCGTTAGCAATTGTATTAGGGTTTCATTTACTCCATTTACAGAATCAGCCACTAATGATTGCCCTGACGAAAAGACTTCCATAAGCGAATCAATATCTTGACTAATTTCTTTCCAATTATCATCAAATGCTTCTTGAAGAGTATCTTTTAAATCAGAAAGAGAATCTTCACTTATTTCAAGCAAATGGTCTTGAACGGTCTCATCGAGTTCTTCCTGTGCTTCTGCTAAATCCGACAATAGCTGTGCTTTTTTGGCTTTTGCAGCAGCAGAATTTATACCTTCGAGTGCCGCCAATTCAGATTGCAATTCTTGAATATTTTTGTTCTTCTCACGAATAGATTTATCGTATTCATAATAATCTTTTTTGGCTTGGAGTGCATCATTCCTTGCGTCTATCAATTCAAACAAATTATCCAATTCTGTTTGAGCCATTTCTTTATACATAGATACAATTTCGTCCACGGCAGACTTCATATCCTTTGCGCCAGACAATATTTTGTCTTGTAAATCGGCAACTTTTTCAGCATACTCTTCGGCGGTCAAAATGGACGTGTTGTATAACTCTCCCAACGCCCTGTAACCATCCAAGTATTCATCATAAGTAATTGCTCCGCTATGTAGCTGTTCTAAAAGGACTTGATGTTGTTCGTTAAATTCTGCATTATTTAATAGATTTTTATTTCTCAATTCATTTAGTTTTTCTAATTCTTTTTCATATTCAGAAATAGAATTTCTGGCATTTTCATAATTTTGAACCTCTGTGGCTGCTCTTGCTATACCATATTCCGTTAGCTGTCCGTCTTTATCAAATAACATATCGTCACTAATTAAATCTCCCAATCCATCAACTATTTTTTGGAATCTTTCTATTCCAACGATTGCTTTTTCAAACGGATTCAAATAATACTCTACCAATGAATTGCTAATATCTTTAACTTCGGCTAAATATTTGTACTCGTCCGCCAAATATCCTTCTTCGAGAGCTCTCCATTGTGCGATAGTTTTTCCGCCATAAACACCATCAGAAGAGCCCTGAGCTAATACCATATTATTATGGGCTTCTTCTGCTTCTCTTCTTGCGGCAATAGCTTTCCTTTGAGCTACAGCTAACTCTTCTCGATAAACAGCAGAACCCTCATCTTGACCGAGTTTTTGCTGTAAATCGACTAATGCTTCCAGGCGGTTTTTAAATGCATCCAATAATTCTAATCCTTTTTCTAAGGTGTCTATTGGGAGCATAGCGATAGCATTATTCCACTCTTCTTGGGATATTCTACATTCCTCAGCAGAGTTTTGATAACCCCAATATGCTTCCATAGCGTCTTTATATTCTTGCGAATCGGTTGTCCAGTAACCGCTTGCTAAGTTTTTCTGAATTTGGTCATACACAGCTTGCGCTTCTTGTTCGTAGAGTTGCTGGTCAATAACAGATTGGGCGATTAGGGTTTGATAATCTGTTGCCGTTAATGTCAAACCTCTTGTGGTAGCCAATTTTTGAGCAGTTTCGATTTTAGTAGTTTTTGCTTTATTTTCATTACGTTTGTTTTCGTACTCTTTTTCTACATTGGAAACCATCTCTGCACCAATAGCAGCCTTTTCCGCTTTTGCGGTTTGCTCGTCAATTGCTTTTTGAGCTTCTGCTTCTCTAAGGTGTTCTAAGGCGTTATTATAATCAACACAAGCCTTATAGAATTTGTATGTGATATAACCCTTGGAATAATATTCTGCCAACTTAGCAATAACATTAGCAGGAATAATAGTATTGGCTTTCGCGGCTTTTTGTGCCTTATCAATATATTTATCTACCGTCTTCTTTTGGGACTTGCTAAGATTACCATAATTCTTGCCACGATGAGCTTTATTAGCCATATTATTGGCTATAATTTTATTTCTGTTTTTATTCTTGTCTTTCTTAAACTCGTTGATTTCTTTTTGGTCATCAGAAAGAATAGTATCATATCCAGATGCAACCTTTTCAAGATATTGGTTTGCTTCTTTTGCATTTTTAGCATTATCTGCTTTCTGTCTATTTAACTCTTGTGTATTTGAAGTGGCTGTATCTTTGTTTCCGTACTTAGTAGCAATGTTTTCTAATTTTTCAGCAGAATTTGCAGCATATTCCGTGGCTTGTTCGAGCCTTGCGGTTTCAACATTTTCTAAAGATAAATTGTAAGCATACAAACGGGTATATACAGACTGATTTACAGAGCGAATAGTGTTAAGGTCAGAATTTGAAATAGGCTTTTTCTTTTTAATAGCATTACGAGCGTTTTGTAAAGCCTTTTTATATTTCTTCCTCTTTTTCTTATTTTTAATTTTCTTTAGGTTCTTCTTTTTAAGTTGTTTGTTAATGTTGCTTTTCGCCGTTCTACCCAAAGAATCTCTATCCGATTGTGCTTGTGAAGTCGCGGTCGAATAAGCACTATTCTCCTTATCAATAGCAGAATTACTATAAGATAGTTGGCTGTTTGCCGCACCATAAAAACTACCAGATGTACTTGTATATCCGCTTGTTCCAATAGATTGATATGTACTTACCTTGTCGATTTTAGCATCTCTTTGAGCATCATGTAAATCTTTAAGGTCGTTGATATAAGTGCGAATATTACCGTGTAATTCAGTTAAGGCATCGCTGGCATCTTGTGCTTTGTCATACCAATCTTGATAAGAACTAATAACTTCTTGCATTCTATCGCCATATGAACTAATATCCATAGTACCATTGGCAACTTTTTTCTTAATACTCTTTGCTTGCTTCTTATTGATTATACCAAGAGAAACCGCTTTATTTAAAGTTTTATTTGCTTGTTTAGTATATTTTGAATATGCAGTTTTTTCATTTCCAGTTTGAACAGCGGTTGCACTTATTGCTTTTCTATAATTCTTTGTAGCAGAAGAATAATTATTATTATTTGTGGCATTTTCAGCCTTAGTAATATATCGGTCAATCCTATCAGTTTGACGTTCAAGTTTAATCTCAATCCAATCAAATAATTTATCGAACCAATTTTGGAATTTGGTTAATAGTTTATCCTCAGACGAACTGCTTGAAGAACTACTCGATGAACTGCTTGAAGAACTACTCGAAGAACTACTCGATGAACTACTTGAAGAATTGTTAGACGTGTTAAAGCTGCCACTTCCTTTAGAACCACTAAAAGCATTACCCCAAACAAAAGATTGTCCTCTCTTTTTACCCGTGGTAATCTGTCCCGTTGATAGAAGTTGCTTAGATTGGTTGTGGTCAAAAATAATATCTCCACTTTTAACATCTATCATTTCGGCACTTTTTTCGCCGATAGTATAATAGTGTCCGTTGCGAGCTAAGATTTCAAATCCTTTTTCTCCAACTAAGGCTTTGCTGCTATACTTTCCGCTATATAAACCATCTGCGGCAGAAACTCCAAAATTAGAGGTCGTTGTCGTTTTCTTTGTATCTTTAACTTTGCCTTTTTTGTCTAAGGTTATTTCAGTTGTAGTAACAGTAACGTTTTTCATTCCTGACGTATCGGTTTTATATTTAAACTTTGCCTCTACGTCGTGTTTTCCGTCTTTTACGTCTTTTTCAAAATTTGTTATTAAACCAAAAAACGGATTGTAAGAAACAAGTACGGTTTGCTGTTGAGGTTCTTCTTTTTTGGCTTCGCCATTCTCATCTTTATATCCAACATCAACCATAACCTTTGGCGTAATTGCTTCGATACTACCTTGTAATTGAGTAAGGTCATCTTCGGAAACAGTTACACCGGATTTTATCTTTATTCCTTCTTTTCCGCTCTTTTTATCTCCTGTGATATTATCAATAGTGTTTTGAAACTCTTTTGTGTCAAGATTTAATTTTGCCTTTGTTTCTTCTGGGAGCTTTTTAATCTCCTCCGAACACTCTTTGATTTTTTGAACACTATCTGAGGTTTCGCTACCCGTTTTAACGGCAACCTCATAGTCGTTGATATATCCTTGGAGTTCTTGAAGTTTGGCAACAGCCTTAGCGCCATCGGATTCTGGGTCGTCAAAATCACTTTTTACATCAATATCCATAATGGCAGGCTGTTGAAGTTCTTGTTTCTTTCTAATTAGATTTGCCAAAACAATTTGAACTTGATTGGCGTCTTCATCATCTATTCCGACTTTGAAGTTACCATTACCATCGTCCCAATTGTTTTTCTCCATTGTTTTTTGGACTTCGAGAATTTTATCTGCGATATTATCAGAATTTACATCCTCTAATTCATAATCTAATTTAAGAACTCCGCTTTTTTCTAATTTGCTTTTTGCACTTTCAAAAGAACTCTTTAAATCATCCTCAGACATTTCTGCTACGTCAATATCAACCTCAAAACCATATTCGGTTAATTTTGAAAGCATATCTTCGACAAATTCAGTAGTGGTTCCCAATTGGTCAGCAAGGTCGTCTTTATCGGAAATATCAAATGAATAATTGCCATTCTTGTCTTTTGTGGCATATTTATTACCCTCAGAATCTTCCAGTTCTGTAAGCGCTTCTACGAAATTTTTAACGCCCTTTTCGTCTTCATCAAGGAAATCTAAAATAGAATAGCTTGTACCTTTTATAGTATTTCCAAGATTTTCATAGGCAGAAGTAACCTCATCAACGCTTGCAGTAGACAAATCCTTGCCAGAAAGCAAATCAACATAAGTTCTAAATTCTTCCGTACCAACTAAACCTTTGTCATACAAGTCCTTGATGTCACTAAGTTTATCCCTAATATCATCATAAGTGTCGCCAGCTTCGCCATTATTTAAAGCATCTTGCCACGCTTGATATTTCGACGTTAAGGCTTCATATTGAGAAGCTAATTGCTCTGTATCTTGAATCTTTTGGGCAATTGCAGACCTTTCGCTTTCAAGCTGGGTTAATTTTGCAGTATTATTTCCGCAAGATTTAATCTCGTCTGTTAGTGAATTGTATTTATTTTGAAGTTTCGTAAGTTGTGTTGTAATTTCGCTCTTCTTACTGTTGTTATATTCGGATTGTAGCTTTTTAAACTCAGTTGTGTTTAAACGAATACCTTGCGCAGTATGTTCAAACAGTTCAAATTGGTCATATTCGTCCAAATCGCCAAATAATTCTTTTACTTTTGAAATACTGTCGTCTGATAATCCAGTATCTCCAAATCCTTCAGAAATAATTGTATTTATTTCTTCCAGGTTATCTTTGACTCCGGACAAATCAAATTCAAAACTGTCTGTATCTGTTGCTTTAAATTCTTCAATTTTGGTTTTCAATTCATCCCAAGAAGTTATAGTATCATCGTCGATTTTTAGAATAGTAGAAATATCATCATAAGTCCAAGTCGATAATTTCTTTTTTGCGTCAGAAACCGAAATCATACCGTTAGATAATGAGTTGATTCTATTATATACAGTATCTAAATTTTCTCCTTCCGCACCTATATCGCGGAATCCAGACATAATAGCGTCTTTTGTTTCTTTGGTTATTCCGTCAATACTATTTAATTCCGATGTTAATGCTTTATGATATTCTCTATATTTTTGTAAATCAATTTCTCCATTTTTGAATAAGTCAAATGCTTCGGATAAATCAGTATATTTTGAAATATCAAACTGACTATTTTTAAAAATGGATATAATATTATTTTTAATATAGTCTTTGGCTGCGTTTGCATCTTCAAATTTTAAATTTGAATAATCGAGATTGTTTATAGCTTTTTGTACGATACCTTGAAACTCATCCGACAATGCAACATAAGAATCCTCTGTATTCAACCACGCAAACAAGGTTTGAGTTAAAGAGCCCCAGTTTTGTTTGATTTCTCCCTTTTTGGTTGTTATTTGTTTTTCAATATCATTAACTTCTTCGTTAAAAACGTTTTCTATTTGCTGAAATCCTGCTCTCAATACTCTTGTTTGTTCGTCAGAAATTCCTCTTTCATCTCCGCCAATAAGAAATCTAAAACCTCCGCCAAATGAATATGATTCGCTTTCGTCTTGATACTCTATCCCTGCCGATTGAAGTAAATTTCCAATATATTCCTTGTAAGCCTTCACATATGCTTTCGCATTATCGCGATTTTGACTATCGCTCAAATTATTATCAAACTTAAATCCCAAATCTTCGGCTGAATAATCTAAGTAATAAGAATCATATACTGTTTTACCAAATGCGGTTCCAGCTTTGGGCTTGGCTTGCAATTCATCAATAATTTGCTTTTGAATATCAATTTCTTTTCCGTTTTTGTCCGTGAAAGTAAGCCCGTTAGAAACAACTGTATCTACCATTAATTCATAAGTAGATTTGTTATTGATAAGTTCTTGCAACTCTTCTTGATATTTTTTGTCCTTTTCGAGCGCATCATTATATACATCGTCTATGTTTTCGGCAATTTTTTGATTTGCAAGCTGTTGTTCTACCTCTAATAAATTCCTTAAAGAACTGGTAATGTCATTAACGTTTCCGTCTAATTTTACAATAGCGTTGCCGTTTTCATCATAAATAACTGGTAAATTAGAAAAATTATCCGCAAGTTCTTTGCTTATATCTAAAAACTCACTATACTCATCTGCATTTAAACTTTTGTTTTTTCCTGTAAACGTATCAATGCCTTGGGATAACTCTGCAAATCGCTTACTTGAATTACTAATAACATCTTGCTGGGATTGTAATGCATCAGATACTTCTTGAATTTTCGACTTAGCCTCTTCTGCGGCTTCGGCAAGTTTTTCTGTTCTGTTAAGAACATTATCAAGAAATGTTGTAATACCAGTCATAAGAAGTTGCACAATTAAACCAATTCCCATGCCGATTGCAGTATTTAAGGCAGTTGTGGCAACCTGTAATCCGATTGAGGCAACCTTCGAGGAAATAAGTGTGCCTATATAACCCCTCATTGAAGCATTGCCAGAATCAACATTCGACAAATATTTTCCAAGTATTCCGTTGGACTTGCCTGCGGCTTCTGCAAATTGTTCTTGGTTGAGAGATGTTGATTCTAAATCATTGTTATATGTGTTAATAAGAGAACGCACAGAACTAAAAGATTTATTTTGTGCAGCGGTTTGTACGGTCATTGCGTCGCTTTTGACTACATAACCATTTACTGCTGCTTCCATTTCTTCAACATCCCTTGAAACCGCGTTTAAACTTAAAGCATATTCTTGCGCTTCTGCCGATGCTTCACGCATTGACATTTCAAAAGCCTCATTTGCTGGAACGCCTTGGTTAATCAATGATAAATAATTCTGTATGGAAGACATATCGGTGGTTAGGTCTTCAAAACCAGAAAACGTAATTCCTTGGCTCTCTTGGAAAATTGAGGTAATCTGACTTTTTAATGTTGAAAAAATAGACGAAATTTTTAATTTGCTTTGTTCTGCTTCGTCTTCTATTGTTTTAAATATCAAACTATAAAACTATCTAAAAAACTATTGACAAATATAATAAACAATGATATAATATAATAAATCAAAAAGGAGTTGTGTTTATGGGATTACATTACTATTATTGTCCAAATTGCGCTAAAGTAGATATTAGACCGTGGAAACAATGTGCAAACTGTGGAACAAATATACCACCTATAAAGTCAAAAATGGAAATGTATTTTTATATGAATAAAGCACAGGAGATATATGGTGATAGCAATCATTGGTATGATTGCCTATTGTCAGAAGTAAAAAAGCATCCTTGTTTTAATGAAGATGCACCTTATTCACAAGTTGCAAAAGAAATAACCAGTAATTACAAAAAGCATTACGAAAAAATTGCCGAAAGGGCAATAAATAAGGTTAATCAAGCAAATGCACCAAAATGTCCAACCTGCAAATCGACAAATATAAGAAAACTATCTGCCGTAAATCGCGCGGCACACGGTTATGCCTTTGGATTGTTTAGTAAAACTGCAAGGTCGCAATTCTGTTGTAATAACTGTGGATATAAGTGGTAATATGTTTTAGGTAAATGTTTCGACATTTACCTTTATTTTTTTGTCAATAGTTTTAAATATTATTATATAAAATAGTTCCGAGCGCATATTATCGTGACATAGTTGCATATAATCACGACCACCTGTTGTCGCTACTGTGAGGGCTTGTCTATGTAAGACCTATCCCTGCGAACCAACGGAGCGCAACATTTTTACGACCCTAAATTGTCGCCAAAGTAGGGGAGTAGTTACGTTGTACCGTTTTCCTCGCATATTGAGGCTTCGTTTAAACGAATGTATCTCATTCGCCGCAATATCTAAACTGTCTATATCTAAACAGAACTGTTATTGCTATCGGCATATTTATGAGGACAAACATTTTAGTCCTACCGATGTTTTTAAATGAAAGAGCACCCATTGCAACGCTTATCAATGTTGGCAATGTTCCAAAAGTATTGTTTACTCCTTCAAATATTTGCAACAATCCGCTTCCCATATCAATGAGAGTCTTTACACCCTCTGAATCAACAAGAGAAGTTGAATAAGATTCCCAAGACGCTTGTAATTGGTTTAAGTGTCCTTGAATACTATTCATGTATTTTGCTTGTTCATTTGCAGCGGTTCCAGTTGCATCCGTTGCGGCTTGTGTTGCTTTTTCAACTTGGTCAAAATTGTTAATTACAGCCGCAACAGCATTAGCATTTCGCTTTCCGCTTATACTTTCAAGTAAATCGGCTTGTGCGGTGTCGCTCAAATCATCATATACTTCGGAAATTTCTTTTAAAATTTGATATGTACTTTTGAAATCTCCGCTATCTTCAAAAATATTTACTTTTCCGTTAGTAAGGTTAAGAATATGGGTTTGCATTTGAGAAACCGACTCAACGTTTTCGTCAACTTCTTCTCCTAATTCTTCTAACTCGCCCTTCATGCCGCGCAAACGCAAACTTGTGGTGTTAAGCACGGTTCCAGCTTTCTCGGCATTTTGAATAACCTCAATCATACCAGTTGCCAAACCCGTAGATTCCTGAATGGAGTTATTGGCTTCTGATAAAGCAGAAGCAGAACGTTCCATTGCGGCACCTACATCTGCGGCACTCAAAGCAAATTCATTACCTAATTTGTCATAAATATCACTTAAATAAGAAACAGCTTCCGTTGTATTACCTTGATAAACCTCATCTAATTGTTCTTGGAAGCCTTTATATGCGGTAATTAAGTTTTTGGTAGCTGTATCTGTATCAAGGTCTGTAACGTGTTGATATTGGGTTGTGATTTCTGCCAAGCCCTCAGCGGTGTCGGTATCAAATCCAAGTTTTACCCAGCCTGTAGTTAAATCTACAATATCTTTGAGTGTGGCTCCGTATTCTTTTGCAGAATCCTTCATTTGATTGAAGAGGTCTGTATAGCCACTTTTTGTTAAATTTGTTACACGATATAAGCCGGTCATTGCCGTATCAATATTTACAACATTTTGATACATTTCTTTCATTGCCGCAACTGCACGATATATCAATTGCGCCGAAGAAATATATTTAGATACTGTTGTAAATGATTGTTTGAATACTGTACCTAAACTTTGACCAGTCTTACCCAACGAAGTCGCTTGGGCTTTAATCGAATTAAATTCGTTTTCAACTTGTTTAAACTGACCGACAGTTGCGTTTCCAGAGGAATTTAGCTGAGTTAGCTTATCTCTTAACGACTGTATTGCCGAACCAAAATCTTTACTTGCTTTAGAGTTTTTAGACATCCAAGTGGAAATCTGATTATCTAAATTCGTTATTTGAAGCGAACTAACAAAAGTTTTAGATTCAGCCGATATAGTAGATAAATTACTTTTGACTCTTGAAAGAGTTGAATCCCACTTATCATATGCGGCAACTAATTCATCTCCGCTTGCCGAACTAATAGTAGCCTGCAAACTGTTTAGGGTGTTTAAGTCCTGTTGAACAACTGCTAATTTGCTATGACCAGTTGTGCCAAGTCTTTCATATTGAGCTGTAACCTGAGCAATTGAGGCGGTCATTTTTTCTGGAGCGCCCTGTAAGTTCATTGCTTGGCTCAACGAAGTCGAATATCTTTTTGCCGCCGCTTCACCTGCATCAAATGTTTGAGTCAAAGTATTACCTTGGCTAATCAACTTTCCTGTTTCCGTTTCAATTTCTCTAAAAGTAGTTACAATATTACCAGACTTATCTAACCCTTGAATATCAAAACGAATAGTATTTCCTTTTTCTCTGGAGGTAATACGTTTTATAGCAATATCTAAGTTTTCTAAATCTTTTGTTACATTGCTTATCGAGCTTTTATCAACTCCAATTTTTGATAGGCTCGTTCTTAATTCATCTATAGTATTTGCGGTAATTTTTACTTGTCCTTTTATTCCTGAGATACCCGATTGAAAACCTTTTGCAAAACTACTTGCCGCACTCGACCCCGCAGATTGCATATCTCCCGACATTTTAACGGGATTGATATTTATATCGAATTTATGCTTGCTCAGTTCAGACTGTATTTCGTTAATTAAAGCCGCCGTTTCTGCTTTGAAATTTGAAATTTTGTATTGTTTATCTTGTATTTCTTGTACTTGCTGCAAAAATTTCGCTGTATTTAATTCAGCTTGAAACAGCGCACTAAAATTGTCTGCCATATTTACCTCCTTTCATAAAAAACACCCACTAATAATGGGTGAAAACTAAAATTATAAATCCTCTAATCCTTTTTGTTCAACTTTCTTTATTCCCTCTGCTCCAAAGTATTTATCAAAAGAATCTTCTGCATCGAGGTCTGAATAAACGTCAACAAGTGAAACATCAGACCACCCGAATATGTCTTTGATTACATTTGCAGGAATACCAGCCTCTACATATCTTGTGGTTGCCCTATGTCTGCATAAATGCGGGAACCAAGGCTTACCTGCCAATTTAGTGAAAGTTCGAGCATATGAATCCATTGTGCTTGTGTTCATTGGTTCATCTATCCATTTTCCGTCCTTATACATAGGGAAGAGCCAATCACTTGTAATGCCCAATCTTTCTCTTTCTTCTATCCACATATCTAAATATGGCTGAAATGGCTTTGCTAAAGTGTAGCAATAAAGAAGTTTACCTCTCTGCCCGCGACCTTTGGTTTTAATTTTTTCAGGAGTCTTATATAATGCCCCTTCACAAATTAAGTTTTCTTTATCAAAATAAGAAACCTTAAAGCGCGGAATTTCGGCTTTTCTTCTTCCACCATATATCATCAATGCCAAAACGCAGGCTTTCATATAATGTTTTCGCTCAACCAATTTCCCCAATAAATCTTCCAATTCTTCATCGGTAAAGACTGGTTGTTCTCTAACAGCCTCGTTGACTGGATTTTCTATCTTATCCCATATTTTTTGATAATTTGGATATTCATCGTCAAGGATTTTTACGATAAAATTCTCCATACTTCGCATAACAGATTTAACAAATCTCATTCTTCTCGGCGACCAACCCCATTCATTCAATGCGGTATTTTGAAATTTAGATACTTCACGTTTTTTCATTTCAACAAAACTTTTATTCTTGTTATGGTCTAAATTCCAACACCAAAGAATATGGAGCGCCGCACGATATTGATTTATTGTGCTTGGAGCTCTATCAATTGAAACCAAATGTTCCAAAAAATCATCTTCGAGTTCAAGACTCTCTTCGTTGGCTTGTGCCAATTTATCCTCAGAAGTTAAATCATTATAAACAGTTGAACGTCCTTGTTTAGCCATTTTGTCACTTCCTTTCAACAGCTATTTAAAGACATTTCCCATTGTTTCAATATAATCTTCCTTCATCTTTTCTTTGGCTCGCTCCCAATAGCCTTGTTTACCAACAGTTTTGCGTAAATATCCCGAATTTTTACTGTTTGTAATTCCATAGTTGGTTAAATTCAGTATGTCTTCCATAGTTGGGCTTTTACCCGTTGTGTACTGATGGCTATCATCTAATTTCATTTCTAACTCAATCGTATTTCCCTTTTCCGTAATGCCGCCGATTTGCGGAGTGTCGCCTAATGCGCCAGTTCTCTCATACACCTTTGGTTCACCGCCGGTATAAAAGTCGCCGGTTTCCTCATATAAATCGGCAAGCATTTTTTGTGAAGCCGCATTGGTTGCGTTTTTAATCCTTTGCTTCATAAGGCGCTCCAGTTGCGCCATATTTGTTATTTTCATTAATATCACATCTGTTTAGATACTTTTGCACTTGCCGCCGCTTCTTGAACTGCGTTGATTAAACTCTCTGCCGAAACGCCCTTTTCCTGTAAGCTCTGTGCAATTACTCCGACATTGGCAATAGACTCTGGGTTTACTGTTTCACTCATTTTTTCGAGGAATACGCCAATCATATCTCCAATAAGCTCTACTGTGCCTGCAAGAGTTGTTCTCTTAGATTGCACAATTTCCATAGCATCCATAAATGCGTGACCAAAATCAAAGCCAGCATATTCCATATTATTGAAAACAAGTGCTTTATTAAATTCTGCGACGAAATCTTTGTCATTGGCTAATTCTTCAATGTCGCTTAAATCAATAATCTCATCTCCATACTTTTCTCTGTAAACACTATCCTCAACACAATAGTTATAGAAATTCATCATTGCGCACAGTTTACCTATATGTGGCTGATATTTACCCTCTGTGTTAAAATAATATAAAGCAATATCCTCAACTGCCGCCGCATATTCCTTGTAATCAAATTGTGTTTTTATCTCAAATTTCTTTTCCATATTCGTAATCCTTTCTAAATAAAAAAATCCGCACCCATTGCGGTACGGTCAATCAAATTGTTATTTTATTTAATTCCCATCGTCAACAACGGCAACTACCAATTCATCTCCGCCATTTTTGACAGAGATAACAGATACAAATGTCTCAGTAGCATTGTCATCTAAATAATCTTGTAGCTGGGTAGAGATGTTTCCGTCATTAACTCTAAACTCTACGATTTTCTGCATTTTATTATCCTTTCTATTTGCCGAGAATCGCTCTGTATCGCTTTTTTGTTATCGGAATACACCGTAACGTTTTTTATATAAAATCATAGCAGAACAAAGCACAGGCTCAAATAACGCATTCTTTTAGGAATTTTTCGATGTTATATGTATATCGTGTTCTTGCTTTGGTCTGTTCTATTTTTATATAATTATAGTTTTGTAAATCTTCAAAATTAAAACTCTTTTTTGGTATCTCTCTCATTATTTTGTTAAATTCCGCAATGTCAATAAATACTGTGGTTTCAAGTTCCCGAAATTCAATTACAAAACCGCAAATTATTCCATCATATTTATTCCAATCATTTAGTCCTTTTATTTGGTGGTAATGAATAACTTTTGAATTTTCTCCTTTTTCTCTCTCAAAAGAAATGCTTTTACCTTTTACTGTTTTCATTTCTAAGGCATATAATATTCTTGTTTTTGAATTAAATAAGATGTAATCAAAAGGGTTTTTGTTACTAAATCTTAAAAATTGACTCCCACCAAATGATTGCGCAGAATCGGGTAAGCGATATAGCAAAGCATAATCCGGCACCGATTTTTTAATTTGTTGCTCGAAGTTTTGACCGATTTTTTTACCATTAGCCATCGTTTTTATTAGGCGCATTTTCGCACCACTTGCGATAGGCAAAGGCAGTTTCGCCTTTTAGAAACCACGCTGAGATTTTTCCTGGTTTTACTTGGTTTTCAAAAACGAATTTTGGCTGACAACCCAATCCAGTATAAAAAATTATTTGTTTAAGGTTGTCAATTGCTATTAAGTTTTCTCGTCCATAACAGTCAAATACTTCTTCTAAATTAGTAAATTGTATAGTTTTCATTTCTCTATCCTTTCTCAAAAGCGCAAAAATAAAGGGAGGTAGTACCGTATCTATATTGGTATTACCTCCCTTAATTAAATACAATACAACCTTATTTATGCTTCTTATACGGTTTCTTTCCGTAAGTTGTTTTCTTATCTTTATTCTCTGGCTTAAAGATAGGTTTATTTTCTATCTTTTCTACCTTCTGTTTTTCTTTATAATCGTCACCAACAACGATATATTTACCATCTTTATATAGAATATTAACATAGTCAATATCATTTTTTATAGATGGGATTTGAACTTCACGTCCATCAAAATTTATAACTGTAACAGCTTCGTTGTTGATTAAGACTTCACATTTTTTAACCATTTTAATCACCACCGAAATCTAAAAGAGAGCTACCGAAAGGCAGCTCTCTAAATCTTTATTATTCAGTAACAGTTACCGTAATAACCTTAGTCTGAGAAGCTGTGTCAGTTAATGTAACTGTGTATGTACCAGCCGCAGCATCATTATCCGCAGAGATAATTACTGTATCGCTATCTCCAGAAATAACAGCCTTTACCTTAGCATAAGCTGTGCTTGAAGAGTCTTTAACAGACGCAGTTACGGCACCTGTGGCACCAGTAATTCTAATGTCAGGAGCAGTTCCGCCCTGAGCAATGCTGATGGTATCAACGTTTACACCTAACTCAGCTTCACCAGCGTCATCAATTTCAACCATATCAAATACATTGCCGTTCTTATCTTCTAACAAATCGAAGTTAAGAGTTACTGTTGCAGGGTCGCCCTCTGAGCTAAATGATAGCTCGAAATCTCTCTGAACAGAAGCCTTATAAGCAATCATCTTAAATGGTGTGAATACGCCATTCTCATCCTTATCAACAGTAGACATTGTGATAAAGTAATCCTTTGGTAATTTCTTGTTGTTGAAAGAAACTTTCTTAACTCCAGCAGACTTAGATACAACATAGCCTACTTCGTACTTTCTGCCTGCAACGATGTCACCAGTAGTTGTTGCTGTAAATGTACCAGCAGAGAATGTGCCGGCGATTACAGAACTGTCATCACCAAAAGCTCCTTCAGGATAAGCGAATACTGAACCCGCCTGGATTGTGCCGTTTGTGATAGTAGGCAGGGTTAATGAACCGTTACCAACGGCTGTAATTGTTGTCTTATCGGGATAAACCGCAGTTGACTCAACAACTCCATCAGACAATAAAGCAAAGAATTTGAAAGGATAAACCTGTGCCTCGATGCTCATTGTACCCTCTAATGGGTCTTGGAATGCAATTCTCTTGCTGCCCTTAGCCATAGCATATACGCTTTCGCCAGTTAAGCCAGCAGTTGTAGTATTGGCTGTATCAAAGAATAGATAGGGAGCCATTGTCTTTAAAATACGAATATCAACGTCACATACGCTTCTATTAGCCTTATTATAATCTGGCATAAATTTCACTCCTTAAAAATAAAAATATCCGCAAGTATTTGCGGACTTGTACTATTCATAAATGTTTTTATACCAAAGCTCAGAATTGAAAGTATTCTTTTCGTCACCCCAAACAGAAACACCTCTTGCATTAATGTTATACATTTCGTTGTTTTGTTGTTTCTTGAAAGAGTCAATCAATTGAAATACTGTCATATCCCAAACATTTATAGGATTAATCGAAAAACTTCTATTTGAAACAGAAGATATGATATTGCCAAAAGTCATATTTTTATCATTACCTTCACGTTTGCTTTTTTCAGCCTGAGCTTTTTCCATTCTTTTCATCAATTTTTGAGCCAATTTGTTTTTATATTTTGGTTGCTCTTCTTCTTTTGGCTCACTATAAATTGCGCAAACTTGTTGAAGTATTTTCATAACACCCTCAAAATTGTCTGCATTAACTACCCCGACTAAATGTTCTGGTTTCATTTCCTCTGTCTGTTCATAATCTTTACTCAAAAAAATAAATCCCTCTTTTGAAAAAATCACCGTTTCTTCAAAAAAGAAATTTAAAATTGAAATGTATTGATTTCTTATATTTTCATCTATAAACAAAACGTCGAACATTGTGGCATTTTTCTTTTCTTCCGCCGTTAATTTTTCCCACATCTCTTTGCTGTCATTAGACTTGAATGTGGAATAATACTCTTGTGGAGTTATCTTTAAAAATAGCTTATACAAATTAAAAGCCTCAAAGGTTATTTCTTCTGCTATTTGTCGGAGTGTATGTTTTTTGACCGTTCCAATAGTTAGCTTAATTGGAACCGGACTTAAAAGGTCTTCATAACTTAATAACATAAGTTTCACCTAAAATTAGGAACACTAAAATACATAACGCAACCATAATAGCGTTCCGAACCATATATATCAACACTATCAAGAGATAATTCGCCTATGCCGAAATTTCTTACAGTATCTTTATCGTTAATCAAAACCTCTTCTATCATTTGAGATAAAACATCGGCTCGATTGCCGTAAAAGCCTTCTTTTTCATAATTGTCTAAAATACTCCTATGACAAATCGCATACATAATAACAGTACAATGTTTTATATGCGGTTTTAACGCAGGAAATTTAACATCATAAAAAATATAAGAATCTGCATCGGTTAAAGTATCGTCCACAAATAAATGTGACTTGACGTGATTTTGAAAATTTGTGATTACTTGCTTTTTACTCATATCATTCGTATTTCCAAGCAATAATTCCTTAATATCAGAACTTTGAAATAGCGCACTCTGTATTTCCTCTTTGAAAAGTCCGCGCTCAGAGGTGTCTTTCTTTTTACTCAAATAATATCACCCCTTATATAAAATCTTTTACTTTAAAAATCACAGATGAACTCTCATATCCATCTGCACTTAAAAATAATTCAAATGATTTATTGATTAGCTTTTTATTATTGGCAGAAATACAAATAGAGTTATCGAAGTATTCAACATTTAATTTATCCGCACACTCGCCGCGGATTTCCCAATTAGGATAAGCAATGGCTTCATTGCCGTTTTCATCATAGTATTTGGCAAAGAAAACACAATCATCAATACCGTTATAAATTTCAAGACTATCATATTCAATTTTTGTTGATGAAACAGAAGTTTTATCAACGGATTCTTTTGGAGTTTTACACAACCAATATCCTTTGTCGTCAATTACATAGTAACCATCTGTTTCTCGTTGTTCATCTTGTGTTACCATAAATTCAAAATACCCACCATCTACATAGTCAAATAGTACCGAATCAGAACGAGTAACTTTATACACAATAACAGGATTATTGCAATCTGTTTTGTTGTGTTGTGAAAGTTCTTTCTCATAAACTCTACAACGACTATCTATGATAAATCTTTGACCTGTATTGATTTTTAAACTTTCGTCGTCATTTGAAATTGCCACCATCAACTGGTCACTTCGGAAATTATAATAATTAAATCTTGTGCTTGTTTCACCATTGTTATACTGAGAGGCAGACACAACGTTTGCCCAACGTTGAATGATTTTGCCTCTATCATTTGTCCAAGTTAGTAAATAATTACACAATGACATTACGGCTTTTTCAAACATTTTGTTGTCGTCAACTAAGCCGGTTATTAGCCAATAACGATTTTTATACTTAACATACATTCCTGACTTGCACGTTCCAATAGGAACATATAAATGTCGCACCAAAGATTTTAATCCTGTATCTTGTATATTATTTTGCACAACCGCCTTTATCTGTTTACAATCGGATAAATTATAGTTGCAAAGTTCAACCGTTACCGCCATTTCAGAATCGAGTATTTCAGCAAAACTCTCTTCTGCAAAGTCATCAAGTGCCTCACTCTCATAACCACTAAGCTGACTATATGGACTTTTTAATAAATACCAATCTTGTGCCATATAATCACCGCCTAATCATAAGCTGTCGGCAACTGATTAAATATCATTGTTTCAGATTTAGTGGAATCATATTCTAATTCGTTTCTTGCGGCAGTCTTAGAACCATTATTGCCGTCAACACTTAAATCCTTACCAACGATAGACACCCTCTTATTTACCTTAGATACTTCTCGCTCTTGATATGATTGTTTCATAAATGCGGCAAGAGTATCTATAACGTACTGATGCAATTTTGTATCAAAGACCAGATTTTCGTCATCGAAGTTAAGAGGGTCAAGCTCGACTGAAAATCTCGCAATAGCCTTAATTAACCATTGTAATTCCAAACTGTCTGGAATAATCTTCTTATCTTGGAATGAGGCTTCAAAGCTATTGAAAACATCTTCTGCTGTTGTGTATTCTTTAGCCATAATTACCTCCTCAAAATTAATCTAATTTATATCCCGTATATTTTTCAATAAAACGGATTTTTGAATAATCGTTTAAATTCAATCTTTTAATTGACTCGATAATTGCATATTTTTCCGCTCTTGTAACGATATTCTTTTTAACGGCTTCCTCGAAATTTGCCTGAACCGCATAGTCAAACAGTTTCTTAACAAGTTTATCGCTAAAAATTGCCTGCTTTGTTTTGCCGTCTTCGCTATCAAATCCAACTTCTTTTCTCGTTGGAGCATCATCAATAAATATCGTTGCGTGACTTCCAAGACCGTCTGAGCCAGAAAATAGTTTATTACCGCTTTGAACTTGTGCAATAATTTCATTTCTACTCATCCGATAGGTTCCATTTGGATTGATTGAAATATCTCCTATGCCGTCGGCTTTTCTGGAAAAATGAACATTCCAACCCGCCAAATTTTTTACTGTCACTTTTTCATCAAGATTTACTTTTTCGTTTGCTTTATCTGCCATAACAATACCTCATTTCAACTATTTTTATGTTTTCAACTATTTATATTTCGTGTTTAATTGAATTGTAAGAATTAATTAGTTTGTCCAATCTTTCAGACTTCTTAAATACCCAATATCTCTTATTACTCATCTGATTGATTTTCGATGCATAACACTTTTCATTGAAAGCAGAGAGATAATGGAACAGCCTCAAAGAATAACAATAGAAGTTTTCTCGTTTTTCCATTTATCTGCCCTCATATATAAAAGGGTAGGGCATTTAAAATACCCTACCCGTAAATATTTGATTATTCTAAGCCGCCAAGATTGCTATCGTAGAATACACCAATCTGATGCTCTCTACCCTTCGCAACGTCGCAACCAACTTCAAGGTCAAATCTTGTAAGAATCTTGCCTGTGTGTACGTCGTTACCAGAGAATGATGTTAAGCCACCACGGCTATATGTAGCGATAGGTGACTGAGCGCCTGTAGGAACGATAAAGCCAAGACCGATAGGTAACATTGTTTCAAAGTTTGAACCATCAGCATTTAGCTTATACTCGTTGTAAGGATTAGCCATCTCTGAAAGAACAGCGCCGTTGTAGATTGACGGAATACCGTTCTGAGCAATCTCATCAAGGGTCTTCTGAGAGATGCCGATTACGTCCTTTGTAGAGATACTACCAACATATCCCTGCCAAGGTGTGAACTGTGACAATAGAGCATAGTCGCCGATTACTGTAGGACGACCATTTCTGCGAACCTTTGTCAACAGATTGTCTATACCAGTCTTTGTTAAGCCAGTAAACTCATCCCAATACTTAACGCCTGTAGCATTCTTGATAGCGTTGTAAACTTTCTTGATAATAGCAAGTTTAGCCTGATTAAGAATGTCTGTCTTAACCTGAGCGATACCCTCGTTCTCTTTGCTCATATCGCCAAGTGAAACTCTGCGATAATCAACAGCATAACCACCAGAAACGGTGAATGTAGGAACAGGATATACTTCCTTTGTAATTACAGGGAATGTAACGTCGCCGCTTGCAGCCTGCTGACGAGCATCGGGGTCAGAGTGAGTGTAAAGCTCTCTCTCGATTGTTTCGTCATAACCAACATTCTGATATGAACCAAATACGCCAAGAAGTTTGATTTCTTCCATTACAGGAGTTTCGATAGCAAATCTCCTAATAGTATTAAGCTCAGAAATTGCGTTAAAATCGCCATTTTCGGCTTTTGCGCCCAAAGCCTTAATATACTTTACAGCTTCGTCGCCCTTTTTACCGAATTTATCTAAAGATTCGCCGTTTACCCAAGCAGAGAAAATCTCAACAACAGGAGATTTCTTTGTAATCTTACCGTTTACTACCTGAGCGTCATTGCGAGCATTATTCATTTCGTAAATCATAATATATTAACCTTCCTTTCTAAAGATTTATTATTCAGTTGCGTCAGCCGCAGGAGCCCACTTAGAACCGTCATACTTTAGAACCTGTCCGTTTGTAGCGCCTGTTGTATCAACGTCTGTCAAACCAGCAAGAGTTGTAGCACCAGCTTCGCCAGCAGCGTCAACAACGATTACTTTAGCTTTTACGGCTTTTTCAGTTAGAGATGTCTTCTCTGTAACCTTGAAATATACACCAGAAGCAGGAGCGTTCTGCGCAATAACAAGTTTGCCTTCACTGATTGTTAGAAGAGTTGTACCAGCAGTAATGCTTGCATAAGACTCTCCTACGCCATAAGTAATGTGGCTTTCGTCAATTACTAACTCTTGGCTCTCCCAAGCCTTAACAAGATAGCAGTTTAGGAAATCGCCGGCAGGAATAGTTACGTTCTTCTTATAAGAATCGTCGCCAACGATAGTGTTGCTTACCAAATATACGTCGCCATCATTAGTGATGAAGCTATAGTTAGGTGTAGCAGCAACCGCTTTGATTGTAGGGTTATTCTTAGAATTTTGAATCATTCCGATAGTGTTTACCTTAATCACTGTTAATCATCCTTTCTAATTAAAAAATATTTGTATCTTCAATATCGTCGGCAGAAGCGTCATCAATTACTTCGCTAAAAATATCTTCGATTTCATCTTTCTTGCTGTTCAATTCCTGAATCTCTTTTTCAGCCTGTGACTTAGCATTTTTACCGATTTCCTCGTAAATTTTGCTAACTACAGAATTGATTTCAGATTCAATTGGATTTTCATTGAACGCCTCAATTTCGGCTTTTGCGTAATCTTTTTCTGTGTCGCTGAATACAGAAATAGCCTGACTGAGTTCATTAATTCTCTCCTTAGCTTTAGCTTCACTCAAAGCCTTTTCGAGAACTCTCTTTTCTTCCCAAAGAGTGTTATATCTTTCGTTTAGCTCATCGTACTCAGCCTTAATATCATCAAGAGCCTTTTGGATTTGCTCAGAACTTGCAACAAGCTCGTTCTTTTCCTGAGTAACTGTTTCTACAGCCTGATTAGCCTCAGCGATTTTTGTTTCGCACTCAGCTTGTAGGGCATCTTTTTCGGCTTTTAAGTTATTCATTTCAGCTACTACTTCTGCAACAATAGCCTTAATTTCTGACTTATCCATTGTTTTGTCCTCCTTATGTTTTTCTTCATTGAGTTCAAGTAGTTTGGCACTATCATCTGCGGGAGCTATACCTAATAGGGCATACCCCGAAAAAATAAACTCTGTGGGTATTCTTCCTTGCTCTTTGTAGCCATACTTATAAATAATTCCTTCTTGCCCTTTAGCTCTCATTATTTCTACGCTACCGCTTGGATAGATACCGTTTGCTATATCTTCGTCTAACTTGGTTACATAGTTGTGATAACATTGGGCATCAATTTCGCCCTCTCCGATAAGTGCCAATATCTTGCCTTTATCGGTTTCGATTTCGTCAATATATCCCTTTTTGAAAGTGCCGATTACTACCGCATTTTCAAATGTAGGACTATCATCTATTACTCCAGTATCACCGTGACCAAATATTTCGGTTCTTTCGTCGTCAATAAATTCACAACGAAGGCTCATTCCCTCGATACTCGGCAAAGCCTTTTCACAGTATTCTTGGAGCCAAGTTATACCGTTTTTGTTGTACATAGTGCCAACTTCATTAACTTCATCAACACAAGAATCGGGAAATATCTCGCATAAAATTAGCTTGAAATTCCGTCTGCCGTTTTCATCTTTCTTGCTGAAAATTTCAAACTTCTTCATACTTTTCACCGCCTTTCGTGTGCATATGTATATATATAAAAAGAGAACCTATGCGAACATAGATTCTCTGATTGAATAATTAATTAGTATTATTTGTCGCTTGGACTCGGCATACTATTTCCGTTATTGGCACGAGATTTGACTGTATTCTCGCTTGGGTCATCTGTTTCTGGTCGTCCCGCTTTTTTATCATTTTTTGAAATAGTAAAAGAAGTCTGATGGACTGGATATTTATTCTCAATATCTAATTCCAGTTCGTAATCCAAAAGTGCCACAAAAATATCTGGTGAGATACCACAAGCACTTGCCCATAAAAGCAAAGAACCCCGACCTTGCAGGTAGAGGTCTTTCGCATAACCAACCATTTTATCTCTATTAACAAATGTCGTATTGAGATATTTAAGCTCAATTGTAACATCTCTATCCTTGATAATATTGTTGGCAATAACTTTATTTAATTCATTCTCAATTGGTTCAAGCCATTGGAATAACTGAGCTGTAATTAACTCTAAATTCTGTTCTTGCGCGGCATAACTTCCACTACCAACACCATTTAATAGCGCTGCGGCAAAGCCAATATCAAGCGCAATTTTATCTCCTAAATTTGATTCATATTTTTCATCAAAAATATCTGTGTTACTTGCATTAAGAGAATTTATTTTTGTACCTGCCGCAACTGAGAATACAGATGTACCGCCGCGATTGTTTTTGCTCAAAATAGCATTCTTAACTAAATCGTGCTGTTTTTGCTGTTGTGTCTTATTTAAAGCAGAAGTGCCCTTATCTTTTCCTTCGGGAAATGTTTGGTAAATTATTCTGTTATTTATCTCGTCAAGAACGTTGCGTTTTGTTTGAGTAAAATAATCTCCATAAAGAATATCGCAAATCGCCGCCAAAACGAGAGGTCTTCCATATCGTTCCTCTTGCTTTGAACGTATCTTATGTACGATAGTTTTATTGCTATCTAAAATTAACCAATTACCATTTTTAGAGTTCTTCTTTTTCCACTTCACATATCCATCTCTAATTTCTTTTGGATATTTTCTTAATTTGCTTTCGGTCTTTTCGTTATCTCCAACATCAAAATATTCAAGATTGAAAGCAATAACATATACATTATTTTTGCGTCCGATTATTTTCGTGTAATTGGTCGGTAAAGAAATAATATCTGCATTTACGCCATATTCGTTAATCTCAGAGATAGAATCTACCTCATAATCGGTTAGAAATGCTGCGGGCATTTTGGGGCGCTTTGTAGTTTCAAAATAATAAAAAGCGATGCCCTCAATCATACCCTTGAATAAAGCATCTCTTACAAATTCTTTATGTTTAATTTTCTTTAAAATATCTTCTGCTATTTGTTTTTTCTCAGCTATTTTCTTTCGTGCTTTTTCTGTATGTTTCCTACTATATCCAACAATTACCTTATCGAGCGTCGGCATTGATTGCATATAATCTACCGCATTTGTAAAGGCGCCGTTGGTTCCATATAGAATTAACGAAAGTTCTCTAAGAGTTTCGTTATTTTGCATTGGTTTCCGCACCAAATCTTCAAGCTGTTGTGGAGTCCAATAATCAAATATATTTAGTCCGCCAAAATAACTTTCTGAATAAATTACTGAGTTTTGATAAGAATTAAATTCATAATCTTTATTTGGCTTCTCGTTATTTGTTTCACTCACCTTTGGCTTAGGAGAATGATAGGAACGATTTTTATTCTTTTTATATGCCATTTTTCATCCTCCTGTCATTAATTTATAAAGGTTTCAAATTCGTATTCTTCGCTCTGCGAAATTAAATCTTGTTCAAGTTGTGAAGCAAAGAATGAACCGTAGCTCACACTCGTATAACGGTCTTTGCGATTATTGCCTTGTTCGTGAATAATGATTGCGCCGGTTTGTTCTTTTTTTTCATAAATTAAACTTGTTGTTTCGCTAATTAGAGCTTGTGTTTCCAAAAATGGAGATTCATAGAAAATTTGTTCATATGCATCTGGACTTGAAATATATTCCTTAATATTTGGTAATATTTCTTCTTTAGCTTGTTCAAAATTGATTAATAAATCAATTCTTTCCTCGCTTAGTACGCGCCTAAAATCTTTTGCAATATCACTATTGAGATTTTGGCTTGCATTAATACAATAAATGCACGGGTTTGCTCCCTCGGATTTAATTCTATTTGCTATTTTATCGTCATTACTACAAGACAAGGGAGAATATTCGACGCCACGTTCTTCATCATACATAACTCTTGCAAGACAGTCATACACCGAAATTCCTGCATTTCTGGTATCAAGTACAATATAGTCGGCTTTAAAATCTTCAAACAATTGTCTAATTCTAATTGCTTGCTTTACGGTTTCTCCGCCTTGAACAGATTCTATATATGGAATAATCCGTCTATAACCATTCTCGTAAGAAATGTTTTTGTCTCCATCGTGTGTAAAAGTTATTTTTTCAGGAAGCAATCTCATACAAGAGAAAATAGAGTTATCATTTTTCTCGTCGGTAACAAAAGCCATATCACAACTTACAACCCTAATTTCTCCTTTTTGTTTAGGAATATCATATGGGTTCTTTTTGCCCATTTTAAAATCAAGCGCATTGCGTGGATAAAATGGTTGTTTTGAACGTTGGTTTTTCTGTAACATTGTATATGTAAAAAATGCAGATTGATTTTCTTTTAATCTTGCATTCAAAAACTCTAATTGCCAAGTAATAGGGTCTTGTTTTCTTTTTTCTTTGACCAACTGTGTCATCAGTTTGATTTCGTGTTTGAGAACCACAGATTCATCAAACGATAAAACGCAGGCTGGTTCGTTCTTTTCCATTTGATTAAAGGCATTATCAACAATCTCCCACATCCAATGTCCATTATCAAGCCAACTCGAACTAATATAAATATCTACAGGTTCTTCTTTTAATCCTTTAATGTTTTTATAATATGGTTTGTTCATATATGGAGCATGGCGAACTATCTGACAAGGAGATAAAACACTATCGTCTATGTGCTTGTCGATTTGTCTAAACTCTTCTCGCACAATGCAATTTGAACGATTTCCGCGCGCATTATCATTGGCAACTACAACTGTTATCTTGCTACCATTTTTGAACTTAACAACTGTTTTCCTTTGGTTTTCTTCAATCTTAGCAATTTCTCTCGCTAACATTGGCGACCATTCCATAAGTTCTGTTTTTATCTTTTCCGAAACAATTAATTCTGACTGCCCTTTCGTCGCACTTGACAAAAGTATTTTTGTTCCAGGATATAAAATACACCTTATACAAGCGTATAAGGCAATTAAAAAAGATTTGGCTGTGGCACGAGCCGCCACAATCACAATCATATTGTTTACACCTAATTCATACAAAGCTAATGCTTGGTATTCGTGTAAATCTAATTTTAAATAATCTATTGCAAATCTATGTAAATTTCTGCGAAAAAAAGTGTTCCACTCTAAAAAGTGGTCACAATTTTGGGGATTACCCAAAAAATGACTCGTAGGAAATTGTTTATACAATTCTTTTTGTATATCATCTGCCGCAGGATTGAACTTGTAATTACTCGCCATCGCTATCATCCTCGTCTTCTTCGTGGACGTAATACTCTGTATCACGGGTTTGCGTTCCAAACTTAGTATTAAACAATGGTCTTGCACAATGACGTTGATAATAGTCGTCTAAGCCATCCATATCTTTATAAAGCTGTTGGTCTCTATAATACTCTTCTACTGTATATTGACTAACATCTTTAACTAATTGACCCCAACAAGAATCTGCGTCATTGGAAACATCTTGTTCTGTTTTTAATCCTGCTTTTTCAAAAGTTTTTCTGTATGTTTCTGAGAGCTTTTTGAAATCATCAACATTACCAGATTTTAGAGCTCTTGCTTTTAACATATATATCTGACATAGCTCAATAATAAATATCTCTTGGTTGCTATCACAATTGGGGTTGGCGCTTTTTAAATATTTGTAGTGCGAATTAAGATTTTCATAATCTTCTGGTTCAAAACCGTCGCCCCATTTATTAATATCTCTTGAACTGATTTCTTTTTTGTCTTCTTGTTTTGGTTCTTCCTTACGCACCGGCAGAGTGATAAACTCAGTTTGGCTGATTTCTTTCCTTTTGTTGTGAAAGAAGAAATCTCCCTCTAAGGTTGAGTCAAACGTTTTACCTTTATATTGAACCAGATTTATACGCTTAATATAATTTCCAACTATTACCGAAATGTCATCGTCGGCGCAAGTGTCAAAAATACTATCGTCATAATATAAGTCAAAAGCCATACACATTCTTTTTATAGCTTTTTTGCTATTGTTATATTTTTTAAAATATCTATAGAATATATCTCCAAGACATTCTTTACAAACAGGCAAATATCCCGATGTTCCATACAAAATACTGTTTGTTTTATAAAATTGTGTCGTTGAAGCATATTCTTTTTTACAGCGACAACATATAATTTTTTCTGCCGCCTTTTTTGTAACAGGCATATATGCCACCCACTTTCTATCAACTAATTTGTTATAATATCAACTAAAAGCAGAGGTCGCTTATTTAAGCGACCTCGTTTCTCCGCCTATCTAATAGTGATAGGTGAGATATAAGTCGTCTCTGACACAGGCGCTTACCTAATGGAGCTGGTGGACGGATTTGAACCCGCGACCTCCGACTTATGAGGACGGCGAGCTGACCATCTGCTCTATCCCGCAATATATAAAAACCCCTCTCGTTTATCGAGAGGGGATAGTCTTATAAATCTATGACAAAGCCAATTAAATCTCCGTCGTCATTTTTTCTCGCTCTACATCCGCTGAAAATAAACTGAAATAACTCTGGAATCTCATCTAATACATCCGATATATAATCATCGTCTATATCTTCGTCATAATAATATATGCTATCTCTAACATAAATCTCTACACATTTTTTCTCTGGAATATCTTTTATAATTTTTGAAGAAGCATCTCCACTAATCAATGTAATATCAGCGTCGGCTGATAAATAATCGCCATCACGAAATGCCGGCTCAACACAAGCTACCATATCGTCTGCTAACGATACATAATATTCTTTGTCATAGCCGCCATACCATTCTGGTTCAATATTAATTGATTCAAAATCAACTTCTTCATTTTTTAATAATTCACTCATTAGCTCTTTGGCATCATAATATAAAAGCACAGCCACGATATAATTACCGTGCTGCGCCTCTGATACCATAGTGTTAGCCAATGATTTATATGTTTCAAAAACTTTACGTTTCATTGTCTTCACTTCCCATTTACAGCGTTCTTAATAGAATCGCTGACCTTGCAATTTATTCTTTTCATTGCCGCAAAAGTTGTAATTTCTCCTGTTTTTGGATGCCGAGCTTTTCTCTCAGGAATATCTTTAACAGTAAAACTCACAAACCCTTTAATTGTTACTTTCCCATCTTTAATAAGTCCTTCTTTAACGGTTTCTACAAAACTATCAATAACTTGTTCGCAACAATTTTGAGAAAAGCCCGTCTGTGCGGCAATTTTTCTAATTGTATCTATCTTTCTCATTCGCTCACCATTTATCTATTACTTTCACATATGATTTATCTCTTAATAAATTTCCATCTTCATCTTGGCAAATAATGGCGAATCCCGATTTTTGTGGTGCGAGCAATCGTCCGTCAGCATATACCATTTTTGTAACGTCGGCAAAGGCGCCTTGTTCCAATAGTCTGATAAAACCTTTTGTCGAATCTCCAACTTTGTGGGTATGCGCCATTACAACGCAATCAAAAGGTTCTTTTTGGGTGTCTTGTAAATAGTCTTTTGCTTTGTCGGCGGTTGCAAGCATTCCTTGCCTATAAGCCAAAGGATGAACGAAAAACGTTTTTCCAATGCGGCACTTCCAATCATCAACATATTCGATTTCAATATCTTCAAATACTTTACATAAAGGTTCATATTTGATTTTAGATTCGCTTCGTTTATCATAGTGGTTGAAACCGTCTACAAAAATCAGCTCCAATGAAGTGTCCGGCAATAGTTCTAAAATATCTGTATCTATATTTTTTGCAAAGTAGTTTGCAAATCTTTTATCGTGGTTGCCGTAATTGCAAACAACCTTAGATGGATTCAAATACTTAATTAAATCAATTAAATACTGCCTTCCTATAATAATTTCTTCCATAGGAGAAATTCTATATTGTTTGCTAAACTTAGATAATGCCTGGCAATCCACAATGTCGCCATTTATCTGTAAGATGTCAATCTTGTTTCTGTAATCTTTTAATAAACTATAATCAAGCTGAAAAGGTATGTGTAAATCTGATATGGAAAGAATAGTAGTTGCAACACCACTTGTTTCTTCATTATCTATAATCTCTATCAACCTCTTCATACCATACATTCGTTTTCTTACCTCAGATTCATTGAAGCAATTTCCTTCTCCAAAAAGTCTTTCGCTTAAATCCTCGTAAGGAGTATTATCCGTTTTGGAAATTAATTTATTATAAACCAATTCCTTAACTTCTTTATATGTAATATCTATTTTTCTCACTCACTCTATAATATTTCGTCTATTTCGCAATCTTCTCCAATTATATAATCTACTACGCCAAGTTCTTTTCCTTCCTTGGGTAGAAAATACCATTCTACTCTATATTTATTTTGATATAATTCTTCACTAATATTTGTTCTGCCCAATATAAGCTCTTTAGCCATATCTCGCAATTGGGTGGTTTCAAATGATATTCTATCCTGCAATTTTGCCATAGAATCACAACCAAAAGAAGAACCATCGTGCATTAAAAATTCGCTATGGGGCATAGCAAACCTTTTATCCCCCGAAAGGAATATATCGAATGCCATTGACGCACATTGCGCTAAATTTATTGTATAAACAGGCGTTTGACTTGTTAATATAGCGTCAATTATTCCATAGCCATCGACTATGGTTCCGCCAGGCGAATTAATGAATACTTTAATTGGTTGTCTTTCTTCAATTGGAATGTCTTTATCTAAACGATTATATCTCATAATGTGATATACGACCGTAGATATAAAATGTTCGTCTATTTGTGCATTAATAAATAAATTGCGGTTTTCTATATCTTCAATTTGAAAACTATCTTCAAAACAATAATTGAAAGTTGCGTCAGTTGGATTTGCTACATAACTCATTCTTTCTTCCTCGCTAAATTCTGACCTTTATAATTTTTGCGCGATGGCTACATACTTATCTTCAATGTATCTTTTATTCTTAGTTCTGTAAAATCCAACCTCGTAGCCTCTTTTATCTCTAAATCCACCATACTGATTGATGATGTATTCGTTCTTTATAAGTTTCTCCATTTCCTTTTTGCTAATCTGTTTTATATTAAACACGTCCTTTTAAAATTTGCCATAGGTATATTAAGTCCCCTATGTGGACTTGCAGTTTTTTGTCTTAAAGACATAGCCGCAAACAGGGTCACTACAAACCATCCAAGAGCCTCGGTATTCACTCACACGGCGAAGGAAAATACTTCATCGACTAATGGTGCCGCCTCGTGGAATCGAACCACGTCAAGCCAAGGGCTTCAACCTTGCGCTCTACCTATTGAGCTAAAGCGGCATATTGACAGCCATTCTCCTGCTGCCGCGAAGCTCCCTTAGTACGCATACCGTAGGGGTGGGTTTTCATCTTCTATGTCCCGCAGGTACATACCCATTACCGCTGGCTCCCACAGGTGGGCTCGAACCACCGACAACCCGATTAACAGTCGGGTGCTCTACCAACTGAGCTATACGGGAATATCTAAATGGCGACTACGGTGGGAATTGAACCCACGACCTCCGCCGTGACAGGGCGGCGTTCTAACCATCTGAACTACGCAGCCTTGTATTAAGGATTCTCTGACGCAGCTATTGCCGCGCCAGAGTCACAAAGAAAAGAGAAAGAGAGAGATAATGAAAGAAATGAGAACAGGGAATTTTATTATATTCCCTTCATATAACATATTTTACTCTTTTAGAACATTCGTTTTATCCTCTCTATAATAGGGGGAAATTAAGGCATATTTTTTTTTCTCTCAAAATTAAACTGTGGACATATCATTATTTTGACGTTGTTTTTGTTTATTTTCCTTGTAGTATTTACGCCTATATTCCTCATAACAACCACTACATCTTGTGGTTCTTTTGTTATTTCCGCTAACTGCAAACTCTTTTCCGCAATCAACACAAGTTATTAATTTTGTTTCTTTTTTTGTGTAGTGGTCGCAATCTTTACAATATTTTCTGTTCTTGTATTTATTGTTGCGAATCAAAACTCCGCACTCGGCGCATCTAATCAGCTTGACACCGCAATAAAGCATATATTCATATCCAAGTTCTCTAAAATCTGAAACTTTCAATACGGGTTCGCTCTTATTATCTGCAAAAGTAACCCGAACATTGAGGTTATCTATTCTTTTTGCTTTTTCTAAGAAACCAAGCCGACGTAGCATTCCGAGATACTTGAACCTTTCATCTACCGCACAATTGATTCTCGCCAACTTGTATATTTCTCTTGCTTCTTGGTTTACCCAACTGTTATTCTTTGCATTGCGCTCATTATTGAGCTTGGCAATACACAAAAGAGTAAATGCAAGTCGTTCCAAAATCTTATTATTCAAACTGTTTATCTTATTTATCTCATTTTGTGTAATCCATATTCCGTCAATTTCGTGTAGTGCGGTTTTGCCGGCATTTTTCGCAATTTTTTCAATGCTTTCATCCCAAGCAGCTTTATTTCCCTCATATCTTGGATAGTATTGAGAAATGAACTCAGTAAGTAATTCTGCTATCTTCTTTTTGCGATAACCAAAATACTGATAGTAATAGCGTGCCAAAATTGTTAAAGTATAATACGGATTGTCATTAAGGGTTCGTTGTTGCAGACATTCTTCTGCATATTCTTTTTCATTAAGTATAATCATCACTATCACCAATCGCTTTCTTGCACATCTTGAAGTTTTCGCCGCAATATTCAAAATCACCGTCTTTTTCTACTTTCACAGGATAGTGAATAATTCCATTGTTTCTCTTATGTAAATTATCAATTATTTTTTCGCCACACACATCCCAAACAAATTGTTTTGATTTCTCGGACTTATAACACATATCAATCAAGATGTTGCAAAGCTCATCTTCATTTGGACAAATTTCCTCGCAATTTCTTCTGAACCAATTAATTAAAACTTGTTTTTGCTGATTGGAATCAAAGGAGTCTATTCTTTCATTTCTACTCTTTGCTTGATAAGCGTCCAATTTATTTTTGTATTCTTGATATATTTGTAAGAGCAAATTATATGTTTTGTTGTTATACCCCCCATTTGATTTCAAGATGGTATAATCGAATTTGGGTTGAGTGTATTTTTTTGATAAATAACCATCGAATATATTTTCAAAAATCCAGCAAATTCTATTGACAACGCAAGCGCTATTGCCAACAGGAATAAATCTTTCATAATAATCCAAAAAGACTTCCATATCCTTTGTTTTTGGTTCATACTCATATAAATCTTGAATTGAAGAAATGCCATATTCCTCAAACATTATGTTGGCGGAATTATTACTATTGGTTAAATAAGTATTATTCTTCTTTCTAAGGTTTGGATAAACATAGGTCATAAAATAAGGTTTATTGGCGGCAGAAATACTTCTATTAAATGATTTGAGTTCTATTTCTTCTTTACTGTCATTTTCATTTGCTATGTTATCTCGAATGCTGAACCAATTTTCCGGCATAGGCTTGGCAATAATGCCCTTCGCGCGGTCTATCGTGTTCTGCTGGAACAATTGTCCACACATTATTCTATACTGTAAAGTTTTATATTCTTCTGAATCTTTATCGAAATTTTCTATAACCTCAAACATACTTGTGACGTGATTAGTTACCGTTCCAATGTCATCATTGAACGCTAACTTGTTTGCGGCAATTATATCTTCCTCGGTTGGAATTATCTTGTCCGCTCTTTTTTGCATACACATAATAGTAGGGGAGTTCTGTGTATTTTTTGAAATTATTGGATTATCTGTACACATATTTGTGTCGCCCATTTATACCCTCGGTTTCCCGATATTTAATGAGGGATTAGACTATATCTTCAAATATTATTCTATTACCAAATAATATTTGCTTGGCACTTCCACTTATGGAATTTCACCATAAATGTACTCTACTCGCTTCTTCACATAAAGTTTTCTTTTATGTTATGCTTTCGATAGTCGTTGCACCCATATTAGTGGGCACAGAATTAGCTTGTGTGTGTATATTTTTAATGAATTGGAGCAAACTCTCCAAAATATTGTTTTTCAGCTAAAAGCCTTGAATTTATTGCATCTGTCTTGTTATTAAAACGTCCTAAGTAAATACGTTTATTATTGCAATTAATATATGAAATCCATTTATTTGATTTTTTATCAAAATGTACCCCATTATAACCACTCATATTATTTGAGTAAAGCCCCTTGTTCTTTACATTATCTCTTTGAGTGCATTTCCTCATATTGCTTCTTCTGCAATCTTTTGGATTTCTATTTATATGGTCAATAATAGTTCCTTCATTGACACCCATTATATATTGATGCAGGGCTACTCGCTTCTTAGTTGTGGTATTATATCCATAAATATATCCTTTTTCATTTTCGTACCAGCATATATCCTTAATTTTATCAACGTCATCCAAATCCACATAAAACTCACTTGAAGTATTATGTGTTAAAAAGATAGCAACGTTGTCTTTTATTGTATATTGGTTGTGGTAGTGTTCAAAAGGTATTGAATTTTTATGGGCAATTTTTAAATAACACGACTTACACATTTTTGCACCATTTTTCAATTTGTACATATCTTTATCTATAATCGTTCCGCAGTCACATCGGCATTTTAATCTTTTATGGTGTTTGCCAGACGAGTCGATGCGGTCAGACGCATTATCAATAATTGTCCAATTCCCGAATCTATCTCCGATTTGTATTTTTTATCACCGCTTATTTATTTTACACACATTTAGCCGTTCTCTGTTAGCATATTTCTATACACCCAACATTTGTTGGTTCACCAAGTTTTACAAGGACAGGTTTGTTCATCCTTGTCAGCCCCGTTCATTGCATCGCAGGCTGTGTCCCACGCATTATAAACTAAAGCTGATTTTATATATTGATACCAATAATTTGTTTGTTCATTTGGTTGAAGTTTCATTTTACGAATATTGTTATGACACATTATCTTAAACAAATCACGCTACCGATTTGTTAGGGATTAACCCTCTCTTGCTTTCGCAAGAAGTTGAGACTATATCTTCATCCGTAAGGATGCCTACCGCTTCCACCATCAATCGCTTATGGTGTACTCTACTCGCTTCCGAATTATATTCGTGCTTTCGATAGTCGTTGAACCTTACCCGTTAGGGTCTTGGCTGCTGATTATCCCGTAGGACTTCCCAGCAATTCAATAGGAGTTGCCCCATATATTCCTATATAGGCGACCTGTCATTCAAGTCATTGGCGCGCGAAAACAAGTAATTTCGTCCGCTCCCTTATCAATCCAATATTTGTGATACACTTCACCACTTTTTAATAATCCAGTAACCTCTAAACCAAACATACTTTGACATAGGGCATAGGGGTCGCCCGAAATCATCGCAAAATTAGCATTAACCTTAATTGCCCCGCGTTTTGCCATTTCAATTCTCTTGGAAATCATATTCCAAATTTTGCGCCGCACATACGGGTCATTAATCATTCGCTCATCTGCCATAAGTGCCCGAACACAAAAATCATAGTTGTCGTTAAGAACATTCTCGTCTGTTATTCCAAATCCAGCCATAAATACGAGGCTCCTACGATAATCCATTCCTAATACACCGGCAATTTCATCAATCGTAGGTTGACACAATTCTTGAAGCTCGCTATCCGTAAATTGATAACTTTGCAAAAACTGATAATTCGTATTCCTAACATTTTCAAGTTCGTCGGGAGTAATTTTAGGTGTTGAGAATTGATAGTGGTTTTCTTGGCAATTTGCGTAGTAGTCTTCCCAGCTATCATAACACTCCCACAACTTCAACATAGACTCCGTTAAAATTACATCTGCTTCACGAATATCTCTTTTGTCGCCCCACACATCCTCAATCTCGTATGTGCCGGCGATTTTCTCGGCAAACTCCACAAAGTCAAAAGTATAAACCATACCTTTAGTCCAAGCATACCGTGTATTCATTCCTGATAACGGTTCGTCTGAACCAGTAAGATATTGATTAACCTTGCGAGAATATGAGGGGAGCATTAAACCATATCCATCAGAATCATTGTGTTCTATCTCGAATCCATCCTCATATGTAAGAATAGGTTCTCCGTCCGTTTCATCGTTTATAAGGATAACATTATCTTTGAAGTGGGTTATGCAGTCTTTTATAACTATAAACCCTCGTGGTTCAGGGATGGGGGTTGAACCAGAACAGATAAGGGCTTGATATGCCTCTAATTTTGCCGGCACCAAAGGAACGTTCTTGTTACGCCCGTTGTCGAGCCTCTTTTTCAGCTCAGGATAAAGTAGTTCATTTACATAAACAATTGTAGAGTTCTTTATTCCGCCGTTCGTTCCAAGGAAGCGCCTGTACTTTATTCCGTTTATTGAAAATCCGCAATTTGCTCGGTCATAGTCTTTATTGCTATCCATAATGACGCATACATAGTCTTTTTGAAATTGAAGCTCATAAAGTTTATTGTATAAGGCTTTAACTTCTGCTTTGGTTTCTCTTGATTTTGGTTTACGCTTTGTATATTTGATTTTCTTTTGTATGGATTTTATTTCCTCGTCTATGCCGCAAACTCCGTTAAGTTCATCTATGAACCTTAGCAGTTGACTATCGTTCAATGAAACAATGTTGTCGGGATAATCACTCATTGCAACATTAAGAGGAAGAGTTAAGTTCCACTTGGCTTTTTTAAGCTGCTTGCTATGGATTTTATAAATTAACTTCAAGCAACTTTTTTGTTCCATTTATATTACCTTCTTTCGCGCGCTCATAAATACCTCTCACTTGCCCTCTGTTGTATTTTTATATGTAGGAATATCTCGATATGGACAACCAATAAAAAACATAAGAAGAGCCAAAAGAAAGAATAATAAGCACGTCCTAAAGTTTTTGTGTTAGGTTTATTAAAGAAACGCAAAAACACTCATCCTCCGGCAAGTAAGTAACCGCAAGATTGTCGTGTTCGTATTTAAGTAGCTCTTTAATTTGATATATATAGTAACAGTAGTCAACTTCACCCTGGCGAATAGTGTTCAGAATGCTATTTATAAACTCGCAATATCTTGTCCATTGGGTTTCCTCTTGAAAAGAAACTTTAGTACCATTCACAAGGCAATAAGACTTAGGAAGCTCCATTCTTCTTTTGCCGCTTGGTGAAACCAAATACTTTAATACTTTAAATGCTTCCTGCCACTCGTCATCAGTTGTGCCACTTGGCAAACCTTTTGCGGCGGCGCCCATTTGTTGTAGTTCTTCTAATTTCATATCCTTCTCACATCAACTAACATAAAATAAGAAACCAAAGAAGAAGCTCTTTGTTTTCTGATATTATTATAGACGCGTTTTATAAACTTGTCAATAGTTTTTTAGGAAAGTTTATAAAAGTTTAACAAAAAAACTCCCTTATATTAGCGTATATATAATATAAGCTAATATAAGTTATATATATTAATATAAGTATCTTATATAAGTAACTGATATTAAAATAAGTACCTTATATTAGTAATTTATATTATATTAGTTTCTTATATAAGTTATATATATAATATAAGTAGTGTATATAAGTTAATTATATTAATATAAGTTTCTTATATAAGTAACTGATATTAATATTAGTATTGTATATAAGTAACTTATATTAATATTAGTACCTTATATAAGGAAACTATTATTATATAAGTAAACTTTACTTACACAAATATATTTATCTTCTTATACTTATATAATAATAGTCACTCGACCTACTCAACGGTTTCGGACAGAAATGAGTTCAAATACATAATTTTTTCTCCATAAATCACCCAATTTAATATCAGTTTTTAACCAATAATCTAATGGATTCAGAATCCGAAACCAAAGTTTTATTTACAAATTTGCCGGCACATACACAAATGTCCTTTAACCCATTAATATATTTTAGATTAGACTTTTAGCTCTGTTTTTGAGGGTTAAAGCCAAAAAACAAGTTTTTGGTCATTCGCTGCATAATAAGCCAAATTTATTAGTCTTCGGATTTACCGAAAATTTATTCCGTAATTATCCTCTATTTTAGAGGGTTTTGTTATTTTAAAGGTCGTTTTCGAGAAAAAGATTAAAACCCTCAATAATAGGGAGTTATTGTGTATCGGGATATATTTTTCGGTAAAGTAGAGAAATAGGGTGTTATTGAGTAGGTGTGGATAGGGTGGGGGAGTGATTTTTGGATGAGAGTGAAGGGTTGCACACCGACTCCCGCGGAGCTACCGAACAAATGTTTGAAATGTAAATTACCCCCTACTTTAGAGCTTTAAAGCGTTAAATTCCGAAATTGTGCAAAAGTCGGACTTTACCGAGTTAAAGCGATAAAGTGAATATAACGCTGATTTTATGCAAAAAGTGAATAAATATGCAGGATTTTAGCGTAGTAAAGCATTGAAGTATTTTCGGAGAATTGTTCACATTTCACAGTCCAATAAATCGGACTTTCCTCCCTCACAGTCCAATTAATCGTACTCTGCTTTACCATATTAAAGCACTAAAGCGTTTTTTAGCTCCTGGCGTACCATAAAACAATTTACTACTTTAAAACGCTAAAGTGATTTTGCAGCTCCGATATATAAGACTTTAGCATATTAAAGCATTTATTTATTTTAATTATTGAATATAATATATAATACTTATATAGCGCAAAAATTTAATTCTTAAAAAGAATATATCACATTAAACCGGTTATTTTATAAAACTTTTTAATTCCTGGAATCCGCATCAAATCTGACTTTTTTATATTTCAGTAAATTTTTTTAAAAAAAATTTGCAAAAAGTATTGACAATTTAAAAACACTATGCTATATTATAAGCACAACAAAGGCAACGGCGCAAAACATAACGCCGTAAATCAAAACAAAAAACATTTTTAAAAAACTTTTAAAAAACACTTGACAAACAAAAAATATTGTGATATAGTAACATCACAATAAACCGAACAATAAAATTATTGCAGGGAGGCAATACTATGGTAACTGATTATAAAATTATTCTGGGTTTATTAAATCAGGATGGGCGCGACGTTGTAGCGACTCCGGCGAAGGCAAAAGATATTATTAAAAAAGTAATATTAAAACCTAATTATCAAATAGGCGGCGCGACTCTGACAGAGTGCGAAGGCGTTTATACTATGAACGACGGGCGCCAGGTGACAGAGCCCTCCATCCAGATTGATATTACAGTAAATACAGATTACGACGCGACGACTAAAGAACAAATATTATTATTTGCTAAAGATTTAAAGAATATGTTTAATCAGGAATCAATATTCTTTTCATTTGTTGAAAATTCAAATAGTACATTGATATTTTAAGGAGGTTACACTATGTATTATTATAATGGATTTAAAAGGCTGCGCGAACATAAAAGCGCGCAATGTGGAGTATATAACAACGGCGACGCCGTGGAGTTTTGGAGCTATTCCACTAAAGTTATAACAATTCTTTACAAGGCGGGCAAAAGGTTTATCGAATGTACCGGCACATATAGCCCGACGACTCGCCGCCAAATAGGCTGGTTTTTGCGTGAATACGCGCCGGACTTGAACTATTACGACGTTAAAAATATTGTAGGGCGCGGCTCCGTTGCCTTATAAACCTAACAATAAAACTATTGATAAAAATATTATAGCTGCGCTATCGGCTCGACGGGCGGGAGGTTTAATCATGACTAAATACATATTAAATTATAGTTACGATGATGGCACATCCGACTCTGAATATTGTTTTGACGAGTACGACGCCCATGAGCGTTATGATGAGCTTATATCTGAGCCAGGCATCGAGTGGGTAAAATTAGAGTCCGTGACGGTTTACGGCGGTATGATGTGCGACTCTGAGGTAATAAAAGAATATGATATTTGTTACGCTTGAATACGCGGGCTATTACGCCCGTACCATCTCAAATAGTGAGCCTTGACGCGGCGGGATGGCTTTTTACCAATCACTATAAAACAACTATAAAGGCGGTTATATTATGAGAATAACAAAAAAGCAATTTATTGAGGAAATGACAAACGGTAAAGTTTGGTTTGCCGGAAGGACTCATGAGCTATTACCAGAAAAAGAATGCGCATCGGCTATCTATGCACAAATGATAATTGAAAAAATGCAGCCCGAACTGCGCACCTATCGCGCCCGTTCTACCTTTTTGGAGTCGAATGAAGATACAAGATTATCTACGGTCGCCGGCAAGGGCATGGCAATAGAATTTTTTAAAAGATTTTATTCCGATATGGAGGTTTTAATCTCACGACTTTATAACACTGATAATTATGAGGGTGCAAGGGATTTTATTTGCTACTACGTTAAAAAAGAATGGAATTAAAGGAGGTTACACTATGTATTACTACGACAAGGAAACAGCAATAAACAAAGTTAAAACGAGAATAAATAACTATAAAAAGTGCTTGGCACTAATTGAGGAATTGAAACCGGTTGTAAAACGTTTTGACGGCAAAATCTACAATGTAAAATTTGATAGAGCTTTGAAGGAAGTCTGCAACTATATCAATGTAGATTTTGAATATAGCAGCTTTGATATTAAAGTTTTAACGTACATGAACGGAAACGGCGGCGGAAGGAATAGCGCAAAAGCTCCAGTTTGTATGAACGGAAGCGAATACTATTATTTGACATCAAGGCTCGGCACACGAGCGGGCGGATATGGAATCTGTCCTTTTGAGGAAACGGAAACGGGCAAGCGCCGAATTATAGCGGATAAAATCATTGAGGGGCTTGACTACCAGGCGGAATATTACAACAGAGTTATAACGGAAAATTCTGAGGGTTTAAAGCACATCGACGAGTACGCGGCAAAAGTTGCGGAAATAGAGCGCCGAGTTAAAGAGCTTGAAGAAATCCCGCATGACATCAAAAACTATTTTGATTGGAATTTGTACCTCAAAAACTATTATTAATCAGAACGGAAAAATTGAAAAGAAAAGGGGTGGGGACTTGCCACTACGCCGGAGCTTTTCCGGCGTAGCCACAAGCATCCAGCTTGGAGGGAAGGTATAAGAATATGGAAAAATTAAACAATACAACTATTGAGGAAATCAGATGGGCTGAGGCTAAACGCTGCCGGAAAACTATGCAGAAATTAGCTGAACGAAAAAAACAAGAGAAGGCAATACGCCGGAAAACTTGGGGCTTTAAGCTCCTGGGGCTTGCCTTAATAGCTATATCCCTTTGGCTTGCCTTTAGTGGAATCCTTATTGAGCCTAACGGAAAATTTGACGGGTTATATTTAATCATAGCCATTCCCATCGGCTTGATTATGATATTCGCTGACAGCTCTAACTTATGGAAAAAATCACGGAGGTAAACTATGCACAAAAAAGCAATGCACAACGTAACAAGTGACTCGGAAAAAATACTCAGAAGAGCTATATTCAAAACGAGTTTGGCAATTAGCGGAAAAAATCAAGACTTTATTGTCTTTATCACGGCGGACTCAAAACTGTCCGAAAGTGAGATGGATAAACTTATAAACCTGCGCGACGATATACGCAACGGAAAAATTAATCTCGGCGCATTTAAAGAGGAAGGCGACTATTTTTATAACGATAACGGCGAAGAGGTCGCCATGTTAGCGGAAAAAATCGAGCTCAACAGAGTCGGTACAACTATTATTGAAATCTCAATGCTGCCGGAAAAATTCTGATAATGAGGTGGAAAATTTGATTAGCTTTTTTGTAGTAATTATTATCGGAATCGCGGCAATTTTCGCAAGATAAGGGGGCGGAAAATATGGCAAAAATACACAACGTAAATATTAAAGCATTCGCGGAAAAATTCCACAAGGAATATGATTTTCTTTACGAGCATAACGACAATGTAGCCGGCTACTCTGAGGCGGTAGAAGACTTTGACACCAGGATAAAAGCGTCGGAAAATTTTAATAACTTTGTGGGCGGTTTTGTGGATTATCGCGGCGACTTCATAAGCAGCGACAGAGAAGCGGCGGCGTTTATGTTCACAATGGAATCCCTGGGACTGTTAGACTAACAGAAAATTTGATGGAGGTTTATAATGGACAAGCTGATAACAATAACTATTACTGACGGAGAAAATGAGTATTCTTTAGATTTTATTATGGAAAATGTAAAGGACTTTTCCGAAGTAATCAAACGTATTGAACAGGACTTGGATATTTGACGGAGGTTTACAATGGAAAATTTGAATAGATATGAAATGGCAATAAATACCTTGGAAAAAATCAAGAGTATTATGGAAAATACCATAAAAAAGTACGGAGTGAATCCGGCGGACTTGTGCGAAAATGGCGGAATTTTCTATATGAACGCTAATGACGGCACTGTATTTGATTGGCTTATGAACGGCAACACCTGCGAGTTTTTCACCTTTTGGAAAAGCTGCGAGCTTGGATTTTGTAAACTGCAAGCCTGCCAAAACGGAAATATTATCGGTTATGTGTTCAAAGAGGGTGAGTATAAAGCAACGGAAAATTTCAAAGAATACGTTGGAGAATCCGAGTGCCGTGCCCTTGCTGACCTTATGTACCTGGTTGCTGATTGTCGCAACGAGTACGATGAGAATATAAAGAACATTAACTTTGACGACTTTCACACAAATAGCGCCGGCGACGATATGAGATGGGTTTTTGAACTTGACGAAGAAGAAGAGGAGGACTACTAATGGAAAAAATCATAAGACTTGACATCATAGATAACGATTGGGACGAAGAGAATCCGCGCATTATGGACACATTTTATCTTGTGAATCCCGATATGGAAAAATTGGATAAACTTCAAAAGCTAATGAATAATCGTTTTGATTATGAAGAGGATAACGAAGAAAATATCGAATACTTTGAGGAAATCTACGACTATATTGAGGAAAATTTCACAAGTATTGATATTGAGTTAAAAGAAATTGAGTGGTAACACAACGGAAAAATTAAGGAGGCAACACAATGTTAGATTATAATAAAATGACAATAAATCAGCTCCAGGATTGCTACACGGAATTTATCGACAAAAGCGAATACCCATCCTTTTTATCTTGGGTTAAAGCTCTGACGGCTGAAGGTCGGCTGCGTAACATCTGCGAGCTTGTGGAAAATACAAAGAAATACAAATGGGCTTGCGCAACGGAACTACGCGGCATTTACGATGACCGTTACGATATGACCATTATTGTAGAAGAAGAGTATATTCTCGATACAGACGGCTCTGTACGCAATACAACGGCTGTTGTGGGGTGGTATCACGGAGAACCTGACGACGAGCTAAACGAAAAGTATTACGGAAAAACCTTTGGAATAATCGACTTCCCTGCCGGCGAGTTTGATGATGAGCAACTAAAGCATATGGGATTATTAGAGTAAAGTTTTTTGAAAAACTTTTTATAAAATACTTGACAAACGGAAATTTTTGTGGTATAATACAAGTACAATAAAGAAACCGAGCCGGACGGAATCCGGCACTCAATAAAAGTTATAAACCTATCAATAAAATTCAAGGAGGATATTATGGGCTGGACATTTCAACACGCAACATATTATAAGGGCGGAAAAGTTGACCGCAGAGCCGAGTGCGACGCACTATGGAACAACGATGCTTGCTTCCAGGTGGAAAAATCGGCAATGGTAGGCTCGACATACTATGCAGCGGTTAGACAGACAGGAAAGAGGGTTGACGGAAAAATTGAAGACATCCCGCGCGAGAATCAGAAGGTTTTCGGAACTGTATGCTTAACTTCCCTGAATAGCAAGGATTATTTCAACTTTGGCTACAAGGACATGGACGAAACCGCGAATCCTTATTGCTATGATTGTCCGGTTGGTATTCTCAACTTGCTAACAGAAACCGACTCCGAGTACGCGAAAGATTGGCGGAAAACTTGCCGCGAAAAACGAGCAGAGAAGAACGCGGAAAAGAGGAATCCCGACAGCTTGGAAAATTTGCCGATTGGCTCCATTATCGAATGCAACGGCAGACAGCTTGTAAAGCATTATCCGAGTTATCAATTTAAAAGACTGTTTTGGATGTACGTCGGAGAATTTAAGTATAGCAATATAAACTATATTAAACGCAACGGCTACAAGGTTATTGAGAGAGCGGCAAATTGAGGTGGAGAATATGAAAGACAATAAATATATTAAGGGCAAAAGAAAAGACGAGATTATACAGGCGCTTTTCAAAGGTATTTTAAAACTAAGCACAAATGACGAAGAGGCATATAACTTTTTAACAGATTGTTGCGACTTGACCGACAATGAGATTGATTATCTATCTGGAAACTTTGACGATAGGTTATACGAATTTATCGACGAAGATGACGAGGACTACTGAGGTGGAAAATATGAATCATTTTAATCATTATATAGTTATTTGCGAATACTGTTGTGACGGAGAATCCGGAGTTGATGTTATTGCTGTTATGCACACACGCGCAAACGCTTTAGGTGTATATCAAATAGAATTGATAAAAGGAAAGCAGAATGCCGAGAACAGAAACTATGATTGCATAGAGGAAATGGAAACGAGCTTTGAGGCTTGGGAAGACGGAGAATATCTTTTTAATCATATTCGATTATATATCCAGGGCGTTTAAAAGATGGAAGAAATGAATAACACGGAAAAAATAAAAAGAATCAAAAGGTTTATTGCAGACCTGCAAAAAGAAAAAATGGTTGACAAATATCTTTATCCTTATACTTGGTTATCTGGTTCTTCTACAAACGTAAGACCTATAACGGTTTGGCACAGGTATATTGAGCTGCAATGGAATAGCAGAAAAAGAATGTTTGACAAATTCATAGATAAAACTGTGCGAGATAATTCAGACCTATTATCCGATGGAAGTTTTTGCAAGGGCGACGGTTCTTGTCCGGCTACAATTATATTCTACTTTAACAAAGAGTATTGGGGTGATTAAACGTGAAAAAGAAAAAGGATGATAAATTCGTTAATCTGACGGAAAATTTGAAACAGGAGCTTATACGAGCCGGTAAGGCGATATGCGGAAAATCCTTTTTACTTACTTCCGGCAGAGTCGTCACTAAATACGATACCGAGTGGCAGCAGATGACATTTTGCGACAAAGTACAAAGAACGGTAGCTGCATACGACAGCAATACAAATGAGATTAAATTACTTTAAGGAGGATTAAAAAGTGCAACTACATAAGCTATAAGCGCTCCAAACTGCCGTATAAGACCGGAACTATTATGCTAACTTATCTTATGTATAATCCTAAAACGACTTACACGGACGACGTGGTGGAAAGATACGATTACATACTTGAATAGCGAAATCTTTTATGATATAATTTTGAAAGAGGAAAACAATGCAATTATTGATTATACTCGGAATTGTCGCGATTGCCGGCGGAATCACAGCTTACGAAAATCGCGCTCCGAGAAACACCAAACCGCACACGCACTCCGAAATGGATTCAATGCTGCGTGAGATGACCGGAAAATCTAAGAGAGAATGCAGAGCTATTCTACGCAAGTATAGGAGGTAAACAAATGAATATTGACAAATACTTTGCAGCTACAAATGGAACATATGACAGACAAAAGCTCATTGAATGTATGGCTGAGTACGGCAATTCCGAAATGCCGTTTACCGGAACAAACGAAGATGGCGAAACTGTAACTGTGCACGTTTCTAAAGACAACATTGTAGTTGAAACATACCAAAATAATGGTTGGGTACGAAAGAACTATTATAACGCCGAGGGTATTGCCGATGGTGAAACCTTTGAGGGCAGATGGGATAAATAATCAAAATGTTAGAAAAACTCAAAGTTGTTATGCTCATTGATTATTCTTCTCGCCCTTCTGGCAAATTCTATGGGTATAGATACTATATTCAATTTGAACCGTTGCGCGAGCTTTTAACAAACAACAAACGTTTTTATGAGGCTCTTGAAGAAGGGCAGACATACGAGATTGATTATCAACCGATTACTCCAGCAAAATGCATCGCACCAAATACAGCATCCATTATGATAGATATGAAGAATCCAAAAATAAAAAATAGATTGGGGGGATTAGCTATGAAACCTGATTGCAAATTAATAGGAGAAGACGGCAACGTGTTCAACCTTATGGGTATTGCATCTAAAACATTAAAACGCAATGGTATGCAAGATAAAGCAAAAGAAATGAACGACCGTATTTTTGATTGCGAGAGCTACGATGAGGCGCTAAGCATTATTGGAGAATATGTCAATATAGTTTAAGGAAGAATCCGTAATAAATAAGAACCTTAGGAGGAATAATAATGCTTATTAAAAATCTTATTGAATTAAATATTTATGACGAGAATGAACAGATTATAATTCTCTCTGGAGACGTTGAAAATCCAATAATACACTACAAAGGCAGATTATGTAACATTTCCGATGAATTTATAAATAAATCGGTTATTCAAATTGCGGCTATGGGAGAATCGCGTAGAGAAAAACTTATGCTCAACAAATATGGTTGGACAGAGTTTTGGCTGGATTGAGGTAAACAATATGAACGAGTTTTATAATTGGAAAAATCACGAACTCAACGATGCGGAAATTTTGGCAGCCTTAAAACAGGCTATAACAGACTATGAGGATGGCGCGATTGTCGAAGTGCAATCTGTATGTTCTTCAATTGCCGACGCCATACAGGAGTATTCAGACGAAGATAATTTAAGATATAACGGACGGTGATTCAATGGCGAGCTTTTTTATAGTAATTATTATTTTGGTTATTGCCGGCGCGGCAAACGTGCTCGGCAAATAGATGGAGGATTCAATGGCGGAAAATTTAGAACAGTTAGTTAGAAATTTACCCTTTAATAAACGCATTAAAATAGGCTATATCTTAACAAATAAAACAAACAAGGACTTATTTAAGTCACTTAAAATAAACCTTGATTCGTCAATTACAAACCGTTTAAAGACGGATAAATTCACGATAAAGGAAAGAAAAAGTATTGGTAAGGCGCTCGGAGCTAAGTTTAATTGCTCCATAAATTTCAGCGACGGATTTGAAGCCAGGGGCGTCTCTGCGCGAGCTTTAATTGAAGCCGCATTGCAACATCAAAAAATGACTTTGACCGAACTGAGCGAAAAATTCGGCACATACAAGCAAAATTTTGGGCTGAGGCTCAACAGAGGAAAATTTACAACGTCAGAGCTGCGCGAGCTTGCAAGGCTTATGGGCGGCGAATACGAAGATTACTTTGACCTGGATGGCGTCAAGTTTTAAATTTGGCGCCTTATTCATACCATTGAAGTAAAGTTTTTTAAAAAATATTTTATAAAATACTTGACAAATCCGTAAAAGTGTGGTATAATAGTGTCAACAAATCAAGAGAGGGATAAAGTTTATGAAAAACCATTATAAAATAATTGCTTGGAAATGGAACAAAAAAGAATATGAACCAACTCTTCTTTTGGATTCGCGCTTTAGTGAGGGAGGAATTTCTAAAGAAGAAATGATGAAATCTTTTAATAAAACAAAACTATCTATGGATATTGCGCGGATTGAGTTAATCGAATATGTGACAGAACAATGTCAAGGAATCGACATTCCTACGGGAGAAGAAGAACTAATTGCCGAAAAAGATTTTTAATAATTTATAAACCTATCAAAAAAACTATTGACAAATATATACCGCTGTGTTATAATAAGGACACAGTAAATCAATTACTAAAGGAGAGTTAAGCGTGAGAGATTTACAGGAATATGCAATTAAATGTATGGATATGTTAGATAATATCGGCATCAACTACGGCAATATCGTAGAGGTAGTTCCGAACACGAGAGCTAAAAAGCGCTGGGGACAATGTTGTAGAATCCCAGGTGGTTATTCAATCAATATCAATGTTGCTTTATTGAATGAGCGCAATAAAGAAGAGGGATTAATTAACACAATACTTCACGAACTTATCCATAGTTGCGAGGGCTGTATGAATCACGGCGAAAACTTTAAACGAATTGCCGGCAAAATATTCAGAGCTTACGGATATAAAATCACGACCACAAGCTCCGCAGCCGACAAAGGTGTAATTGAAACAACGAGAAATATCGACTATAAATACGCGGTTCAATGCGGAGCCTGCATGAATATAGTACAGAGAATGAGAATGAGCGACCTTATTAAATATCCCGAATTTTTCCGCTGTAAGTGCGGTGGGAAGTTTATAAGGATTAGATAATAAACCTAACAATAAAACCAAAGGAGAGAAATATAATGTTATTAAATACACAGTTTATTGTAGTAAACGGACATCCGCAGGTTAAATTTGAGTTCGATAATCTTATGGGATTTTGTAAACCTTGGACTATGAATAAAAGAAGTATCAAAGCAAAAGGCAATATTCTCCAAATACCATATGGCTCGTTTTGGGAGTTCGTCGATTGTAACAAAGATATTATCGGAGACGTATTTGAGATGCCTTTATCCAAAGATTCCGTTGATTGTTTCTATGGCTATTGCCTTGATTCATATGAAGACAAGTGGGTATATTCCGCGCGACTCACAAAGAACTTTCTTGAAAAGTGGCTTGATTATGATTGCCCGCAACTTGTGAGATATGAGCCAAACAAGGGCAAGTCGGTTAATGCCCTCGGAATGAAAATGCCGGTATTTGAAACTACTCTTTACGAATGGGGCTACGGCGGAGCAGAGGCAGCCGACGATATTACAAAAGAAGAAATGGAATGCTTTGAAAAATATCTTCCTAACACTTCTTATTGTTATGAGAACATAAAAGAAGCCTATGAGATAGCGAACACAGATTATAACGTAGAGGAAATAAGCGATACGGTTTTGGATTACGAAAGAACAATTCAGAACGATATAAATAAACACAAAACCGAAATAAAGGCTTATATGGAAACTCTGCCGGAGCGTCAGCTTGATTGCGGTTTTGCTTGGATTGTAACTTACAACAAAGAAATGCTACATCTGTTAGATGTTCTTAAAACAAAAGAAGCCAGGAGCTCCAACGATTTAAAAGTTGATTTTCCGACAGATTATTTCAGCACAATAAATTCGAGATTGGGATTCGAGAAATTTCTTGAATTAGAACCGAAGTATAAGGAAGAACTTTCAATGATAACAAGGTTAGATTAAAGGTGGTTGCTATGGGAAATATCGCAGTAGAATTAACTGAAAAAGAGAGGCTTACTGTATGGGCTGCGTTGGCATACTTCGCAAAAGACTATGAAGTTGCTATGGACGAATATGAAAAAGAACGCGGGCAAGATAATGGCTGGCAGGAAATAAGAAATAGGAGAGAATACTTCCAAAATTTAGCCAACAAATTTAAAAAGGAGAATTGATTATGACAAATACAAGAAAACCTAAAATGAGAGTATGGTGGATTCCGCAAATCGGAATCGAGAAAACATTTTATATTCCCGTTGAGAGCGCCGAGGAAGGACAAAAGATTATAGACCTTTTAGCTGCCTATGATTGCTTTGAATACAATCAGAATGTTAAACCGGATTACTGCAATACGGGCGGTTTGGAAGTATTCGACGAAGAGAGCGGCGAGTGGGAAGATTGGTATTACGATGGAGAAACCTGTTACTTCGACTCTGACGAACTCGATGAGTATTGCAGGCTCGAATCCGAAAGAGCCACAGAGATTGAGAATTTTAGAAATGCACTTTATGAGCAGGTAGAATTTAGTTAAAGGGGTATTATGAATTATATATACACGGGAGTATTTTTTGATAAAGATTCTCTACACGAAATGGTAAATAAGTATTTGAATATATCAATGCTCGAAAGAGTAATTGAAAATCCGCACGTTACATTTGAGTACAAGCCGGTGAAAGTTGACGAGAGTTTATTTGGATTACCGATAAAGTTTGCTGTCACGGGTTACGGCTATGACGGAAAAAACCAGGGTTTGTTAGTGGAACCTATTTTGCTGTGGACGGCACTCGAAGGAACGTTTAAGAAAATCAAAATGCCGCATATTACATTATCGGTAAGCGCAGACGGAAAACCCGTTGACACAGGAAAACTTATTTTTAGAAAAATTAAACACAGATTCTTTATTTGTGGCAGATATGGAGCTTACAACGACAACGGAAAAGTTGTTATTAATAATCCGCAGACTAATAAGAAGTATGAATTGCAGATAATGAGTACATAGGAGGAGAATATGGTTAGAGAAATTATCACAAAAAACGATGCGGCTCACGAGTGGGTGAGAGAGTTTGATGCTGTTCGTCAGGAAATGATTTCCAAACTTATGGGATATGAACCGGACGATTGGCAGGAAGTAACTATGCCAAAGATTTGTGACCGAATATATTGCTATGAGGAAGAGGAACGCGGAGAAATTACCGGCATTGACGAAAACGAAGACGGCGATATTATTTATGAAATCGAACTCGATAATGGAAAAATTGTCAACTATCCAGCGGACGATTTTGAAGTTGAATACGACGATTATCTTCCTATGTGGGGTACGATGTGGCAATTCCACGATAGCTGCGATAATTGGTGGTTCGAAGAAGACGGCGGCTTGAAAATTATGTCAGAGTGCGGCTTTAGAATATTTTACTCAGACGAGTTTGGATATTGGTTTGGCATTGACGGCGCCGGCTATGACTTCTATGAAGCACATTGGATTCCGCTTTATGAAAAGCGCGGATTAAAGTGGCACGACGAAAACGAAGATGGAGATGGCAAAGAATAATGTGGGAGTTAGATTACGTCAAACCGTCAACAACAGAAAATATCCGATATATAAAAAAGATTATTGTTTTGGATAGGGTTGTTTGGTTATATCGAGTAGATAATATCATCTATGATAATACTTTCACCAAACCGATAATGCACCAGAAATTTGAAACCGTAGAAGCTGCAAAAAATTATTTACAGGGAATGATTGCCCTTGCATATAAGCTCGGCGAAAAAGTTGATGAATATGAGGTTGACAGAAAGCATATTAAGGAGGATTAATGCCCTATAAAGCGGAAAAAATAAAACTAAGTCGAGAACAAGACCGGCGCGTTAAGCTCACAGACGAACAGAGAGAAGAGATTAAACACAAATATTCAACAGGCTTGTATTCTCAGCGAGCTTTAGCAAGGGAATACAATGTATCACGAAGATTAATAACATTTATTATTGACGACAATAAATACAAGCGAGCTAAAGAACAGTTCAAAGAGCGGCGAAAAGACGGCAGATATAAAGAAACCAAAGAAAAACACGCCGCAATTATGAGAGAACACAGACAATATAAGCACACACTATATAAAAGAGGTGAGCTTGTGGATGATGGTGAGGATAAATGAAAGATAGAATGCACAAACTTATGGAAATTATCGGAGACACAAAGATAATGTTAATGCGTTCGGAGTTGGAAACCTGCTTTAATTTCTATAGTAAGTTTACGCCGACAGAGGTAGAAATTATCTACTTTATTTCCTTGAACGATGGAATGACGTTTAAAGGTAGCTATGTGGATTTAAGCGACGCACTTGGGCGCGGCAGAGGAACGGGAGCATCTACCTTATCAAATGTGCGCAAAGCTGTTCTTAAATTGGCTCAAAAAGGATTTATTATCTTGGATATAAAACAAATCAATAAGGTTCAAAAGGTTCAATCTATGGCTATTTCTGAGGACTTTATGAACATATTAAACGCTGAGGTTATCAGCGTGGAAAATTTCAAACACAAAAACAAATTTAAAAATAATTAAAAGGAGATTAAAGATGGGAACAAGAAATTTAACAATGGTTGTAATTGACGGAGAATATAAGGTTGCACAGTACGGACAATGGGATGGTTATCCTGAAGGACAGGGTAAGACCTGCTTGAACTTCCTGCATAAGCTGATGGAAAATTCTATGCTTGACGAATTTGCCGGCAAGGTTCGCAAGTTACGCGAATATACCAAAGAGGATATTGAATCTATCAACAAAAGAATTGATAGCGGCGAAATCGACAATTGGCAAAAGAAATATCCTGCATTAACCAGAGATACAGGCGCCGAGATTTTGGATTTTATCCTCGATTCTCCCGATGGCGAAAAGGTTTATATCGACTTGAACTTTGCGGCGGATAGTCTTTTCTGTGAATGGGCTTGGCTTATCGACCTGGATAAAAAGACCTTTGAGGCTTACAGAGGATTCAACCACAAGCCTTTAACGGAAGAAGATAGATTTTACTTCCTTGTAAATAATGAAGCGGATTCAAGAGATTATCTAAGCGGCGAGCCTTATCACGCAATCGTAAAAATTGCAGAATGGGATTTGGAAAATCTGCCGACCGAGGAAGAGTTTTTAAATGCCAACGCCTTTAATGAGGATGAAGAGGACTAATTATGGACAGAAATACAGAAGATTTTATTCGCGCGATAAAACATAGCTCAGGAGAATACAAGGAAGGCGCTATTCAATTTATGATGGAATATACAGCATCTCCGCGCGAATCATACACTACGGGAAATTTGTTTTCGGTAGTTAAAGATTATTTTCTTGATTATATCAAGACCGGAGATGCCGCCGAGGCAATGTACTATTTCTTTGAACACAAAAGGCGAGCCATTGCCACGATGGTTATGTATCGTCCCAACTACAAAAATTGGAACGCTTGGACGGTAGAAAGCTATTGTGCGGAACTTGACACAGAATGTATGTTGTCTGCATTGGCTTTAACAACAGTTATGAAAGACGGAAAATATGTAAACGGATTTACAGATGTAAATAAAAGGGGAATTTGATTGTGAGAAATAAAGATACACTTAACAAAGCGCCGGCACTAAAGATTATTAATCGCGGATTAACGAAAGGAATAAAAGAAGAATCGTGGGATTATGTCTATCTTATTGGGGACGGAGAAAAAGCTAAAGCAATCTTTACAGATGGCGTTGTTCTTGTTGTTACTGAGTCGGAATGTTTGCCCACAATAGATGAAACCCTTATTAAAGACTCAAAGGATGCAGACTTTAATACTCAGGATTATTGTCGAAAGTTTGTTGAATGGGCAAAGGGGTTGCCGAATAAAACATATGAGATAACCATCCCATCTAAGGAGTATATACACTATGAATAATACAAAACTGTCAATTTTTGGCAGAGAATCTGCAATTAGATTCTGCCAAAAGAAACACGACTACGAAACTGTTATTATCTCAATATCAACTCCCGATGTGGATTACGAAGAATCTCCGTTTATTAGCGACGAAAACAAAGTAACGGAAATTTTGGGATTATCTTTCTGCGACGCAGATTATCCAAATACAAAAGACGTTTACGGAAAAATAACTTCCGAATCGGAGCTTATGAACGACGAGGACGCCGACAGGGTTGTTAAGTTTACGGAAAAACATATTGGAAAACATATTATAGTACATTGCGACGCGGGAATATCTCGCTCATCCGGCGTGGCAGCGGCAATTTTAAAACACTACAACGGTGACGATAGCGCCGTGTTTGATAGCCGATGGTATGCTCCGAATCGCTGGTGTTACAGGAAAGTTTTAGAAGCATTTGAAAGGTTGAGTGATAATGAAACCTAAAATAGAGTTTATGGCAGGATATTATGAATACCTGCTCTATGTAAATGATGAGCTTATATATGCTTGGGGCGGTGATATTCGTGACGACTGGTATGAATCTTATGAACCCGATATAGAGGCGGAAAATATGATTTATTGCGCCATAGAGGATATTAAAGAGTCGGATAAATCCTTAGTGAAAGTAAACATCATTGAAGAGAATAAGCCCGCAATACAAGAGATAATTAAGAATTATATAAAACGAGAACTATTGATATAGGAGAAATAACTATGGGAGAACTCTATAAGTATGGTATGAGATTGCGCGGAGTGGCGCCAGGTTGTCAGCCTAAAGGATTGATTCGCTGTGAAGAGGACAGAGTTGGAAATTATCACAACATCATTACCTATGACAGAGAATTGACCGAACAGGAACTTTACGATTATGAATTGGATTATTTAGGAGAACCAATCAATGAGTAAACATACACCTTTGGAAAAATTGAACAACTCTATAACAAAAATCCTTGATGAAGGTAAAATTCCTAAAGGATTAACTCAGTATAATGCCCATCAGCTCATTTATTCTTATAATTGTATAACAGAAAACGGTAGTGTTTCGTTATTTGACGAAACCGTTAAGAATTATTTGGAAAAATTGGGCTTTAAGTCTGAGGCAGAGGGAATCGGTTGGAAAATTTGGTCGGAAGGAGAATGAAATGATTGTGGAACTTGAAGAAGCCATAGAACATTGCTGGGAAGTGGCAGTTGGTAGAGGGGATTATGAATGTGCCTGCGCTGAATGCAAAGCTGACCATATGCAACTTATGAATTGGCTAAAAGAATTACAAGAATATAGAAAACGATTTGGAAAAATTAAGTGGTAGGAGGCAACAATGAAAAGTCTTAAACAATTAGTAGAATCAATGGGGGCGTGGGGTTATAGTGATAAAGATATAATTGCCGCATACTTTGAACAAGATGGATTGACTGGAGCGGTTGATATTTTAGTTGGGCTATTAAAAAACTCCATTGAAGAACTGGAAATGTTTAAGGAAACACAGCTTATGTGGCAGACAATGCCCTACGATTATTATTATAGATTATATCCAAAGGCAATAGCTCCAAAGCTCGACGCATTAACAAGAAAAAATATTTGTAAATTGCCCTTGTCTTCCGAAGATATTAAGTGGGCAAAAGAGAATATTCCTAAGTATTGCGTACACACAGCTATGTTTCAACCTTTGTTAGATGCATTTCACAAAGAGGGTATATATTTTAAAAACGAGAATCCGAATGATGATATATGAAAATTATCTATTATGGAAAAAACGACGGTGTTCAGCAATTTCAAGTTCATTGTGATGGAAAATATTATGAATGTAGCTTATCCCGAACGCCGCAAGGATTGTTTGCAACTATGTTTGACGTTATCGGACATAAGATTGTGCCAGACGCAGATGTAGTTTTACAAGTCGCACGACTGTGCGTAAAAATGTTATAAAGGAATGACGAAATGAAAGAACAGATAATATCTTCTAATTTAGAAGACGGAGAACTTGACTTAATCAATCAGTATTCAAGAAAACCTTTGACCGAGGATGAAGTATATGTTTTCTCTATGGTTTTGTGCGATAATGAAATAGATAAAGATTATGAAGTTTTTACAGCAGAATCGCTTGAACAACTCGGAAGATTACTTCTTGGAAAAACAGGATTCCTTGATAGTTCGGGCAGCATTAGTCAAACTGCGCGCATTATTAGTTGTACCATTGAGAGTATAGAAGATAAAAAAACACGCAGCGGAGAAGATTATATTAGGCTTTCTGCGCGAGCTTATATGCCCAAAACAACTTATAATAAAGAACTCAGAGACACAATCGACAATGGTGACATTAAAGAGGTTAGCGTGGGATGTGCGGTTGAGAAAACTATTTGTAGTATATGCGGCAAAGATATTAATTCGTCAAAGTGTTTACACATAAAAGGAAATACATATAACGATAAACTTTGTTATGGCAAACTTATAAATCCTACGGATGCCTATGAGTTTGCTTTTGTGCCGCAAGTTGAAACTATGCGAAAATTGGATGATATAAACGAAAGCACCAAAGATGCCGAAGAATTTAAAATGGTAACTATGGCAGAGGTAGAGGAAAAATTTGGCTGCAAGGTAGCCATAATTGATTAGGAGGAACAATTGAGAGATAGGAATAATAGTACGCTTGGTTTGGTTGGATTTTTAAGAGGGAAAGGTAGCATTGGATATATTGAAAATGCTATGACCGGAGCACTGCTTACATTAAGTAAGCCACAGTTAGAAGAATTAAAGTATAAGTATAGTTATGTGGGATTCTTATGCAACGGTGAACTAACAGGTAATAGGATAGGAAATCAATTCTTTTATATGGAACACGGAACAAAATGTAATACCGAACTTCTTATGGATAAATTGAAAAAGGTGCTATTTAAAAAAGAGGGAGTATTCTACTACGATTTTGAAGTCAACAAATATCGTATGTACCCGATTATTTTTGAGTATGGTTCTTCTCTGTATTCTGTTAAAATGTTTAGCGAAACAGACCCCGACCATTCAAACACAGTATATATAATACATAAGCTTACATCCAGCGAAATTGAAAGAATCGAAGAAGAAAAAAAGGAGACAGTATGCCAGTAACATTTGAGGTAGTTAAGGAAAAGGGCGGACGTTGGTATGTGTGCAAGGCAAATAGTAATCAGCCTATTGCCGGCACATTTAGAAAAGATAAAAAGGATTGCTTCCATATCGCCGCAGACCTTATGGGTATTACATATAAAGAGTATCTTAAACTACGCAAAAATAATAAACAGAGCAAAAAAAGTATTGACAATTAGTATAAATTGTGCTATAATTTAGTAAATGATTTACTAATGCGGTGGCGGAATAGGTAGACGCAGTACACAAATGGCAATAACGTGGCGGGTTGAACAAACGCCTGTTCAATATCGGATGACCGCTCCCTTGTGAGGTGCAAATCCTCACCCGCATTATGAGAAATAGGTGATTCTATGAAATATTCAGATATTCCGCAGTTTACACGCAGCGGAGCATATCAGGTAAATGTGCCACTTAATTATGTAGAGGAAGAAATAAATCATTTTATAAATGATAATGGGTTACAATTAAACCCTGATTTTCAGCGCGGTCACGTTTGGACGAAAAAGCAACAAATTGCATTTGTAGAATTTTTATTGCGTGGCGGTAAATCTTCCAAAATAATCTATTTTAACTGTCCTTCGTGGTTCAACGATAATAATGAAAGTGATTATAATGATTTTGTCGTTGTGGATGGTTTACAACGACTGACTGCGGTTCTTGCATTTGTTCACAATGAAATCCCTGTTTTCAATGCTTATTACAAGGATTATGAGGGTGGTATTCCAATTGACATAAATTTAATATTTAATGTTAATGACCTTAAAACAAAAGCAGAAGTGTTAAAGTGGTATATTGAGATTAATTCTGGTGGAACACCTCATACAGATAGCGAGATAGAAAAGGTTAAGTCACTATTAAAAATAGAAGAATCAAAAGGAAACAAAAATGAGTAAAAATATAGCAAGAAAAATATTGGAATTAGAACGACTGTGGCAGGAAACCGACAGTAACATAATAGGTGAAACTGTTGAGTTGGAACTATTCGAGAAGGGTTATACGACACCTAATGCACAAATTAACAAACTAATGGAAATTACGAACTCTACTAAGCACGCTGTTTATGCTTGGCGCAATAATAGCAGGGGAAACGTAAAGATTCCATTTTTAAAATTATGTATGATTGCAGACAAATTAAACATTGATATTGAAAAAATAATTATCGGAGGAAACAATATGTATAAGACAAGATTTATTGTAAAGAGAACGGTTGGAAATGTTGATGAGGTTATTAAGTTTTTTGACGCAGAGGATAAGGATGCTGCCATTGCATATGCAAAGAAAATATCTGATAAAAACGTGAACGGTATTATCGTATGCGCTAAAGGCTCCTATGACGACAGCGGCAAGGCTAAGGATAACAAAGAGGAAATCTTTGAGATTTACTAAGCGCCGCGCCGCCGCTTCCCCCCCTTATAGGTTTTCGAGTTGTAACCAATATGTGTGCGGAAATGTTTTTATTTTAGTTATGTATATTGAATATTTCCGTACACAAAATCTTTAAACCAAAGAGGGAAAATACGCAGCATTTTGGGCGCAAAATATTTATAAAAGTCAATAGGTGCTGCGACAATTATTATATAAGTGTTATAAGGTAAATATATTTATGTAAGTAAAGTTTGCTTATATAATAATTGTTTCTTATATAAGGAACTAATATTAATATAAGTTACTTATATAAGAAACTAACATAATATAAGTTACTTATATACACCACTAATATTATATATATAACTTATATTAGCTTATATTATATATACGCTAATATAAGGAACTTTTAATAGCAATAAACCTAACAAAAAAACTATTGGGAGAGATATAAAAATGAAACCTATGGTGTATCAACCGGAAAGAAAAATTGAAGTGTTGCACGATGGAGTGTATGAGGGTTATCACTATGCCATATTATCATACGGGACACATCCTTGTGCTTATGTAGAAATCCCGAAAGACCATCCGTATTACAAATACAACACAGACAAAATTGAAGATATTATATCTTGCCATTGGGGAATTACCTATTGTCACAACTTTAAATCAAACCATAAAGACGCAAGCGCTCATATCTATGAAGTGTTCGGAAAGAGTAAGGTGATTGGTTGGGATTATGCGCATTGCTATGATTATTCCGGCACATATATAAAACGTCCTTCTGTATATTTTGATTCTTTAAAGAAGTGGACTACTGAGGAAATCTACGAGGAAGTTATTGAGGTAATCAAACAACTAAAGGGAGCGATAGAATAATGGAAGATATGTTTTTCTTCTCCGAAAGATTTGAGCCAAAATCTAATTTAAAAAACCTAACCAAAGAAGAACTAAAGAATCGTTTGCGTTATTTTAAAAAGGTTGAAGATGACCATTCCAAACGTTGGCTTTGGTATAAGTTCCGTTTTAAGGATATTGATTTTGGAATTGTCGAATATTCCGATGAAAGAGGCAGAACACTTGTTAGAAGAATGACCTGGAATTGGGGAGTGGACAATGAAATAAGACCTTATCACAAAGGCTATAAATCTCCGCCAAAGAAATATCATTGCTTTAACGGCAAAAAGATTGACGATATTATCCGAGCTATTCAGTTAGGGATTTTAATTATTGACGAATCTTCTAAGGGTTATTGCTTACAAGAGAACACAGAATGCTTTAGAACATATAGGGCGGCAAGAAAAGCTCTCACATAGCTCTAATAAGCCGAGAATTAAATCCTGTGACAGTTTTATTAACAAGTAATATAAACTCTTATCTGCAACAAATAATGCGATACAAGGCGAATCTAAGAGAGAAATATTAAATTTATAAGCCTAACAAAAAAACTATTGACAAATATAATAAATTGTGTTATAATGCAAATATAGTAAATGAGTTACTAAGGAGTGACGATTATGGCACAGGTTGCACGGGTAAAATCTAAAGCAAAGATTATTGAACTGTTTCCGCAAGTTGTTGAGGAAACCAAAAAGGTAAGTTCAGCGCCTAATAATAAGAAAAAGGGAACTAAGTCGGAAGTGTTTGCGTTCAGAAGCATTGAGGACATTAAGAATGTTATCAATTACTTCTACAATCGCGGCGAGTGGATTCATTATCTTTATATTACTCTTGGTTTGAATCTTGTAAGACGTGTAGGGGATATGCTCACGCTGACTTGGGAAAACTTCTTTGACCCACGCACAGGAAATTTCCGAGATGATATTCTTGAAATTTGCGAGGATAAGACAGACAAGTTTGCTAACCCGCATATCAATTCAGCTTGCAGAGATGCTATTACCAATTATCTTGCTAAGGTTGGTTATGACCCTGCGGTTGATGATTACAAAATGCCTGTATTCTATCAGTTTACCGGCACGGCAAAAGGCAGAGTTCTTAGTCAGAGCGGCGAACTCAAAGCAATGAAGAGAGCTGCTGAATATCTTAACCTCACTTATAATATCGGAACTCATAGTCTGCGTAAAACATTTGGTAAGTGGAGCAGAATACTTCACCCATATGATAATGACAGTATGGAGCTTCTTAGAGCCATATACAACCATAGTGATACTAAAACTACAAGTCGTTATATTGGTTTGACTAAAGAGAAGATTGATGATTATTATGACGATATGGGTTCATTCTATACCGATTATGTTGTAGGAGATAAGGAGTTTAAGCATAGCGCGGTTTCTCCGTTGGTTAGCATTGAGCGCAACGATATTATGGAAGTAGTTAAAATGGCTTATCAGCTCGGAAAAGAGTGTTCAGAGGAAACGGATTCCGAGGTTCATCTTGATAATATGACCTCAATGCTTTCGATGATAGATGACCTTGCAAAGTAAAGGAGTAGAAAATGTCAATTGTAATAAAAGAATTGAATGATTTACCCATAGGGAAACACAAAGTCACGATATTTGTTGACCCTACGGTTAAAAAGAAACGAATATTAATAGACAAATCTTATAAAGATGACAACGGACGGATAGTTGGAGATTACCCAATATATGATTTTGATATTTTATCTAAAGAGTCTGGCGACTTAATTAGCCGAGATGATTTAATATCTAAATCTCATTATTCTACGTCAGTAGGGGTAAATGTTCCAATAGAAGAAATTATAAATGCGCCCGCTGTCATTGAGGGAGAATCGAGCGAGATTGCAAGCGAAACACAGAACATAATAAATCTTTTTAATGCTTGAATTTGTATCGGAGTTAATATGGCAATTAAAGGAATACCCAAAGTAGAACAGATACAGGTTACGTTCACACGAGAGAACGGAGATGTGTTTATTACCACAAGAAATAATCGCACAGGAGTGTGGTTTATGTATAAAGTCGAAAACGACGAGGCAACAAAGTTAGGTCAATCGAATGACCCGACAAAACTTGATGAGAAATTTATAAAGTAAAGGAGAATTTTATGGGAAACAGAGCGGTCATTACGACCAGAGAAAATTTTGACAACAACGGAGTAGGAGTTTATTTGCATTGGAACGGCGGCAGAGATAGCGTAGAAGCGTTCTTAATGTATTGCAAAATCAAAGGTTATCGTTCTCCCGATATGGATAATTACGGTTGGGCTTATCTTGCTACGACTATTGGTAATTATTTTGGAGATGGTTTATCTCTTGCCGTAGATAAGGTAGAGAACCTTGATTGCAACAATTTTGATAATGGTGTCTATATCATTAAAAATTGGGAGATTGTTGACAGAGAATTTAAGGAGAACGGAGAACAACACGAATATGACCTTATAGAAATGTTGAAAGATATTAACGATTCGCAGCCTGGCAAGATTCGGATGCTTGACAGCGAATTAGTTGAGGTAGCGGAAGCAATTTTGCGCAGCAAATCTGCTGAGAATAACGACAAGGAGGAAATAAAATGATTGTTTTATTATTTGGGTTAGCAATTGCGGCTTTAGCAACAGGAATAATTATTTATATCAAAGTGGATGATGATGTTGGTTTTACAATCAATGTTATTGCAATTGCTTCTTTGATAATTTTTATGGTTCCAGCTATTGTAATTGGAGCGTGTATTTCAGATAAAGCCTGCGCAGACGAAAAGATTAATCTCTATCAATCTGAAAACGATAGAATTGAAAGAGAAATAAGTATAATAGTTGAAAATTATAAAGATTATGAAAAAGACACTTTTGCTGAATTTAAAGGTAAAGATGCAACGACATTGGTTACAATGTTTCCAGAGCTTAAATCCGATAAACTTGTAAGCAAGCAGATTGATATATATAACAAAAACAAGCAGAAAATTGTTGCTTTAAAAGAAGATAAAATAAGTATTAAACCATTAAGATGGTGGCTATACTTTGGTTCATAAATGGTTTTCGTTACAAAAATTAACTATTATTACGAGTTTATAAACATATCATAAAAACTATTGACAAACTTGTAACTTTATGTTATACTATACCCACAATCACACGAAGATTGTATAATATACTCAAATTAGCTTTGAAAGGTGGAGATATTGTAACACTATAACTTAATAAACATATGAATACATAGTATCATTGGCGTTACATATAACTACCAGCCAAAGAGGGTGAAACTATGTATAACAAGAACAATTCAATAAGACCGAAGTTTGGAGAAATATGGATGTGTAACCTTTATGCAGAAGGTAGCATTCAGAGGGGATATAGACCGGTACTCATTATATCTAACAACCAAAATAATACATACTCTCCGACAATCAATGTAATTCCATTGACAACTAAAATGAATAAAAAGAAGTTGCCTATTCACGTTGAGTTGTGGAACTATCAAGAGTATGGATTAAAGGCTCCGAGTACAATATTGGTTGAACAAATCACAACGATTCCTCTTGAAAATTTGACTAAGAGAATCGGCAAGATAGACGACAGTTATACTTTAGGCGCAATTTATCAAGCGATGAGTATTCAATTCCCCATATTGAGTGTTATTAATATGCACATAGCATAATAAATCTGTCAAAAAAACTATTGACAGCTCATTATAACTGTGTTATTGTATATATGAAAGTGAGGTTATAGTATGCCAAAAATTTCTACCAAAGAGTTAATAGACGAATATTTTGACAGCATTAAGTATGATGTAGCGAAGAATACTCTTCCTAAAGTTAAGCCAACTGTTGACCGTCCCGAGCTCTATACTTATGAGATAAAGATTGGAAAGCAGCTTGTCGAAATGAACGCAGATGAAATATTGGATATGTTGTTTTATATAGAAACTCATTCAACAACATTTTCAGCCAATACTTCTATTACAATGTCAAGCGTATATGCTCGTATATCTCAGTATCGGAATATCGTCAATTATTACATTGACCACTATGAGGTAATAAAGAATCCTTTTAACGACAAAAAATTAAAAGGAAAAAATGTATCTGATTATATGAACAGTAAGGTCAAGGGGTTATCGGTAGAGGATGTCGAGAGAGCTATCGAGGCTATTCAAAACGCCTACATAGATTATCGGCGCGATTATTATGAATGTGTTGTTCGATTGTTTTATGAGGGTGTTGCAACTCCACAAGAATTAATTGATATAAAGAAAGAACATATTAATTTTGAAACCAAAGAAATATCAATAAATAATAAGGTAATCAGGTTATCAGAAAGATGCTTTGAGTTATTTATTAGGCAACACAATGCAACTCAGGTTGAGGCTTGGCGAGGCTATTATGACGCAATTCCTTATCGCGGCAGTTTTATAAAATTCTATGTGAGGTCGCAAAGTGTTCCAGAGTTTGACGATTTGGATGTTGGACAGATAACTTCAAAGATAAGCAAAATAATAACCAAATGTATTAGACAGGATTTACACATTGATATTAAATCTTATAGAGAGATATATGGACTTGGTTTTTATAATTTCTTTGTAAAGAAAGTTGGAAATAAAGACAAGGCTGATGAGATTATTAATTCTGTCCGAAATGCAGAATATGTTGAAATTATTATGCAAGCTGCAAAAGAATATGGTGTATCAGCAACAAACTCTTCGCAAGTAAAAGAGATATTGCGTAAATATATATAAATAATACAAGGCTGAGTGTTCAGCCTTGGTTATTAAATTTATAAACCTATCAATAAAATTAAAGGAGGGTTATATGTGGCGTTTTTATTATTTGATGGTAAAAACAAGTATCTAAGAAGAGATGCACAGGGTAATTTTATTCCTGTCAAAAAGAAAGTTCTTGCCGAGGCTTGGGATAATAGGCAAACTGCGCAGAACATTTTAAAAAATAGTGTGTCTAAGAATCTGAGGCATAGATACAGAGTAGTAGAAGTAGAGGATGTTTCTCCGCCGCCAATAATTAATAAGCAGTCGGCTGATAATAATCAGGGGGATGGGAATAAACCAACTCAACAGCTTAGTATTTCGGTGGCTTTCAAAGAGGGAGAGGTAGATGATTCCGAATTAATCGAATGGTGTAATAAGCTCAATACCTTTACAAGTTTTGTGCAGGAAGCAGAAGACCGGAAGAAAGAATTGAGCGATATGTTAAGTGAAGTTGACCAGGAATTAAGTGACATAGACCACAGGCTCGAACAAAAACCTTTCAATGCGTCGCAGGGTTGTATTTATGCGAATATGCGCAGAGAAAGATTGCTAAGGCGCCGCAAAATTAAGAACGAACTTACTATTTTAACTTGGCTCGGAGAATGCAAAGTTAATACTTCTATGATTTTGGATATTAAGAAAGAAGTATCAAGGCTCAATGGTCGTACATATCAACCAAGAAGATTAATTGGGCTATTTGAGTAAGGAGTTAAAATGAAGTTAGAAGAAATCAGAATTAGCAAAGCGTTTCAAAAACATACTCCCTCAGAGCGCAAGATGGAGAGGTTTAGACGTTTTTATGAAGAAAATGGTTGTATAGATAAACCCCTTGTGTTAAATAGGACAAACATTCTTCTTGATGGTTATGCACGCTATTTGGTTCTCAAAGAGTGTGGGGTAGAGGAAACCGAACAGATTACATATAATGAGAATTTTGCCAAATACCGAACAGAAGAAACCACATATGTGTATGCCAAACACCATGGTATTGAGAGAGAATTTGTTTGGAGAGTTCCAAAGCACAGAATAGATTTATCAGACCTAAAAGTTGGAGATGATATAGTCGTTCGGACAAAATACGGAACCAAGAAAGTAACAATTTCTCGCATAGAACAAGCAAAAATTCCGCCAACTACGCAGCCTATTAAAAGAGTGGTTAAAAAGTGCAAAGAAGATTAGGGTGATATTAAATGGCTATTATTGGTTCTATTATAGGAGACATAGCGGGTTCAGTAATTGAATTTGGAAAACCAAAAGACTATAATCCAAAAACTGCCAAGCTGTTTACAGACGATAATGAATTTACAGACGATACTGTTTTATCTATTGCTACAAAATATGCAATTGAAAATGCTCGTTATGGAGTTCCCGATTATGCCGGAGCATATCACGAATTTGGATTAAAATACCCATATTGCGGATATGGCGAAATGTTTATGGATTGGTTGGAATCCGACAATCCTCTCCCTTATGGAAGTTACGGAAACGGTTCGGCAATGAGGGTATCATATATTGCAGACTATTATTCTGGATTTGGAGAGATTAAGAGGCAGGCAGAACGTTCAGCAGAATGTACCCATAACCACGAAGAGGGAATTAAAGGCGCTATGGTTGCAGCGACTTGTATTTGGGTTGCTAAAAATGGCACAAGAAAAGATGACGTATTGAGATTTGGGAAGAGGTTTTATCCAAAATCTGAATACCCATATAGTTGCGAATATTCTTTAGATGAACTTAGAGAGTTCTATAAGTGGGATGCGACTTGTCAAGGTTCTGTTCCTTTGGCTATTAGATGTATATATGAAGCAGACAATTATGAGGAATTTTTAAGAAATGTATTCAGCGTTGATTGCGATGCCGATACCGTAGCCTGTATTGGCGGCGGAATCGCAGAAGAATTGTTTGATGGAACGGGGTTCGACAACAAGGAAATACTTGAAAAGTATTTGCCGGAAGAATTATATAAACAAATATCAATACTTTTATAAACATAGCAAAAAAATTATTGACAGACTTATGAAAATATGGTATAATAAGACCATAGTGAAAAAGGTTTTAGCACTATCTTTTTTATCATTTACAAACCTATCAAAAAAAATAAAGGAAAGAAGAATGAATATGACAAATGTAAATGTAGTTAATAATGTTCCAGATATTAATGTTAATATCGACAAATCAAAAAGCGGTATTTCTATCACCATAACTCAGAAATTAGGCAAATCCCTAAAGGATTATAAACCAGGTGAAACAGCAAAGATTGGGGATAGAGAATACATTGTACTCGAACAGATGGATGACAAAACGGCTGTTCTTGATAAAAATGTTGTTGAGAAGATGGAGTTTGGCAAAGATGCTAAATGGAACGGCAGCAACGTCGAAAAATATTGTGAGGGAGAGTATTATAATTCTCTTGCCAAAGTAGTAGGAAAAGATAATATTTTATCTCACACAGTAGACCTTATGTGCGATGATGGCTCTAATAAAGGTGTATTTTCTACAAACAATGTTTCGGTATTAACTCCCGAACTATACCGTAAGTATAGAGAATTGATTCCTTTGGTTGATATTTCTTGTTGGACGCCTAATGGTGTAACGGTTCTCGATGAAGATTATGCGCGCTGCGTTTGCATTGTCATCTGCAATGGCATCCTGGATTGGGGTGTCTGTGATTGGACTCATGGTGTGCGCCCGTTTTGTATCTTGAAATCTAACGTCTTGACCTCACAATTAGATGAATGAGTAATGAAAATAAATTTTTAATAGGTAATAAAGCCGAAAAATTATATTTTGATATTTTAGATAAAACAACTAATAGAAAGAAATATCCCGTAAAATTTCGGAGGCTTGCCGATAAGTTACAAGAAACTTCTTTAGAAATTTATTCTTGTGTTATTGATGCAAATGAGATTACACCCAATACATTATCTCGCAAACAATGCAAATTTGATATGCAGACAAATGCAATATCGGGTTGTAAAAAATTAAACAGCTTGATTAAGTATTGTTTACATTCAAGTCTTATTAGTAATGCTGTTGGTGAGTATTGGAGCTCGTTGGCAACAGAAATTAAGAAAATGACTTTAGCTTGGCGAAAGATTTGATTGATTGATTCTTTAGGTTATGTGCTGTAACGCGCAACGTTTGCATTGTCAACTACAATGGCATCCTGAATTGGAATGACTGTAATTGGACTCATGGTGTGCGCCCGTTCTGGTTTATTAGCGAGGTCTATAAGCTGCTAAGGCGGCTACAAGGAGTGCTACAAAATATCAAAAGAGTACATAACCTTTCTCAAATATTATGGGATAAATACAAAAGAATATGGGAGATTTTCAGAAACTAATAGATTTTGGAAACCTATATAATTCCTGTCAAGTCTCTCTTAAAGGCAAAGGAAAGAAACAAAGTGCTATAAAATTTAATATAGATGCCTTGGAAAATATTTTGCTTATGAAGCAAGAATTAATCCAACGTACATATCAAATTGGTAAGTACAATGAATTTGTTGTTTCTGAGCCGAAACGAAGAATAATTAAATCAGGTACTTTTCGTGATAAGGTTCTTCAACATTGCCTATGCGACTACGTTCTATTACCCAAATTAAAAGATATTTTTATTTTGGATAATTACGCTGGTCAAATAGGCAAAGGAACTTTATTTGGATTAAATCGTTTATCAGAAAATCTAAGTAATTTCTATGGCGAATTTGGCTATAGTGGATATATTTTAAAGTGTGATATTACTAAATTCTTTTATAGTATTAATCACACCTTAATGAAAATCTGTGTAAATAAATATTTTAAAGACCCTGATATACGTTGGGTTTGTGGATTATTTATAGATAGTACAGATGGGGATGGACTTCCATTGGGCAACCAAGTAAGCCAAGTTTTTGGTTTAATGTATCTCAATGGATTAGACCACTACATTACAGAAGAATTAGGAATTAAATACTATGGACGGTATATGGACGATTTTTATTTAATATCGGAAAGTAAAGAAAAATTAAAAAATTGTTTACGGAAAATAACGGAATTATTAGAAAAGATAAAGCTAACATTAAATAATAAAACAGAAATTGTACCTATAACAAAAGGAATTAGATTTTTAGGTTTTCATACATATTTAACCGAAGAAGGAAAAGTAATAAGAAAATTAACTGGAGATAATAAACGCCAGATAAAAAAGAGATTGCGAAAATATGCCAATTTCGTAAAACTTGGCAAAATGTCAAGAAAAGAATTTGATGAAAAATATATTGCTTGGAAGAATCATGCTTCACACGGCAATTGTTATAGATTGATTTGTAGTATGGATGAATTTGTAGAATCTTTGTTTAATCAAAAAGGAGAGTAATATTAATGAGAAAATACATTGACGGTAAAAACCGCTTTGTTGAAGTTTTTAATCCCAAAACGGGGTTTTATATGAGAACGGGTATTATTGACAAAGAGGGGAAAGATACAGGTGTTGACCCCTTTATGCGCTCTTATCCTGCATTAATTGATATTGGAATTATGGAGCGCTGCGTGTGTGCCCACAAGTGTAAAGTAGATTGTTATCAAAAGGCTTGTGACCGAAATGGCGAAAATATGAGCCTTGAAGATTACACTTGGATTATGGAACAGAGTAAAGGTAAGCTCCAGCAGGTGGCTTTGGGCGGCGCTGGCGACCCCGATACCCACGAAAACTTTGAGGATATTTTAAAAGTAACACGAGAATATGGTATTGTTCCCAATTTTACAAGTTCAGGTATTACTTTCACAAAAGAAAAGGCTAAGTTGTGTAATAAATATTGCGGAGCGGTAGCAATCAGTTGGCATAATGAGGATTATACATTTAATTCAATCCAAATGCTATTGGAAGCGGGAGTTAAAACAAATATTCATTATGTTCTTTCCTCTAAATCTATTGATGACGCAATAGATAGATTAAAGAATAATGGCTTCCCAAAGGGTATTAATGCAATTGTATTTCTTCTTTATAAACCTATTGGACTCGGCAAAATTGAGAATATATTAACTGCTAATAATCCAAAGCTCAAAGAATTTTTTGATTTAATAGATAACGGGGATTTTAATTTTAAAATTGGATTCGATTCTTGTACTTGCCCTGGAATTATTAATAATACTCAGAACATAAATCTCGACAGTATAGATTACTGTGAGGGCGGACGTTTTTCAATGTATATATCTGCCGATATGAACGCAATGCCTTGTTCTTTTGGAAATCAAAATCCAAAGTGGTATGTAAACCTTAGAGAGAATACCATTCAAGAGGCTTGGGATGGAGCTATATTTGAGAGATTTAGAAACTCATTAAGATATTCTTGCCCGAATTGTTTAAAGCGTGCAGGTTGCGCAGGCGGCTGTCCAATTTGCAGAGATATTGTTTTGTGTAACAAGGAGTGTAAGGAACTAATATGAGCTTTATGTATAATTGTGGAATTAAACGTTTATATCCGCCACATAATTTCATCCATTATAATGTTGGTTCAGGTTATAAAAATGAAATAGACATTGACGAATGTTTAGAAAAGGAAATCTTAGACCTGTGGAGCAGAGGAATAAAGACAATGGGATGTTGTTGTGGTCACGGACTGCGATTGGGTTTTATTCAAGTGGAAGATGATTGTATAGAGAAAATGTTAGAACTTGGTTATCAAAACTACATATATGATGATAAATTTGGCGGCAAAGAAAGAAAAGATGCCTTTATTCCTAAAACCACAAAGCATATTTATAAAGGTTATAGAAAAGGATTTTGGTGTTGAAATGGAAAGATTAACATATAAAAGTTCAATGGGAGACTACGGTTCAACGAAAGAATACGATAGTCCGATGGCAGAGATTCAAGCTCTGCGGAATGCTTTGGGTAAGTATGAGGATTTAGGAATGACACCAGAGGTAATTCAGCAAATGGAAGACTGTTTTTCCGAGGCTTCAATTCAACAGTTATTAAGCAAATTTAGGAAGTCAGGAACAACAGATGTTCATAATTAAGGAGGATTAAATGAAGTTAAGACCGGCAACGATAGTCGTTTGTTTGGTCGCAATAATGGGTTTAGTAACATTACATACTTTAGCGACTGGCAACGGGCAGACTGAAAAGGTCGAGGGTAAGGTAATTACCAAAAAACTTTCAAAGTCTGCTAACAAAGAAACTAAGGAAATTAAGAAAAAGGAAGTAACCGAACCAAAAGAAACCGAGAAACCAACGGAGAAACCTACTGAAAAGCCAACAGAAGAAGAAACAGAGGCTATAACGGAAGAGTTTTTAATCGATACCGACAACGTAGATTATAACTATCACGGTCAGCCGTTATATCTTTCAGACAGCGAGCGCACAGAATTAGCTCATCTTATTATGGGCGAAGCTGGCGGTGAGGGTTTTGAGGGTTGTTGTTTATTGGCTCAATGTGTTCGGGATGCAATGGTTTATCGCGGGTATAATACCATACAAGAAGTCATTGATGGTATGACTTACTATGGATATAAATACGAAACCTGCGAAGACGTTGAAAATGCAATTGATTACATATTTGTCGAAGGAAATTCGGCGGTTCAACACAGAATTTTAGTTATGTATGCAAGTGACTTATGTAATGGAAGTTGGCACGAAACCCAAAACTTCGTTTATCAACACAATTATGTACGATTTTTTGATATGTGGGAGGAATAAACGATGGTTCATAATATGGGATTATTTATAGCAGCCATTTCTATGGTGATTTTTGGAGTGGGACATGCGGCTTTTTCTTACTCTTCTTGTAAAAGGATAGAAAGAATGAAAAATCCGATTCCTTTTTATAAAGAATTATATAGCCAAATGAGAATAACCATTGGTGGTGGAATAGCCACAGCACTATTTGGAATTGGTTTTGTTTTTGTATCATTTATTTAAGTATTCGTAACGAATAGGAGTGGTTTTTATGTGTGCCGATTTATTACCTCCTCCCACATTTGAATTATTAAGAAGAGAAGAATTAAAACCATTTAAAGTCAAATATGCGGGGGATGGGGGCGTCAATAATAATATGCTCAAAAGCTATTATGAAAGTGATAAAAACAAAAAAGCAGAAGAAGAGATTTTAAAATTTATGGACGCTCTTGCAACGACTGATAAGGAGGAAAACAATATGGAGAAAATGATTGGAGCCTTTAAAAAAATTGTTGACGATTGGGAAAAAGAACAAAATTTATATGCAGGAGATATTTATGAGGAAGCAGAAAGAAACATTCTCAACAAAGACCCTGTTTTCGATTATTTAAGAAATCAAAAGAAAATTTTTGTTGAAGAAGCCTATCGTTACATAGCAGAAAATTGCGCAGAAGAAGATAAAGAGGATATTAAAAAAGCATATTATACACAGTTTAAAAGAATATATGATGGATATGTTGAATTATTATCTTCGAGAACGCATAAATCACATGCCGAATTGGATGGAAGATATAAAAAAGTGTTGATTAAGATTCGCACTCACGCAAAAAATGTTCGTATGCTACTTGATACTATTACAACTCACGAGCAGGGAATGGATATTTTGCACGCCAATCATATTACAGATAGGAAAGAGTTTGTAAGCGAGATTTGCAGATATGTTTGGACAAAAGAAGAAATCCTACCGAAAGAATAAGCAAAAATAAGTATAGTAAATAAAATACAGATTTTATCGACGTTTTGACCACAATATGTTGTGTTTATAGATTATTTTAACACAATATATAGTGGTATAAAAATCATAAAAACACAAGGAGAAATAAAATGACAAAATTACTTGTAGTTGTTGATATGCAGAACGATTTTATTGATGGTGCGCTCGGCACGAAAGAAGCACAGTCTATAGTCGGTAATGTTGTTAAGAAAATCAACAGTTGGAATGGAAATATTATTGCTACACTTGACACACATTATGAAGACTATCTTACAACCAACGAGGGAAAACATCTACCGGTTGAACATTGCATTGTCGGCTCTGATGGTCACGAACTAAATAAAGATATTCACAACGCTTTATTGAATGGTTCCGGAAAGTTAATGCTTGTTGAGAAACCTTCGTTTGGAAGTACGAGTCTTCCAAATCTAATTGATGACCAAGAGGTAGATTATATTGAGATAGTGGGTTTATGTACTGACATCTGCGTGGTGTCCAATGCGTTAATGCTCAAAGCATTTCATCCAGAGATAAAAATTGTTGTTGACCCTTCTTGTTGTGCTGGAGTAACACCAGAGCTACACAGGGCGGCACTTGATGTAATGAAATCTTGTCAAATTGATATTCTTAATGCGGAGGACTAATAATAAATGATTAAGATAAATGGCGAAGAAATTATAATCGAAAGATTTTATGACGGTACACCGAGAATTAAAGTTAATGAGAAATACGGCGAATTAAGAAGCGTAACTCTTGACTGGATTTATGAGAATGATGCTGAACTTGTAAGTCTTATAATGATTAACGGTCATTTAAGAGAACACGGTGTTGAAAAGATATTCTTAAATATGCCTTATTTACCCAATGCAAGAATGGACAGAACAGAAAATGAAGAGGAAGTTTTTACACTTAAATATTTCTGTAAAGTGATTAATGGTATGAGTTTTGATGGGATTACGGTTTATGACGCTCATTCGAGGGTCGGAGTTGCCTTATTGGACAAGGTTGTTGATATAAACCCAAAGAATGATGTTATCATAGTATTGATTAAGATTGGTGCCTTAGACGAATATTTAAATATTATTGATGATAATTTCATTTTGTATTTTCCTGACGATGGCGCCGCAAAAAGATATTCTAAAATGTTTCCTAATATCCCATTTGCTTATGGAGATAAGGATAGGGATTGGAAAACAGGTAAGATAATTGATACCAAAGTCAAAGACAACGGTATTGACCTTGCAGGCAAGAACGTCCTCATTATTGATGATATATGCAGTAAGGGCGGCACATTCTATTATAGTTCCAAGAAACTCAAAGAACTTGGCGTACATAAAATTAATCTCTTCGCCACGCATTGCGAAAATATTGTATTAGAGGGTCAAATTTTAGATAGTGGGCTGATTGAAAAATTATATACGGTTGACACTATTTTTACAAAAACACATCCAAAAATTGAGGTGATTCCATATTGAAACCGATAGTTCCTACGCTTTTAATTGATTTTTATAAAGGTGTTCACGCTGAAATGCTCCCTAAAAAGATTGAAAAATCCGTTTCTTATTTTACTCCGAGAATGAGCAGGGTAAAACGTTGGAAATATGTAGTTTTCTTTGGTTTACAGGGATTTATCAAAGAGTATCTTAGAGATTATTTTAATGAGCATTTCTTTATAAGAGGTACCAATGAGGTTGTAAATGAGTATAAAAGAGTAATGGACAATACTCTTGGCGAGGGTATCTATGGAATTGAAAAAATTGAGAAACTGCATAAGCTCGGCTATTTGCCAATTGAAGTAGTTGCACTTCCCGAAGGCACAAGAGTTCCTATGCACGTTCCTATGTTTGGAATAACTAATACACATCCTGACTTTGCTTGGCTTCCGCAGGCTCTTGAAAGTTTAATTTCAGCAGAGGTTTGGCATCCTATGGTCGCGGCTACGGTTGGAGATACATATCGCCAAATTGTAAACAAGTATTATAAAGAAACTTGCGACGACAACATTTCGAGAGCGCGAGCTTTGGGTAGTTTTGACTTCCGTGGAGATGAAGGACTTGAAAACGCAACAAAAACAGGCGCAGCTTGGTTGTTGTCTTTCTTGAATACGGCTACTGTACCGGCAATTCCATACCTTGAAGAATACTATAATTGTGATTGTACAAAAGAGCCTGTTGGTTTTGGTTCTCCATCTACTGAGCATTCTGTTATGTGTAGCAACTATGCCGTAGACGGTGATGAGACTACTTTGCTTCGCAGATTATTGACCGAAATTTACCCAAATACTTCTTTCTCGGCAGTTCTTGATAGTTACGACTACTGGAACGTAATTGACAATATTCTTCCTCAGTTAAAACCTGAGATTATGTCACATAACGGCTGTATGCTTATGCGCGGTGATAGCGGAGATTGCGTTGATGTTGTAACCAAAACAGTATTCAAGCTATGGGATATTTTTGGTGGCACAACGAACAGTAAGGGATATAAAGTTCTCGACCCGCACGTTAAAGCTATTTATGGAGATAGCATTACTGTTCAGCGCTGCGAGCAGGTTTATCAAATTTTAAAAGATAACGGATTTGCCGCGTCAAACGTGGCGCTTGGAGTTGGTTCTTTCTCAATGCAATGTATTGAAGAGGAAGAGGAAATCGGAGTTTTAATTCCTGGCGGAACAGAGATATACAGACAGGGCAACACCGTTTCTACAATTGAGGGAGATACAAAATTCATTTGTACAATGCCTATTTTAAAGCCATTCACAAGAGACACATTTTCTATGGCTATTAAAGCAACATATTGTGAAGTTGATGGTAAGCCCGTTCCCATTTTCAAAAATCCAAAAGACGGCGGATTTAAGAAATCTCAAAAAGGCTGTTGTGTTGTAGAAGAGGATGCATTTGGCGGTTTACAATATAAAGATAATTACACTTGGGAAGAGGCACAGAATAACAAAAATCAACTTCTCAAAACAGTTTTTATAGACGGAACAATGGAAAAAGAACATTCTCTTTCGGAGATTAGAAATAGACTTCACAAAGGTGATTTTTAATGATTAGGATTGTTGATGGCGATTTATTAGAAAGTAAAGCTAACATTATTGCACATCAAGTTAATTGTCAAGGAGTAATGGGTTCGGGTGTGGCAAAAGCCATAAAAAAGAATTATCCGTATGCTTTTAAATGTTATAAAGAATACATAAAAGAAAATTCTCCCGAATTGGTATTTGGATTTTGTCAGCTTGTACCCATTTATCTTCCGTCTGGAAAACCAAAATATATAGCAAATTTATTTGGACAGTTTGATTATGGATATAACGGAGATTGCTACACAAACATAGACAAGCTCCGCACGGCTTTTCTTGCATTAAATGAATTTGCAGAAGAAGAAAACCTAACCGTTGCTATGCCATATAAAATTGGCTGTGTTCGTGGCGGCGCAAACTGGAACGAGGTTTTAAAAATGATTTGCAATATTTTTCAAAACGTTTACGTCGAAATTAGGCGTTTAGATAGAGGTTAATTATGTATGATATGATTACGAAAATAAAAGAAGATTGCGTTAAATGGATTAGCTCGTGGTTTAATAAGAATGGTTGGCAATGTAATGCAATCGTTGGTATTTCTGGTGGAATTGATTCAAGTGTAGTTGCCGCTCTTTGTGTAGAAGCTCTCGGCAAAGAACGTGTTATTGGTGTATTGATGCCGAATGGAGTTCAGCCAGATATTGATTATGCTTATAAGCTCATCAATCATTTAGGAATCGAGAGTATAGAAATCAACATTAAAGATTCCGTAGATAATATCATAAAACAGATAGACAATGCTTCGGAGCAGACATTGATTAATTTGCCGGCACGAATTAGAATGTCAACATTATATGCGGTTTCTCAAAGTAATAACGGCAGGGTAGCAAACACTTGTAATTTATCAGAAGATTATATTGGTTACTCAACAAGATATGGAGATAGTGTTGGTGATTTTAGCCCATTGGCTCACTTTACTAAATCGGAAGTATTGTTGATTGCAGATAAATTGGGATTGCCTAAAGAACTAATTGAAAAGGTGCCGACAGATGGATTGAGCGGCAAAACCGATGAAGAGAATTTTGGATTTACATACGAACAATTGGATAAGGAGATTAGAGGTTGTTATAATTATCCAAAGACCAATTTAGAGAGAGAAATCACAAATAAGATTGATGAACTACACAAGAAAAATGAGTTTAAATTAAAGCCTATGGATTGTTATGATTTCCACGGATTTAAACATTATACAAGCTAATCATTGATTTTGGAAAGGGCAATATATGATAAATTATGATAATCTTGTAAATTATTTAAAAGTTAATGCTTTAGGTAAATCAAACCCAATAACAAGCAGAGTAATATGTAATTATTTTGGTTGTTCTTCTGCGGATTTAAGAAAAAATGTTAATCTTGCGCGCAATAACGGATATGGGATTTGTTCTTCTGTAAAAGGATATTATTATGCGACCAACAAGGAAGATATAAATGAAACTATTAACCAATTGCGCAGCAGAATTGCAAAAATAAAGGAAGCAATTAGCGGCTTAGAAGAGGGTGCTTGTGTATGAAATTCAGAACCGATTTTGTAACAAACAGTAGTTCAAGTAGTTTTATTCTTGGTTTTAAATCAGAGGATTCAATAAAGGAAGAATTGGAATATAGTGCCGGACTTGGTGCGGACTATGTATTCAACGATATAAAAGACCTTAAAAGATTAAGTGTTGACGAGCTTAAAGATTTAATCAGAGAAGAATATATTTGGAACGCTCGATATAAGATTGAGCACGCCTACGAAAGAGAGCATAGATGTTCATATTCTGAGGCTTATGAGTATGTTAAATCCGATGAGGGTAAAAAGGCTGTTGAAGATTATCTTAATTGTCTTGTCAACAGAATAATGGAAACCATTAAACGCAACGGATATACGGTATTTGTTGAAACCTCTTATTGCGACCACGACCCGATTGAATCTCAGCTTGAACATATGATTATGCCCGATTCAGCTAATACGCTGCTCACAATTAATAATCATTAATGAGGTTGATATATGAAAATTAGAACTGACTTTGTGACCAATTCCAGTAGCAGTAGTTTTGTAATCTGCAAAAAGGATATTGATAAAGAAAAAATTGAATATATAGAAAGAAAATTCGAGAGGGTTACAAGTAAAGAATTATTGGAAATGTGTAGAAATTTCGATGTTTGTTATGCGACATATTTTCTTGTTGATTATGAGCCCTGCGATGAAGAAATGCACATTTGGGTAAGACGAGACGAGGCAATGTATGATGAATATATAGACGATACTCTTTATGACAAAGATTGCAGTTGCGACATTGAACCCAAATTCGATTATCACTATTAAGGAGTCATTATGAAGATAAGATATGATTTCGTAACCAATAGTAGTTCTTCAAGTTTTGTTATATCCAAAAGTGTTTTATCGCCGCGACAAATTGAGATAATCAAAGACCATATCAATTACGCTAAAAAGCATAATTTTGATAATTATTGTTGTGCAGAAGACGCTTGGAATGTATATGAAAACGAAAAAGATATTAACGTTTGGTCAATTTTGGATAATTTCGATATGTATTCTTTCTTAATTGAAATCGGAGTTAAACCAGAAGATATAAAGGATGAATAGAAATGAAATATAGATTAGATTTTGTAACAAATTCAAGTAGTTCGAGTTTTGTTTGTGAAATTTGCGGTAGGGAAGAATGTGGATTTGACCTTAGTTTAAGCGATTGCGAAATGGCAGAATGTGTAAATGGTCACATTTTCTGCGTTGACGAAATGCTACCCACTCCAAATAAAGAAGAACTCATAAAAATCATATTGGATAATGAATTAAATACAGACCGTTGGGATGATACAATTAAAGAATATCGAGATTTTACTGCCGAAGAATTGAAAACCAAGTCAAAAGAAATTTTGTTTGAGGAATTTTGTTCTGAGGGCGGCAATTATGAGGTACCTGAATGTGTTTGTCCGATTTGTCAATTTATTGAATATTCCGAAAAAGATTTGAGCAAATACCTTGAAAAAGAATATGGGGTAAGTAGAGATGAAATTTTTGCTAAAATAAAAGAACTGAATAGGCGCCGCCGCAAATTATATGATAGCGAATACATAACAGAGGTGTGTCAAAGATTTAACCTCAAACCAGCCGAAATAGTTTCAGAGTGGAAAGAGAAATTCAACTCATATGAAGAGTTTTCCAAATATATTATGGAGTAAGTATAATGAAAATAAGAACAGATTTTGTAACCAATAGTTCAAGTAGTAGTTTTATAATTGCATATAAAGATATTCCTCCAGAGAATCCAAGTGATTTGTACTATAATCTTTATAAAGAAATCATTAACGGGATTGTAACAAGTGAATCCGGTGACACATCCGAGGCAACGGTTTATACGACCAAAGAAGAACTTGATAAACGTTTTCTATCTTGTTATACGTTTGGCGACGAAACTTTAGAGGATTTATTCGAGGATGATGAATATCTTAAAGACCTTTACAAAAAAATTGCCAAATATTTGGATAAAGGTTACTCTATAATGGATAAGAGTATTGATTATAACGATAACGGACTCATTAGCTTAATACAAACAATAGCGCAAGGAAATGAGAACTTCGTTATTATTGATGAAGGAGAATAATTTTATAAACCTATCAAAAAAACTATTGACAAATTGATAAAAGTATGCTATAATACATACTGTAATCAAGAGAGTAACAAATTGAGTGGTGAGTAAAAAGCCTTTTGACAAATGGAGAAATTTTATTAGAATAAGTTAATTCCTCTCCCTTGAAAGGAGAAAATTTCGGTTAAAGCCCGAAATAAGATTTTAAAGTTTGGATAAAGAAAAAGATAACGTCGCGCGAGTTATCTCCTATAGGTGTAAGTCCTATGGCTCAATTTTACATAGATAAACTAAAGATTAAGGAGTTTATTTTACTATGTTTGAAAACATTTTACCGTATTTGACAATCGGGGGCGTTGTTCTGGCTATTGTTCTTGCAATAATTATTTTCCTTTGCAAGATTTACAAGGTAGCGGACATCGACAAAGCTCTCATTATTACGGGTGGTAAGGAACCCATTATTAAGGTTTCCGGCGGCAGTTTCGTAGTTCCGATTTTCCGCAAGGCACAGTATTTCGACTTGTGTATGCTAACGGTAACGGCGGATGAAGACGAAGTAAAAACCAGTACGTCAGTTCCTATCATTATTGATTGGACAGCTCAAATTAGACCTGATATTCACAACTTAGAGAATCTAAGAAAAGCAATTATCTCGTTTAAAGAGAGAGGTCAAGATGGAATCATTAATGACGTTGGTTTAACTCTTACTGGCGTAGTTCGTGACATTGTTGCTTCAATGACACCAGAGGAAGTCCAGAGAGATAAAGTCACTTTTGCCGAGAACGTAAGAAATAACGTTGCGGACGAAATGATTAATATGGGTATGGAAATCGTTTCTCTTAATATCCAAGACATTAGCGATAACAATGGTTATTATGACAATATTGCTCGTCTTGATATGGAAGATAAACGTCGAGAGGCTGAAAATAAGATTGCTGCTGTTGACCAGTCGGTTCGCACACAGAAAGCCGAATCCGAAAAGATTGCCTCTCAGAATGAGCTCGACTCAGAGCTTGCCGTAGCCGAAAAGCAGAGAGATAATAATATCAAAATTGCGGGATTTAAGGCAGAAACCGATAAAGCTAATGCCGATGCTTCAATTGCCGGCGAATTGCAGAAAACCAAAAGGCAGCAGGAGATTGCTAAGGAACGTGGTCAAGTACAAGTAGTTGAACAGGAACAGGCAAATCTTGCGGCGCAAAAGGAAAAAGAAGTAATTGCGACAAGAGCAGCGGCAGAAAAGCAGAAGAAAGAAATCGACGCAGAGGCAGAATCTAATGTAAATAAGATTTCCGCTGACGCAAGAGTTTCGGTTGCCGAAAAGGACGCTAACGCGGTTAAGATTACCGCAGACGCTAATGCCGAGAAAATCCGCAAAGAAGGTATGGCTGAGGCAGACATTATTAAGGCTAAAGGTCTTTCTGAGGTCGAGATTGCCAAATCAAAAGGTATGGCAGAAGCCGAAGTTGAAAAGCAGAAACTTATGGCGCAAGCTGAAGGTGAAAGAGCACTTGCTGAGGCTCGTGCGGCAAATGAGAAAGTCAACTTTGAGATTGAAAAACTCAAAATTGAGAATGATGCTAAGATTACCATTGCAACCAAGACGGCTGAGATTATGGCTAATATCGGTCAGAATGCTGAGTTCGTTAATATTGGCGGAAATGGCGGAGCAGGTAGCACAGGAAATGTGCTTATCGACACTCTCAATGCGGTGCCAGGTCTTATGAGGTCGCTTAATGCACAAAATGAGGCATTAAATGGTCGCTCAATTAACGAAGAGCTCAATAATTTGGTTTCAAGCGTTGCCGCACCAATCAAGGGTTTGCTTTCAACCTCAGAAACAACCAATATCAATACGAGTGAAGAATCAAAACTTCCGAGTAGCGATGCGGTTGAAGAGGACTAATTTTTAAGGGCAATAAACCTAACAATAAAATTAGTGCAAGAAACATAAAGAAAAGGGAGAGTGTAATTCTCTCCCACATACTGAGCCGTCGCCAAGCGGTAAGGCACAGGACTTTGACTCCTGCACTCGTGGGTTCAAATCCCGCCGGCTCAGCCAATAGGTTCTCATTGACCTTAGAATAATGGGCGAGACCAAATGAGAAGCAGGTATAAATCTCCGTCAGCAGAGAAAGTTGAGAGAATGGCTGCGTGTTATGTGTTATCTTTTATAGTTTTTCATAGGACTTTAGCGTGAATAAAGAAGTAAGTAAAAACTATATATGGCGAGTTCAGTAATAGATGACGCAATATACAAAGTATATTGTTTGAAAGTATAAAATCCCAGGGCTCTTTTATACGAGTAAATAATACAAAAATATCGGGGCAGTACCGAGGCTCGTTCACCAACTTAAAAATATGGGGCAGTTCTGGTATTCGACAGGCTGTTGAAAGAATAAACTTCGCAGGTAAGCTACAACCTTAATGTGCAAACTTAAAAATAAACGACAAAACTGTTGTAACACTTCATCCTGCTCTTGTAGCAACACTCTCACAGAGGGCTGCCGCATAAGCAAATTTGGATGCCAAAACAATACTCCTGCTATTCGGTAAGTATTTGAGGTTTAGGATAGAGTAGCAAAATGGTTTCTTGCTTCCACAAAAAGTAAGTGGTGGATTTGGTTTGACGAAACTTGTCATCCCCATTCGGAATATCACGAGACCGTCACCGAATTAAAATATAAGGAGTATTATTATGGAATGCGATTAATTTAATAAAACTATGAGAACGGTAGAGGCTCGGACGGCAAAAAGAATACCTATTGCGTAAAAAGAGTTTATTTAAGTATGTAGTTTGGACACGAGTTCGATTCTCGTCTGCTCCACCAGTTGTTGTTGCCAAATATTAACATTGTAAACAACGATAGGTTTTATCATTTTCCTAACAAAAAAATGATTTATGGCGCAGTAACCCTAATTGGTAAGGGAGCAGTTTGCTAAACTGTGAGTAACCGAGCAATCGGCTTGTAGGTTCAAGTCCTACCTGTGCCGCCACATTTGGAGGATATAGCATGATTTACATCACGGGTGACTGTCACGCAAAATTCGATAGATTTTCAACTAAAAGATTTCCCGAACAAAAGGAAATGACCAAAGATGATTATGTTATCATTTGCGGCGATTTTGGCGGAGTATGGAATCATTCTGTATCAACCTCGGAAGAAAAGTATTGGCTTGATTGGCTCAATGACAAACCTTTCACAACATTATTTGTTGACGGTAATCACGAGAATTTTGACCGACTGAAAGATTTTCCTCGCAAAAATTGGAACGGAGGAATGGTACACGAAATTAGACCAAGTGTTCTCCATCTAATGAGAGGTTATGTGTTCGATTTAGGGGGAAAGAAATTCTTTACCTTTGGTGGAGCTAAAAGTCACGATATTCAAGATGGTATTTTAGACCTAAAAGATTATAAAAGCCTTTCTGATTTGGTTAAAGATTATAATCTTCGCACATTTCATTTAAGACAAATGTTGAGAATAAACCATTATTCTTGGTGGAAAGATGAACTTCCGACAACCGCCGAAATGGAACGAGGAATTAAAAATTTAAACAAAGTTGATTTTAAGGTCGATTATGTGATTTCACATTGCCCACCAAGAGAAGTAAATGCTTGGCGAGGATATTATGACCAAGACAGATTAACAAAGTATTTTGATAAACTGCTCGAAATAGGATTAAGCTTCAAAGAATGGTGGTCAGGACACATTCATTGTAATGAATACGGAGTGTTCAGTAAATATAATGTTATCTATGAAGATATTAAGAGGTTAGTTTAATGATAAAAATAGTCAGAGCCGCCATTAGATTTAAACAACTTAATTCGGATAGATACTCTTCCGACGAGTATCGAATTAAATATGGTTGGCGACACCATTTGATTTTTCAAGAAATGCAAAATGAGGGTATTGTTTATAATCGTAACGATTATCAATCTGGCTTTATAACAAACGAACATCCTATACATTTTGTAGATAGAGAAGAAGCTGCAAAAATTGCCTATAAAGCCGGACAAACGCCAATATTAAAAGAAACTTTGTTTTCTGAGGATTTATGGAATATTGACGGAACATTGGTGTACGAAAAATAATACAATAAAAATGCGAGCATAGTGTAGCTGCATAGCATATTTGCCTTCCAAGCAAATGGCGCGGGTTGGAATCCCGCTGTTCGCTCCACGGAAGTTTAAGATTAAATACAGTCCACAAGAACTAACATATCCTTATTCTATGGTTCTTACTCACGACTGGCGCCTGCGCTGGTAAGTTAAGGTTCTTATTGCCGAAGTACAAGGTGGCTGTTGCCTAAACAGATATGTAAATTTGGGGTCGAACTGCCCTTAGCCAAAATAGTTTTTCGCCAACTGAATGAAGTTGTTGGGGTTTTGCATATGACCAAATACATATGTGAGGTTTGTATTCTCGGATATACAGGTTAAACATTCAACCACAAAATGTTCGGCGTTTGGTTCGTATCGTCGAGAGGAATATAATGAACAAGGTGAGATTCAAACCTTTTAAATATGTGCTTTTCGAGTTGGCTACGAAGTTGCTACATATAGGAATTAGGATAGCAACCTACTTTGGCGGCGGTCAAGATAACAGCTATATATGTGGTCGTTGGTGTAACGGTAGCACGTTTGTTTGTGGCACAAAAGGAGTGAGTTCGATTCTCACACTTCCAACCATAAGTCCGTATAGTTTAAGGAACAAAACACCGCAAGATTGCGGAAACGTGGGCTCGGTACCCACTATGGGCAAACATAGTTGATGGCGCTATGGTCAGTAAGCTATCCGCGTTTGATTGTAGGCGTAGAGGTTGACATCTAACTACAATCTGGCACCTCGGAAAGACGGGGCATATATGTGGCGGGTTAGTCAAGTGGCTAAGACACTACCCTTTCACGGTAGTAGCACGGGTTCGAGTCCCGTACCCGTCACCATTTGAGAAACATCAAAGGGAAGATTAAACATTAAAGACTACGACAGGGATTATCGCTGAAAAGTCGGTTAAGCGATTAATAAAGTTCCGAACTCGAAAAAGCGTTTTTGATAACAAACGGTAAACATTATCATCGCAACTAATCAAGCGGTTGTAGTAAAACAAAAGAGGCTATATGAGAATGAATAGGCTGATACGAGATATGAGAAAGAATAGACTGACACGCAAAGAAAAGAAAATGGCACACCAGCAATGTAAAAACTGCCGGCACTTTGGTGAGGGTTGTTGGAATGTTGATGGAGATTGTGTTAATTATCTTTCTAATACCGATACCAATTTTATTGTTATTGATATGACTGTTGAAGTTAATAAAGATGTCGATGTGCGTATATTTTCTCAATATTTAACTAATTGGTTTGATTCTCACGGTTGGTCTTACTGTGGTTCAATAAAACCATACGACGAAAAAGAATAATATTTGCGCCATTAGCTCAGTTGGTAGAGCACTCGGCTTTTAATCGAGGTGTCCGGAGTTCGAGCCTCCGATGGCGCACCATTAAAGCACTAACAGCAAAATTATATAATAATTTAGGGTACAATTAATTATTTAAAGTGCTTTGAAAAGACGCGCACAGCAGTTAAATACATAATAATTTTGTTTTTGTTTTCTCATATGTTATTTACTCCTTTTAAAATATAGTGTTGATTGTAAGCGTCTTGACAAAAAAAGAAAGGATTTTGTATTATGTCATTTTTTAACGAACTTAGAAAGAACATTGATGAGATTAATAATCTCCAAAAGACCGAAAACGGAGCAGTAGGTTATAAAACTACTGGCAAGAAGTTGTTGGATATGAACTTCTCGATTCCCAAGTACAGAAAGGCAAATGAGGCTGAAATTATAGCCGATTTTGAACAGTCATTTAACGAGAACGAGATTCTTGCTATTCTTTGGATGTTTTTCGCAAGAGATGTTCGTGGCGGACTTGGCGAAAGAAGATTATTCCGCATTTTATTCAACTGGTTTTGCAAAGAGCACACCAAGTATGCAAAAGAGTTGCTTGAATGTGTAGCAGAATATGGTCGCTGGGACGACCTTGTTAAAGCTACGGACAACACTCCTGTATGGGATGATGCGGTAGTGCTTATCAAAAAGCAGCTCACAGAAGACTTATTGAATTTTGAGGCTTCTAAAAGTATCTCACTTTTGGCTAAGTGGCTTCCGAGTGAAAGGACTTCAAGTCAGAAAACGAGAATCCTTGCCCGCAAGTTAGCAAAGGCGCTTTCAATCAACATTGCTGATTATAACCGCATTTGTGTTAAGCTGCGCAAGTATCTTGATGTAACTGAAATCAAGATG